CAACAGCTAGAAACTACATCATCCCCAAGCCCGTATTCATCCTCAATGTTGTCCAGTGGATTCGTCGAAAGCGGTCGCCGATCTTTAGGGTAGAAAGTCCGACCCGCAAAATTATGGCCAAATTCATGCGGATCTTCCGTAATGAATGCGGCAATATGTTTAATAGTTTTCTTATCCATTTTCTTGCCTATATTATTGTACAACCAACTTTTCCTGTTGATTCATCTGAAAACGCTTTCCAGAATCTTCGTCGACGATATACCAGTTGTGCATCTGGTTTGGATTCCATCGACGCATATACTCAACCGCATCTTTAAGCGATTTGAAATTAGCAAAGGCATCGTAAGAACCATTTGCGTGTTTATAAACTCGGAATTTATATCCACCAGGCTCCGGCATTTTGCCCATTGCGGTTTTTTCAGGACCAAATTCATCCGGATCTTCCGTAATGAATGCAGCAATATATTTGATAGTTTTCTTATCCACCGTGGGGACCCTCTCTCCACGCCTCGCGGCCATAATATTCTCCTGCGTCCGGGCCAGCAGCACCGCCGCCTCTCGCCTGATGGTGCCAGGGTTCTGAGAGTGAGTCGTCTTCTCTTGCCCCAAATTTTTTGTCTTGCCATGTGGCCCCGGTGCTTTGCGGCGGCCTGTCCAGTTGGCCTCTTCGCGGTACAGGCTTAACGGTAATCTGTTTAGCGCCAGCTGATTTGGCAGAATCAATGGCGAATGATAGTTGACCAAGCAGCGGTGTGTCATTGACATTCAAATCTAAGTCCATCATATTTGCGCCTTTAAACAAAATCCACATGCCTTCGGGCTGCGCGTCAGATGTTAATAATTCTAAGGTATACTCTTCAGGAATATCAGAGCCACCCTGAAACTCATTAATGACTCCTGCCCGCACTAGCCCCTCTCTCCACGCCTCGCGGCCATAATGTTCTCCTGCGTCCGGGCCAGCAGCACCGCCGCCGCCCGCCTGATTCTGCCAGGGTTCTGAGAGTGAGTCGTCACCGCCGCCCATCGCCTGATCCTGCCAGTGTTGATCGTGATCGTGCTGGGCGTCTTCTCTTGCCTGCAACTCGGTTGCTCCCCAATCGTTGGCACCTCCCCCTCCCTCATATATCCCCTCGGGTACCCCGGCATCCTGAAGCACCACCTCCAATGCTGGAGATGGCTTGGAGAGCGGTACGTCATCGCGATTATGCCAGCCGAGGCCAGCACGTTCCGATGCGGCGATAAACGGCTCTCCATCTTTAAGCACAAAATAAATTGGTTTGTACATTTCAGCAGTTCTCCGCGCATCTTCACTCCCGGTGTCATTGGGGTCATGTGGCGGATCGGGGTTAAAACACCACTTAGTTCCTTCCCCAAGTCTCATTATTTCCTCGACATCATCGACGACTATTACTTCGTATGTAATATCTCTATTAGGCCCAACTTGCATAGTAGAAAGAACTTCACGTCCACCTTCCATACCAGGAAGAAGCCGTTGTCGTTCTTCTTGTTCCATAATATCTAACGGCCCGCCCGATACTTGTAGATCAGGACTAAATTCATTCGGATCTTCCGTAATGAATGCAGCAAGATGGTTAATAGTGTTCTTGTTCATTTCCATTTGCTAATACTCCAAACCTGACTGAGACATATGTTCTATTGATTCAATATAAGATAAAAACTTTTGTGATTCCTCTCCCTGCCTTACGCTATCCGCTAACTCTCTTTTCTGGGCTTCTCTCTCTTGAGCATTTACCTTAATATCCGAATGGGAGAATGGCTGACCTGGAGTGACTCGTTTGTGCCCTGCTCGATCCACTCCACCCAGTTGGTCAAACGTCTCTTGGTCAAACGATCCAGTATTAAATTCATCCGGATCTTCCGTAATGAATGTGGCAAGATGGTCAATGGTGTTCTTATTCATTTTCTTATCCATTTTTATTCTTCTTTCGCAAGAATGTTAGTCTAACCTAATACTCCAAACCTGACTGAGACATATGTTCTATTGACTCAATGTAAGATAAAAACTGTTGTGCGTGTTGGCCCTGCTTTACGATATCCGCTAACTCTCTTTTCTGGGCTTCCCTCTCTTGAGCATTTACCTTGATATCCGAATGGGTGTGACCCGCTTCATCCTGCCTCTTCGCTTCCTCCGGGTCGTAGTAGTACTCTTTAATAGTGCCTTTAGGCGGTTGCAAGTTAAATTCGCGCGGATCTTCCGTAATGAATGCGGCAAGCTGTTCGATGTCTTTCTTATTCATTTTCATTTTATTCTTCTTTATTTGATCTAGATCTTCATTAAGAACTTTATCAAGTTTTTGTTCAAATCGGCTGCTCATGTCAGTCCCTATAGCGATATTTATAATATATTTGCATAATTATGCAAACACATAATGACATAGATGTTGTTTTTTCACCATACCTATAACGCAATAAAAAGGGGATATTAATCGAACTTATACCGCATAGAGATCAGCTCCTTTGTTACTTTAAATAAAGGAGAAAACAATGCGTAAGATAATAAAGACAATTACATGGAACACGATAGCTTTTAGTATCACTTTTATAGTAGGCTGGATTATCACCGGGTCTATAGAAACCGGCGGAGCTATTGGAATTGTTTGCCGTCTATTAAAGGTTCCCAGCTATTGGGTACACGAATCCATCTGGGACAATTATACTATATAAAACACAAACATATTGTATGGAATTTACATGGTGGATATGGTTAATAATAGGCATAGTCATAGGATGGCTTAGCGGCATCTTAAGCGTAATTGGTTATGTATACTTTAAAGTTAAAAGATTTACAAATCGTATAAAAAAGAGAAAATAGATTAAATTCAGAAAAAATAAAACATGAAATTATCATTAATATCTGAATCTACGGGACGTGATAGGGTATTTGCAGATCTATTGCATAAATTGCATGGCCAAGTACCCAATTCGTTGATATTATCGATCAAAAAACTTCACGATAAAAAGAAATCATATCATCCAAACGCAGTAAACGTATCAAATCAAGAAATTTATCAACAGTTGTTGGGCGGCGAACGACTACTTGGAATATTAGAACCACATCTGGATGATGAAAACAATAGATACCCACCAAATGGTGTAAGTGATTGTGGCGTCGAGTCATTCCCATCCGAAGATGGGAATGAATATTTAGTAGGTCCTGTGGCCGCAAAGGGCCATGAACAATTATGGCAAGATGTTAATGCTTTGCCAAGACCTTCGCATACGATGAATATCGCGTTAGGATTATTGTTTGGATATGATCCAATAGAAATTCAAAAATTTTTGTAGTGCGACATTCATCTAACCTATAAAAAAAGCCCGGATCGGCGAACCAATCCGGGCTTCTTAATTTGCCTAATAACAGCGTTTCTTACAGATTCGAAACCGTAATAACACCATAGTAAAGGCCACCATCTTCGATCAACTTCTTGCCGTATCGGGTCATGATGCCCTTATTCGGCGTGAAGCTGTTCGGATCGAGGACAGTCGGGGTCGACAACAGTGGAATATACGGAGCATAAAAGTAGCCCGCATCCAACACTGAATTACCCTTGAAGCCCATCAGAATCCGACAATTCGGGAAGAGTGGGTCCTTGTAGACCTTCATCTTACCCTGCAAGTTACCGACATTCATAATGCCGATGTCAACGCCTTCAGTCGTGAACGCGTCGCTTGCGCGGAAATCATTGAGCTGCTCGAACTTGGAACAAACATCAGCGGATGTTACCATCCAGTTCGCAGGACCACGCAAGGTGGTTCTGTGGATGATGTTTGCGACTTCCAGAGTCTTGTAAAGCAACGCAATGTTACGATCAGTGAAGTTCACTGATGCGCCCGCTGCGGTGGCGAAGTTATGGTCAGCACGAATAGCTGCGGCGATAATGAGATCATTAATGATTTCACGATCAATTTCCGCGACCATTTCATCGGCCATCAAGTCGGTTAACGTCGACTCGGCGTCGATGTTATGAACCGCCTTGAGGTCCTGTGCTGCTTCCAATGACCATGAAGTCTTCAGCTTACGAGTAACGGCAGCAACGCTGTCGCTATCGATGCTAAGAGTGACTTCCGGCTGGAAGGGGTTAGATTCCAAATCATACTCGTAATTAACGCGTGCAACGGAACCGGTCGGAAGACCGTCACCAGAAGCATCGAGTGTAATTTGAACAACGCCAGTAGCATGATTAAATGTCGTAGCACCAGAAGTGGTGGTATCAACAGTAATAGCACTGGTAAAACCAGTCACGCTACCAATCAAAACCGTATCAGGATCGCCATCAGCATCAAAGCTGACACGAAGCCCAGGAGTTACGTCAGCGCAAGCCGGATCAGCATTCTCGGCAGAGTCATAGACTTCAACCACTACCGTACCGGAAAGAACTGGACGATGAGCGAGTGTTGCCGAAACCAGCTTACCTTCAGTGCTGATCGTGGCGTCTTCGCCCTTAACTTCCTGAGAACTGTAGTACGGATCCAACGCCCAACCGTTCTGACGAGCAAAGCTCTGAGCGGTATTTTGACGCATGATCTGCGTACCAGCAGTCGTTTGGCCCTTAGTAAGAGCGTAACGATACCTGATGTAAAAAATTAAACTAGCAGGCTGACTCATGGGCTGAACGCCAACGAGATTGTCTGCAATCAACTTGGGATAGGACTTTCGGATCAGAGGGAGAGCAAACCGCGTAAAGTCGGCAATGTTTGCCGTAGTGGTTTGATCTTCCAAAATGACCGATCGGCCTTCGGGATTCCAAGCATTATACTGATTTTCAAGAAGAGCAGCCATCATCCCGAACTTTTGCGTACTGATTTCTCGGCACTTGCTCAGAACTGGCGACCACTTCTTGACCAACTGGTTTCGCTTCGACTCATGTATAACTGCTGCCTTGTGGAGATCAGTTTGCTCCATGAGCGGGCGACCAGCTGTCCCTTCAGTCAGATGACGACGAGTAGGAAGAGTCATTAGTCACTCCAATAACAAACTTTAGTTAATAATTAATTAAATAAGATCTTCATCCATGTCTTTGGCTATGTCGGGAATCCCAAAACCGTCACCGGACGTGCCAGTAACATGGGATTCTTCACGTTGCTTCGTAGGATTAGGATCTTGATTTTCCAAAATCGTGGGTCTGGTAGTTACCGGCTTACCAGAACGCCGTTTCGCATCAATTCGACGCGATCTTTTAGAAGGAGCGCTCTCTTCAACTGTCGATTCAACTTGCACCTGCAGATTCTTATGAATTGTAGACTCTAAGGATCTATTTTTCTTAAGAATCTTTTCTGCCAGCGCAGTCTGTCGATTAGCAGTTTCAACAGCTAACTTCCTCTCCTCATTTACTGCCTTAACTTGCCGCTTCAACTTCTTTAATTCGGCTTCAATTTCTCCATCGGGTCGACCATTTGGCTCAATTCCTTCCACAAGGGAAACAATGTCCTTGAGCTTGGCCAGCGCCTGGGATTCTTTAATTGCCGATTGACGAGTTAAAACAGCCTCCACAGCAGCGGATTTGGTTTCACAGAAAATCTGCACGCGACGAGCCAGTTCTTGCTTATGAGTCTCTGTCTCTTCGACGCAAATCTTTTTGGCTTCTTCGATTTTTGCTGAGTACTCAGACTCGAACTGCTCTCGGAGCGTTTTCTTGTAGCTTTCTAAAGATTCGCAGATCTGTTGGGACATTTCAGGCTTTACACCAGATTTTTCCAACAATGCTTTAATCTTTTTCATTTTATGGCTCCAATAAAAACCGTTAGTTTAATAATATATTTGATCGAAACAATTATAAAGAATTATAATTACCTATTAAGCAATAATAATCCCCTATTTAAGATCAAAATAATTGTTTATCTCCTTAACTAACATTCGTTCGTAGGTAACCCTATCGAACTTACCGCGAGCCTTCCGAATCGGGCGTAACCTATTATTCAAACCCTCTTGAATATTAAGTATTGCTCCATCAACCGAAGGTTCTGCGACAGCATCCCAAGTTACAAATGAATAACCAGGCATTACTTTGTATTTTTCTTGACCGCCGGATTCAACAACTTCCATGTCGCCAACACCGCGAGAAGAGATCCCAACGCGAATTTTGTGCTCAAATAATCCTCGAAGACAAGCACCACACGGTAATCGATGAAGAATTTCAGCTTCACCGTAGACTTTGCGGCCTTCCATCCAAATCTTCGTAATCAGATGGCTAACCCTGTCTAAATGAATTTTAGCATCGGCGGGGTGATCGTATTCACCCATAACGCCACGCTTGCCAATATCTTCTTGAATATTTTCAACGGCTGGCGCTAAGACATCTTTGGTACTATAAACTCGGCCATTGGCGTTTTCTCTATCGCCTTCCTGGAACAGTCCAGTAACTCTTAGCGACGGCTCTTCATTACCGTTTATACCTTCTACCACCACATTTTTAATATCTAGCACATTAAAGGCATATGTGTCACGAATCAACTGCATTCCTGCAGGAATTTCACCTGTTTCAGCGATTATTTGGCGGTTGATTGGGGTAATCCCCGCCATTGTCACTTTACCACGTCTTGTAGGCAGCATGTTTTATTACCTTATCCAGCTTTCGGAGGTTTAGTACCTGTGCCATCGTCTTTCTTGACTTTCGGCCCAATGCTGTCCAGCTTGTCAAGCTCACCTTTAGACATTTTTACTTTAGGCACTTCTCGCTTGTCACCGCTAACAAGCTTGGTATACTTGCTACTTTTAGGATCTGTGATGTCTTTATCTTCTGCGACACCTTCCTCCTCCTCTTCTTCCTCTTCTGCTGGCTCTACTGGCCCTACTGGCTCCACTGGTTCTTCACCACTAACTTCTTCAACACCTTCAACACCTTCAACGCCTTCAACGCCTTCAACGCCTTCAATTTCTCCACCTTCCATGTTTTCAAAATCAGGCATTTCATCGGCAACGTCCGCCATCGGCTCTGCTTCTATGTCTGGAGGAACCACAGTATCTACCGGACTCATGTCCGGAACTTCCGGGACTTCCGGAAGAGCCTCGACGTCACCGGCAATCATGTCATCTCCAACTTCACTAACTTCCACATCCGAATCCACCTCTACCGAGATCGACCCATCAGCATTAGCCGTAATAGTTGCTATGGCTTCTTTCAATGCATCATCTTCTTCTTCACTAATTGGCCGCAACTGTTCAATATTAGCAGAAAGCCATTCAATGAAAGCGTCTGCATGGCCATCGGATAACCCAGCCGCAGCAAATGCGCTTTCCTGAACTTCTTCTGGCAATGGAACTTCAACACTGCCATCTTCACTTAAAATCACTGGGGGAAGCTGAGAATCATTCCCACCATGGTCGAAAATGAAATTAACACCGTTAAATTGACCTGATTTACCGTCAACTTGCTCTTCAACCCATTGCAATTCGTTTTCTGCACTCTCTGTTGCGTTAACGCTAGATCTCCTTAGACCCATTCTGCGTCGACGTGTGCCATCCTTGTATTGGTCTTCGCCCAGATCTTCAACATCTAAACCCTCTTCGCTATCGTTAGTGGGGTCGTCATCCATCTGCTTGTCGGTTAGTTCAGAAATCGGCGGTTGCAAGTTAAAATAACTATCGCCCACTTCACTAAAACTACGAACTGCTTCGTCAATAGCCGGACCAATTTTATTATCCGGAATTCTTAAACCGATCGCTTCGATGCTAGCCTTTGCCAAATCTTCAAGGTTTTCCGCTAATGCTCCGCCCTTGAGATTATTCTCTTCGGCAAGCCTATTCATAATTTCGACAATTTTCGAAAGATCTGAGGAATCTTCCAAGACTGTGGAACCGTAATCACTCATGTCAATTGATGCGTTATCATTAAAAGCATATGGGTCATGGCTTTCTTCCCATGGTTTACCACTGGTTCTCTCTTCTTTTTCTTTTTTCAAATTGTCGTAACGCTTACTTCCAACTGCTTTCCCATCATCATCAGAATCATCGGAATCATCATCATCATCATCGGAATCAGCCCCAAATTGATACTGTTTAAGATGGTCGGCACTTTTTTGCTCGATGAAATACTCGTCGCCACTCCCCGCCACGGGAGCTTCTAGGGAATCGCCGGTTGCATCCTTGTACGCTTGAAAGATTTGATCTGCGGTTGCCTTATCAATTCTTGTGCCTTTGGGATATTTGGCGTATATTTTTTTATCCATACTGGCAACCTGGCGCTCGACGTCTTCACTTAAAGCTTTCTTAGCCCGCTTACTCTCAAACGGAGATTCATCGTCGAACTCTTCTTCCTCCTCTTCTCCAAATTCTTCTTCCTCTTCTCCACCTAAAAGATCAGCAAGGCTTTCTTCGCCTTCTTCTTCCTCTTCTCCAAGATCTTCTTCACCAAAATCACCAAGATCGCCAAGATCGCCAAGATCTTCTCCGCCTTCGCCTTCACCACCAGAAACATTGCTGCCGCCAATTTGAATCAACGGAGCATTAATATTAATAATTGGCGCTCCGCCGCCCTCAACATCGAGATCCCCAAGACCCCCTCCAAGATCATCAAGGCCTTCGGATTCCTCATCAGGCATTTCATCGTCGCCGGGCATTATATCAAAATCACTTAGACCTTCATTGGCCGTAAGTTCTTCTTGAACTGTGGCAATCAAATCTTCAGCTTCATAAATAGCACTATCATCAAACTCAGGATCTTTTAAACGTTCAATAAGATCATTAAGTTTAGAAGACATGCCGTGAGATTCTTTAATCTTCGGAGTTTTTTCCTTTAAAACTTGAAGAGTGGTAGCTAGAGCTTCTGCTGTCACTTCTCTATTTGAAATGGCTTCGAAAATAAGCTCTAAAAACTTATCATAGGCAGCTTCAAAATTCTTAGTCTCGGCAAGAATGTGAACATTTTCCATAAGGACCGGATGTTCTACTTTCTGCGCAATGTTAGTCCATTCTTTAATGATCGTGTCTTTATTAATCTTCAAATTAGTACGGTAGAATAAAGTAGACACATCATTGCACAATTGTTGATTAAAACAAGCTTTAGAAGCCAAAACATTTTCAATCAATGTCTGAACTTGAATACGATTCAGAAGCGTAAATTCTTCATTCTCATCTAAAAATGGAGAAATGACCTTTACCGCTTCTTCAATTTTATCAGCATAAACTAATTTGGATATACTATAAATGCGATTTTGAAATCCTGGGGACCAATATGCTTCCCCAGCAGCTTCGCGCATTTGCTTGCCAATTAATTTACGGGCGGCCCATTTAGTAACCGGAAGTTTTACTTCTTCACCATCATTAAATTGGCCCTTAATTGCGGAACCACCTTCCACAACCACTTTATCACGCAAAGCTTCTACAATAGCAGCAATAATCTTAGGCCGAACATCTTCGTCAATAGAACTACCGCTGGCAATCTTAACATGCCGCGTAATACCATCTTTAGTTCTCACCATGCCTGAATATGGAATGGCTCTTCCGCTAAATCGCTGCGAAGACATTTTATTAAACGCCGTGCCCATGCCCTTTTGATCATTGGCCTCAATAGATTCAACAAGTTTGAGGCAATTTTGCTCAAACAATTGCTGCTTTTCTTCTTCTACAACTAACAAAGGACGGATATTTTCAATAGTGATCTTTCCGCCTTTTTCACGTTTACAATCAGCAAGAAAATAATCATGGGTATCAGTATCTTCAATAAACAATTCACCAACATATTGCTGATTGCGGTTAATTTGCTTAATTTTAAAAGACGCAAGTTGCCAATTTTTACCGGCTGCCTTGCCCATTTCCATTACTTTGTTTTCATAGAAAGTTATCTTGGACTGCACTGAATCGTTAAGTGCTCCCAGAAACTTTCGGCTGTCCATTTTAACTGGACTAGCCACTGTTTCTTGATTTTGAGCCATTCTATTCTTCTCCTATCGATAATGTAGGCTTCCGCATCTGCTATAATAATTTTGAACGAAAGTGCAATTGATTATTTAATTATGAAGATGTTTTGTCTACAGGCAAATCATCTTCAGTAATAATAGAAGATTGAACAATGGGTACCGACCCACCCATTAGAACTCTTTTTATTTCTTTAATTACACTATCACGCTCTTCTTCATCAACAGACCATTCCACAAGAAGGCCCGGATCATTCGGGTCATATGCACTGTCTTCAGAAATCGTTTTAGTAAGACCATCTAATTCTTTTATTTCCATTAAATGGTCATAACCGTTTACTATTTCAGGTTTTTCATTATCACCATTGCCAAATCTATCAGCCCATTTCTCAAGTATCTTTTTAACTTCTTTCCTTTGTCCTTGGCGGGCAAGTTCCATTATTATACGTTTTTCAGCCTTAATATCTAAACCTTCTTCGGCTTCTTCACCACCACCACCGCCGCCCATCAAAGCCTCCAAACCACCTGTGTCTCCACCCTCTTCTCCACCCTCTTCTCCACCTTCCATGCCTTCTTCTCCACCTTCCATGCCTTCTTCTCCACCTTCCATGCCTTCTTCTCCACCTATTCCCATTGCTCCTGCAGGGCCGCCGCCGCCGGGACCACCATTTTTGGCCATATCTTCCATATCTTTTAATTCTTCAATTTCATCTGGCGACAGATCAGTGAATCTTGTCACAATCCACTCTTTCGGAAACCACCCAAGGTCTTTAAGATCGGCCATAACTCCAACGCGAGTTTGCCATGTTTCTATTCTATACAATTCTTCCATCGCAGAAGTAGCTGTCAACGCAAGGCTAAACTTTTTAATATCTTCAGCAGGATATCCACGCAATGCCAAATGAACAATGGCTACTTTAGTTAAACCAGAAGACACTTCCCTTTGGATCCACTGAACAGATTTGGCAAATTCTGCATGTGATTGAGACAATGATTTTTCATTGGCTTCGCCAGACCCATCGCCAATTCCAACCCTAGAAAATGGGATCTTCATTGGGGCAATCATTTTCTTCTTAAAATATTCGATATCTGCTATTTGATCTAAATTTTCAGCACCCGGAAGAACATCAATATCTGGGCCAGTGCCGTCTGGTCTACGTGGCAAGAAGAAATCATCTTCTTGAATTAATGGAGAATATCGTTCATCAAATGTGCCGGTTGCTGGATTATAAAATCGTTGCCGTTTAAATTGCCTCGCAATCATTTGCATGTATTCAGGCACTTCTTTTGGTGGGATCAAGCCAACCGGTATAATAAACTTCCTCTTTTCTGGAGCACGCGTAATTCTATAAATTAATGCGGCATCTTCCATCAATCGTAATTGTTTAAATGCTTTTCGGCCACCATCCATAATACTGCGGCCATATGGATGATAAATATTCTCAAAACTAGTCAACCGCAAATGCATAACTTGCCATGGATGCATAAAAGTTGGTTCTTGCGTAAATTCATCTTGATAAAAGAACCCAACTAAATCACCATATCGCGTTTCTACACGTGTAAAATTATAAACATTTATAAATTTTACAGAACCAATGCCATCTCTGTTTTTATCCGGTATTATCTCAGCCGGAAAGTCACCATACTTACATAAATATCTTATAGCCGGACGACAATAATTGTCCCACTGCAATATGTTAAAAAATAAATCTTCCAATTCTTTCTTAATTCTTGAACTTCCCGCTCGAATCACTAATGTGTGCTTTCGTTCAGGGTCAACTAACGAAGTTTCGTCAGCATAAAGATCCAAAGCGAGTGATATCTCGCCCATTTGATCCATTTGTTCATAATCTTTATAGCGTTCTAACCTATTAATTTGTAGGTTAGTTTGATCAAGAATTGCCGCTTGCTGATTAAAATCTAAAAATTCTGCGCCAGCGGTTAGCCTATCCAAAGACGTTTGATCTTGGAATATTCTATCTGCTTGATATATTTTATGCTGACGCGTAAACGCGCGCAGTCTGTCAAATAACAGCCAATTGCTGGGCATAAGATTCTACCATATTATAGACTTTAATAGTATATTTACCAAAGACATATCGTTTACTGTCTTTTGTCAAAATATTTTCTAGGATCAACAACAGGATTTCCATCGCTTATTGGTATACCACCCAATTGCATCATATATTTCTCCAATTCTCTTTGAGCACTAACATCCGGCAAATCATCAATTTCAGCAGCCATAGGCATCAATAATGATGGGCCGCCTTTATCAACAAACTCTTTTTGCATTTCAATAGTAGCAGGTTGGACAAAAAAATCGTCATTGTCATTGCTAGTGGCATGTGGCACTAAACTACTAGCATCAACTGAAAATGCGTCCCTAGTACCTATAAACGCAAGTGCTAAGGCCATTACCAAGTCATCATGGTTACTAGTGCCTTCTTCAGCTTCAGTTCTGCCAGTATCACGTCCCATCCTGTCTTTTTTGCGAACATAAATTTGCAGTTGTTTTAATAGTCGGCGGCTTTTAATATCATACCCTTCACCGTCATCTCTAATATTGTCCAACAGCAATTTGTTCAATGTGGCTTTGCTAGACTGACTAGTGAAAAACCCATAATTTGCGACTTGCAGCGCACGTTGGTGGCTTGATTGACGTGGTTTATCGTTAATGCTTTTTTTACGCCATATTCTGGGATACATCACGTTATAACGTAATTCATCGATGAGAATGTCGCCGCCATTATTACGCTCAACCACACACAAAGCACAATTATACCAACGCCCGATTCTATCAATATATTTCACCAAATCACGAGGTAAACATCTAGTCATAAATTCAGCAACTTGTTCCATAGTATCAATGTCCAACACCTGTATGGCATGGTAATCTTTACCTTTGCCAGTGGCAGTGTCAACACCCATAACATAAGAATGAGATGCCGATGGCGATTCTATTATTTTATCATTAAGTCTCTTTTCAGGCGTCGCAACAACTGGCCTTTTCCAAACCCACAATCCTTCTCCAGGCTCGTTAAATGTGAAATTGAGTTCTTCTGCATCACCACTAACAGGATGCACATAAGTTTGCGAACCAGTTATTTTTTCAAACTCATCGTCAGTTGTTGTAGACACATGCGCCAATGCTCCCTTAGGTAACACAGTATTACCTGACCCAACAAATGACGCTAAAATTTCTTGCTCAAATTTCCAAGCTTCGCCCTTATCCTGCAGTGCTTTATATTGTTCTTCTAACCACGGTGACCACCATGGCCCATATTTTTCTATATCAGCTTTAGATTCGCATTTACGTATATCGTCAGTCGGCGCAATCCTTATGTTCTGGTTAGACAATGGATCTGTGTATTCAATTGACCAGTCCATATCCCACCAATTAATGACAAGAGAATGGAAATTGTTTACACCAGCTTCCGCGTCAGTATAAGTGCTCCAATACCAATTGCCTATACCATTAGTTGTAGAAATAACGATAACATTGCCGCCATGCTGTAATGTTGACCAACCACCAGCCCATAGTACATCCATATTTTGAATAAATGCGGCTTCGTCGATGATGTTTAATGATGAAGCATTAGACCGAAGTACGTCTGGGTGCGAAGTAAGCGATCTTATGCTAGAACCATTGGGAAACACTATTTCATGGTCATTTTGTTTAATTGGCTGCCAAAGTCTTTTCATCCACTCTGGCAAATGCTCATACATAAAAGTTACATTGTTTCTTAAAAAATTCATCGCGTCTAAATCAGTTCTAGATACGATAAGAATTGTCTTATTAGACTGAAACATTGCGAACCATGTCGCAAATGCTCCGGCAATTTTAGACGCGCCGGATTGCCGACATTTTCTAAAAATATTAAATCTATGCGTTCTAAAGTGTTTTATAGCAGTCTTTTGATATTTAAACGGGCGAAAATCAATAATGCCAGCGCTTGGGTGTTTAACTTTGCCAAAATTACTCAAAAACCAAATTACTGATTGCTGGCACCTTTTTATAATTTGTGCTTGTTTATTATTAATACTCATCATTCATTGGCCTATTTAGAATATCATCTAAGTCATCGCCAATGCTCACATTGTTCTGCTGAATATTAATTTGATTTTTAGCAGCCGCCAATAATTTAGCACCCGCGTCAATCATTTTTACAGCCGTATCATTAACATTAGCTTTAACTTCTACAGCTTTAACTAATGAATCAACGTACATTCTAGCAGGTGCTCGATCATTATCTATGGCTTCCCCAATCTGCTCTCTACACAAAACTATAACTTCTTGAGCTTCTTGTCTATCATTGCGGCAAGCAGCAAATATTTCTTCAGCCATCGTGTCATAACGTTCAAAATATTGAACAATATCTACATCATATTCAGGAACCAATTCGTTCTGCGTATCTTGGGGCTGCAATAATATTTGTTTGTCTTTGGGCTTTAAAACATGAGGCTCTAAATCAGAAGATTCGACAGTTGATTCAGATTCAACCGTTTCTTTAGGGATATTGTCAACTTCATCCAATTGGCCAAGAAGATCCGTTAATTCAGGATCAATATTTTGACCGTCAACGCCTTGGATTCCCCTTTGGCCAACATCGCCATTTTTGTGCTCATTATTCATGATCATGCCTTTATTAAACCACGAATATCATATACCCAATCCACGTTGATACTATTTCCACACCAGCTATTATCACTCAACATGCGGGTTAATAAATCATGTAAAGATTTTTTATCATTAACATTGCTTAAATCGCATTCCTCTATCGACTTATCAATATTATCATTTACAAACTGTACTGCTTCATCATATTTACCGACCTGTTCTACAACTTGTTCTGTAACTTTTTGCCTTTCAGTACGAGCACTCCTACGTCTGGCTTGCCTACCACGACCGTTAGATTTAGATCTATTAGATGGCCGTCTTTTAGGCGTTGGAACTTCTGGTTCAGGGTCTAATGGTTGACGCCCAGTTTTATCAATATGCGAAGCAGTAGGGTCAATTCTAGTGCGTTCTCTAACTCTATTGATCACAGACAAAGATTCATTGATAAATTCATCAAATTCAGCAGCAGTTACATTCCCCGCTTTAATCTTTTTTAAAATTGACTCATGCATTTTTGTAGATTTCTTTGCTATTTCTGGAAAATAATGATGCGGTGCTAATTCGCCATTAACATATTCTATTGTTGTCCATTCCCCAGGCGCATGTTCCCATATAAAATCATGATCCATCTTAATCTTCTTCGAATTCCATATTAGATCTTCGCTTTTGCTCATTTCTAATAGGATCAACTATCTTGTTCAATGGAGAATCTGTAAATTCAAAACTTCTTAACTTAATAAGACGAATAAACCCAGTAATAATAGATCTAGACAAACCAGATTTTTCCACTAATTTACCGATTATGCCGTCATGCGGTCTAGCATCATTATGAATTAGCCACTCCAATGATTCTAAAACTAAAAGGTGGTCATCGTTATATTTGCAAAGTTGCCGGGCTTCATTTAAAAAACGATCTATTACATCGCTAATCGGTTTAGATTTATTCTCTAAATGAGAAACATATGACCCAGAATTTTTCTTATCACGACCCTCTTTTTTAATGTAAGCCAATATCACAGTTCTAGCAATTTGCGACCACATATTAAACACTTTAGACATACCGCGATATAATATCGTTTCAGAGCCGCCGTATAAACCTTGAACAGGTTCAACAATCGGGTCGTTATATAATTCATGTTGACAATGAGGGCATTTACCATTGACCAATTTTATTGTTTCATCCATTGTCTTGATTCCATACTCATATTCAGCTGGATGGTAAAGTATAGAATCAGATGGACGGTCGGGATTAAAACACACACGGCAATGTGGCCTACCGCGATATTTATAGAGGGTTCTTTCTATTTGAACCCAAGCTGTCTGTAATAAATCTCCGAACGCAGAATCGTCATGTCCGGGATAAATAGTATGCAAGCCTTGCTTGCGTATAATTTGCCTAATAAGTTCTGTGGCATTGGACATTATTTGATCGCGCAATCTTACTCTTGTGCAACCTGTCCACAAATACTGCGTTAAATGCCATTCAACGATTTCATTTATAAAATATAATTTACGGGCTAATTCTTCTGGTGTCGCAGAAGGTCTAATTACTACCGGTGACCTTTTTGGGAATTCGGAATCTTGATTTGATGAGTTTTGGGCCATCAACACTGCCATTCTTAAAAACTATGGTGGATTTATAACCCGCATCCACCATTGTTTTTAGTCTTGCTTTTGAATGTCTATAAAGATATTTATTACAACGAAAATAAAAATCATAAACCTTACTTCTGCCGCGTTTGTTGTGGCGTAAAGCTCGGCCCACTTTTTGCATGAAATCAGAACGTAATTTACCGCCAGTAGCAATTATTAAATTTTCGCATCCACCATCTAAGTCAAGCCCACGGTTAATAATTTTGCCACCAATAAGCACATTAAACTCGCGGCGTTCAAAAGCACGCAACACTTCATCACGACGACGTTTTGGCGTTTTACCATAAATGAAATGAGATTCAATTCCAATTTCATTTAGCACATTAACCAAAGCAAGGCCAAGCACCTCTCTATCTACCAAAATTAATGTTCCATCGTCACTATGAAATTCGCATAATTTTGCGATAAGATTGTGAAATTTATTGTTATTAATCATCCATTCGTCATATGCAATGTCAAAGGCTGTGTGATCACGGATATCACCGTCAACACCGAAAGCCATCATAATATACTCAGTGGGAATAATTCTGCCAATTTTTTCTAGATTCCTTCTAGATTCCTTCATTATAACAGAACCCAGGTGCTCCTGCATCACCATTCCTTCTACAGGCTTATCAAGATCAAATGGTGTGCCAGAAAAACCATAACGACGCCGCCCGTTAAACCAATGCCTAAATAGTTGTTTATAAGGACCAGATGTTGCTTTGTCACATTCATCGATTAAAATCATATGTGCGTCTTTCACATATTGCTGCAATTCTCTTGCATTTTTCCGCCGTGTTTTGTACCCCTGCATTGACGATTCAAACCGGTCTAACCGTCGTCTCCATGCTTTATCAGATTCATTTTCCTTTCTTGTAGGCGGCACGGGAGGGGTTTTAGGCGGGGTCAGGGACTGTATAGACCCAACTACTATTGTCTCGCCATTTGGCCTTTGCCCAGCATAAAACAAACCTATCTTGTCAGATATATTTCGAAGTTCAAGTCTCTCTTTAAGCTGATCTATAACGATTTTTTGGTCAGCGACTATAACTGTCGGACAATCTATCGCTTTGCATATCCCAGCTATTATTTCTCCTTTTCCACCACCAGTTGGAACATCTACAATTCCACATTCAATCTTACATGCGACTTGTATAGACTTAACTTGATGATCATCTAGTGTTATATTAGGAAGAAAACCAGAATCTATCTGTTCTGGTTTTAACGGTTTATATTCAACAGACACACGATCATCAACCACCTCCAGCGGCAATTCGTGCTTATTACACACGCCACGCAACATGCTCAAAAATGGCCGGGCCATGCGTTGCTTGGCTCGATTATACTTACGGAATACGCCATCCCATATGCCAAGCTGTGATGGGTCAATATAATCTCTCCCCGGAGAAACTACACTAAATTCTTTCCACAGAATATTCTCTTCATAATCAGTGATATTATCAAAATATATCCACTTATTATCTTTTATAATGGCTCTCATGCCATTCAAATACAGCGCAAGTTATCAAATTTCACATTTATCGCCGTCACAGAACTTACTGCCGACAGCTTCCTCAATATAAGGCGTAAAATCCACAGGCTTAACCTTTGAATTATATTCAATAACTTCTTCAACTGTGCATGGTTCATATGGTGGCTGCACATAACCATGATTATTATGAGGCAAAAAACTAATGCCCTTTAATTGGTCTTCATATGTAGTCAATATTCTAGAAATGTCATTCGCTTCATCATCTTTAAATTTAACAGTACATGATACTTGATTGTCGGCCCAATATCTCTGATAATCAACAACATTGGCAATTTGTTCCCAAATGCTAACATCTTCCACCGGCCTTACACTTTCGTCAGTAATAGCAAATTTAAACACTGTAGTTCTATCCGGATCAGACATAGCTGGTTCGTGTTCATATCCCGCATCTGCCAAAATTTTAACTAATATACTGTCGCTAGACACTCTGATTCTACGCCAATAAGTGCTGGCTTCTGGATGATGAATTCCGGGAGTTGCACCTGCTAACAACGACACAGTGCCACTTGGTTTAACCGATGTTTTCTTAATAGAATTCTGAACACAAAGCCATTCTGAATAAACATCGTCCCACCTATCAACTTCATTATAACCAGCATCACAAAAATCCCGCAAAACAGCGCGCCTACCAAATTTTGCAAATGCTTGAACAATACCACTTTGCGACAATCCGATTCTACGATTACGCAACATAACTTGGTTAGTTCTTGGATTATGGGTCGGCAACAAAGTGACAGTCTTAGCATATAAATATGCAAACTTCAATGTGCGTATGTAATCAGCAGCATTGTCGTGATTAGCCGGAAATGTTTCTACTAAACAACACAATTCATATGATTCCAAGCTTTGTTCCAAACATGGATTGCCGCCCATAACACGGCCATCAATGCCGGGTTTGCAGCCGTCTAACATGCGGCCATAATCACGCATGTTATCTAACCACGCTAAGCCAGGCTCACCATTTACAGCAATTTGTTTCCCAATATCGTCATAATCCATACCAACATGGGCAAATATCGAATTATTAGAAGCCCAACGATGATTATTTAGTGCATTCCACGTTTTTATTGCAGGAAGTAATCTTTCTTCCGGTATATCACAATTTTTAAAATCATCAATAACGGCGCTGCACTTATTAATAGAATATAACTTATCGGTCACTTCATGAAATTTTTCAATGTCATCACAGTCCAATGTTGCCGTTACATTTTTCATGCCATAATATTCAACATCATCATATTCGCCAAACGCAATTTCTGCAGTCCTACGAACATTGCCAGCGACCACGCATCTGCCAATATAATTCATAATATCAACAATATCAACGCTACTTAAAACCTGATTAATCCTATTGTCTAATAACGCGCGAGTTAAATCATGTAGCTCTTCTAAAATTGCCGGACCTGATGCTGTTCCGCCAAATCCATGAATAATTGAACCCGCCGGTCTAACCGCAGAATAATCAAAATCAACCCATCCCTCATCAGATTTTAAAGTATATGATTCAATCAACGCTTTTAAAGATTGACCCCATCCTTCACGAGTATCATCTACCAAATGCGTTGTTTTGTTTTCCGATGGTTGTGATATCTTTAATTTTCCAGCACCTTTGGTGTCAAACCCAACACCGACGCCAAGCATGGCCATGTCCATCATAAAATTGAATGGTTCCGCTGGGTCAGTTTCAATATCATTGGTAGAAACAAATCCACAATTATTTAAAGCAGCACTGCCGCGTTCCCACATAAATTCAGTGCCCATCATCCAAAGCCCCCTGCCAGGCGGCAAGAACTTCATATCCCACATTCTTTGAAACATTTCTTGAGCGGATTTTTGCGCTTTTACATAATCCCACGGAATGTGGATGCGCTTACAATGCCTACGTTGAATTTCATAGCATCCTTCTACAACTCTCACCAGCGTGTCTAAAAAAGACTCTTTAAACCCATTTTCTTTAATTCGCGAATAAGTTCGATAAAACGTAAACTCTCCCAACCCATTAAAACCAAAATTGGGTCGTTTACTTTCATATATCTTAATAAATTTCGGCTCTAATTTAAAATGATCACCTTGGTCGCTAGACGCAAAAAATTGTAATTCCACAATATTCTTTTTCTTATCAATTGTTACTGACACGATACTTTACAGTCCCTTCCTAAAATTTCCTTAGATCGTTTCTGGTTAGAAACGTCCTGATAAAAATTATCCCTAATCTTGTATAATCTTGTTGCGCTAGGCAACAGTCTTCTCTCATCTGTATTTTCTAATTTTTTAATAGTCCGGCCACACGATTTTGACAATGACAAATATAATTCCGACAATTTCGAAGCTTGATACCATTTAACTAAATTGCAAAAAGCATCAGGGTTTGATTTATCAAGCAATATTTCAATTGTGTCATTATTATTAACACGATCCATGACCCATTTTTTAGAATCAAGCAAAGAATCGATTGATTGATCATTACTAGATGATTCTTCCTGTAGTATTTTATAACATATGTCAAGCAGATTACCCTGATGTAACGCCGCGAGACCTTTATGCATAATACCCAACATTTTAGATCGTTCAATAGCTATATTAATAAATCTACGAGCTGTTGGTTCATCAAATTCCCATTCATCAAATTTCTTGGAAATAGATTTAACATATCGCCATTGATAAGTCTTTATTGGATCAGTATTTACAGGAAAAGTCAATTTGCGCCCATAGCGTATATAAGCTTCAGAACACCATTCCCAAACTTTCCAAATAGTTTCAACTTCAACAATATCTGTCGATACATCCATAACATTACAAATACAAGGAGAAATCATGGAAGAACAATCTAAATTATACGGTGCAGATCCTAATGAAAATTCTTCCAATGACATAGAAGAAAAAAGTACACAAAGCATTTTTGACGAACGATTCCAACTTTTTATGAATCAATTTGGCGAAATTTGCGAAAATGAGGACGTGCCCATTGCAGTGGCAATTGTGATTGATCCTAAAATAGAGAACCAGCCCCTCATTTTTACCAGAGGAGGAACATATGAAACAGCATCGCTGACAGCCCATGTTTTGCGCAATATGAAGCAAATGATAAACAGCGAATTAAACACAGACATGCAATAAACAAACTATAATATCAACTAGCGACTAAATCTGTTGAAATAAACAAAGAATCTACTTTATTCTTAACATGAAAATCGTCAAGATTATTATAACAATCTGATAAAACGCCATGCAATTGGCTATGTCTGTCTAAATTTAAACAATAAATCGTCACATGCAAATTATTGAACTGAACTGGTATCACCATGCCGCCCCATTTTCTCTTAAGTTCTTCCATAAATTTGTCACATACAAATTCAGTGATCGACGATGAATCTCCAATATATGTTCTAATAGATCCTTCAACAGACGCCAATGCTTTATCTGAATCGGTATAGCAATATGCCTTGTTCAAATCATTGTCATAAACAATAATCCAAATCGGTATTACTTTATCATAAAATTTAGTGGTCAAAATTGATCTTTCTGATAGAAATAATTCATAGTTCTTTGGCCTTCTATTATTAATTCATTGGGCGATATTTTATCGTCGCCAGTAACATCGGAAATATTTTCTGTAGTTAATATATTGTCAATTGGAGAAAACAAATCAATATAAGCAACACCATCAACATTATTAACCGCATCGATTAAATTGGACACATAAAGCGCTTGGCCCATGTCCCATGATTCTGGGTCAAAAAACTTATCTATAGCTGACTCTACTCTTTCTTTAACTACAGCCGCATCCGCATTTCTATCAATCACAACAGTCATATCTATATCTACAGGATGCAAAATACCATCGAATATTTCAACATAATCTGTAAGAACATTCAAATTTTCATAAAATGTTTTAAGACCGGATTTTAAACCTGCACTTGGTAATACCGGTTTAAAATCTAAATCTTCCGCTAGAACATATATTTCTACTTTGTTTGCATTCAATGAAGTCTTAATTGCCGCAATTGCTTTGCTAACTGACCCAAAAGCTGGATGTGCAAACGAACTAGCCACCTGCGCATAATCTTGTGCAGTTATAATAGAATTATGTAACGCAAAATCTCTAGGTGCTCTTTTTTTAGCGTCATTTAGTGATTCTTTATCGGTGCCGCCACTGGAAGATGCTACGTTTCTAAATCTCACAGTTACCGCAGCGTCATATGGCGGCAATGGTGCCATGGCTCTTGTTTCATCTATTTGCCCAACGCCTATTCTGCCTCTAACACCGCCGCCGGTCCTATATTTAATATCAACAGTCTGGCCCGCTATTGGAGCGGCACCCGTAATGTCATCGCCAAATCTAAATATTGCAACATTTTCAATAAAACTAATTTCGACTACTTTATCATTTGGCCCAAATCTTTCAATAGGATCAAATAAAACATTCCACTCTTCCTCGCTAGACCCAGTTTTTACAGTTACAAATATCGGGCTACTCAAAAAATTTTCTTTTTCTACAACTATTTCTTGATTTGGCCCGCCAGCACTTGTATGCGACACAACAGTTTCAAATGATCCTTCTACACCATGAGCTATTACACCTCTTTTACCAGCAGGTATAACAATAGAACTTATAAAATCACCGGGCGCACGGAACACTTCATAAGTTAATGATTTACCGTCTGGCCCAGTTAATGAGAATGTCGTTCCAGCTGCTATTTCAACATCACTAAGAACTTCTTGCCCCACACTGACTTCAATATCAACCACCGCAGGAGTTTGTCGTTTTAATTTCTGATTTATCAATGCTAAGTGATTAATTATTGCTTCTTCAGTTTTAGCAGTAGTAAGAAACGCTTCATTGGCCAGCATGTCAGAACGTAGGGATAATTTTCCGGTAATAGCTGATAAAATTTCCATTATCATTATAATGCCGTTACTGGCAACGAAATCATTAAACTCAGTTGGAAAATAAGTTTTAATATATTCTAATATTGCCCTACGCGCAGTTGTGTATTCTAGCCCACTAAAATCCAATCTTCTCAAATTAGCGGGAGGCAACAATACACCGAATTCATCCGGTTCTGTAGGTAGGTCAAACAATGTTTCTCTTTGATCAGCCATTGTTAATCACTCTCAGTTCCTATAAATGTTTCTATTGAAAATTTAGTATTTTCATCATCAGCCAAAGAGCACTCTATAATTATTTGTATTCTATTGTTATCACTTTCGTCTATAACTGAAACATCGTTCACACTTACTCTTGGTTCATGTGCGCTTACAGCCAATGCTATGCTTCTCTTTAAATCGTCAACAGCAAATTCGTCATGGGGATCAAATAATTGCGTTTTTATAACAGTACCGAACGACGGCCTCATCACTCTTTGCCCAGGCACAGTTAATAACAATTGTAATATATCATTTTGAATAAGACGTACGTCTTCTTGTCTTTGCAATATTCCACCAGATATAAATGGTGGATTAAACCCAAAAAATTTTGCCATTATCTCATCACCAATGATATTTTACGTAGTTCATCAGAAATCAACTTAGCATCAGCTGCATATTTATTTGCGTTGTCTACAGCTAAATCTCTGTTAACAGTAACTTCAATTAATTTACTATTTAATTGCGTTATTAGTTCATTTATCTCACTGTCATATTCATCCGATTGATCAACAATAACTTTCAACGCACCCATAGTTCGATTTGTTTCGTTGATTATTTTTTGATTATCACTAATTGATATTTCAGAATTGGCCCTCAGTTCTTTAAGATCATTCAATTTTTCACTCAATTTTTTATGAATAACAAATGAAGCTTTGTCAACAGTTAAGCGGTCAGTCACATTTATCCCTAATTTATCATAATCAATGACTGTTACATCATGCTTAAATTCTGTTTTATCATTAACTAACATCGGCTCTACAGTACGAATATTAACATTGCCAAATTCTAATACTTGCCCTATTTCAAATTGTCTAATGTTATTTCTAATAATAGTCGCAGATGCTTTAGATGTTGTAAACGCTAATTTACCGACTGATTTTCTCGGTGTAGTAGTAATAGTTTTTAAAGATTTCTGCCTAATGGCCATACCTTTTGGAATTCTAGGATATAATTCAGATATTCTAGGGGGATCTGCCATGCTTATAGTATAAGTAATATTCCCGCTGTCACTTGGAACAATGGGAATAATACTTTTGTATAACCCTGTTGGCGAATTAATAATCATTATTAACTTTCAAGTTTATGTTCTACTTCTTTTTTAGGGCATTCTTTAAATGGTTCATTATAAACAGCAGCCCTATCTGTAGGTTCGACTTGAGGTACCTGCGGCTTTAATAACGGAGATGCTGGCTGCGGTGGAATAGGTGTTCCGGGGCTTCCCCTTTGAATACCAGCGCCTGGGCCTGGAAAACACAAAGGAAAGAATGCGTCGACAACTTTAGCATTAATGCGCGTGCCAAATTCAGCAGTTGTCGCCATTACCCCAAATATGCCGCCTGCTTGATTATTAATCGGCCCGCCGCTAATAGTGTCTATTCCAGCTACTGATAAATTACGAATATGGCCTTCAGAAAACACGCCGTATTCTGCAACACATTGCATGTTGATACTATTGCCAGCTTTCATTGTTATATTATTAGCAGCATCAAAGTGAATATTAGAATCAGATTTAATTTCTATATCACCACGCGAATATATTTTGATTTTCCCGTCGCCATTATACAAGACTATTTCTTTACGCGTATCATGAAACCATTCATACATATTGTTTCCTTCTTTACCACGCCATACGCCAACTTTATATCGCTTACTCCACCACATACCGCGATGTTCACTGTCAACTATTTCAGTCCAAGGACCATCACCCTTGGCACCATCGCGCATTTCCACACCCTGATTAAGATCGCCAGCTTGCGACGGATTAGCAGGACGCTTAGGTTTAGGGCCATTCTTAGCCCTAGTCTTTAATCGAATATACTCATTGTCATGGTCAATTTTAAGATGATGTGATTTACGCTCTGGATCTTTCATCATCGTAGGTTTACGAATAAATTCGTTTTCTTTTACACCTCTCCATTTTGGCGACCATCCTTTTCCCATACTAGCCGAAAGCATTACATACTGATACCTATCATTCATCTCCATTGTAAGGCCCATGGGCGTGCCCCACATGGTATGATTAGCCTCATTATTTTCATTAAATTCCCAATAAAACCCTCTAGGATTTCCTTTAGCATTATCGGCTTTTACCCCTGGACTCCGGCGGCCTTTTATAAGAATACCATTAGCTCTTGGGGATTCTTTTTTATCAGCCTTTTTATTATGCGACCCACGATCGTCAAGGACGATTTTTAAACCATAGCGAGTTAATATTCTGATCCAACGAGCATCTTTATCTTTCCAATGCTTATCTTCACGTTCACTTTTATGACCCGCTTCATCCAACAAACTTCGCTTCACAAATTTGTCATCGTTCGGATGTGAACCTTTATCATAAAGTTGTATAAGCATTCCTGCTTTTGTTCTAAGTTTAATCCACCTAAAATCATGCTCGCCAGACCCAATAGTTTTAGGCTCGCCATACTCGTCTTGCCTTGTTTTTGACGCTACTGGTTTTTCTTGTGCCCATCCAACATCTCTACATTCTATTCGATGGCCATAACGCGTTTTAATTTCAGCACGTCGCTGATCGCCAAATTCTTTACTCGAATCCGGCTGACCTTCATTTAGTAATTTCTGAAGATGCAGCCATCGTTTAGTTTCAAATTTCTCATCTTTATCAAAATCACCCTCAAACTCTCCCACATCACCTTCGCCAGATTTCCATTTGTATCCTTGATCACCCAATATAATCATGTTTCCATATTTGGTAACACGAGCCATATATTTCTTGTCAGGATTATTAACTTCCGGCGAATCGCTCTTAGCTTCAAATTCTTGCCCCTGAATAGCATCATGATCCGCTGGCGGAGGAGGTTCTTTATGCTCATTAGGAAAAAATCCTACTGACGAATGTATGTCTAAATTTCCATATCTGTCTTGCCAACCATGAGACATCGGCCTGCCATCTTTAGGCAAGTAATCTTCATCATAATCTTCAGGTTTATCATCGGGTTCCCCATCTTCGGCTAAACTTAATGGAGTAACGCTAAAAATAGACGGATACGAATAAAATTTTCGCCTTGTAGGGTCAGCAAATCCCACCCATATTGGGCCATACGGATGTTGTTTTTCAAATGTTATCCAGACCCAATCGCCTATACATGGATGCGACCATCTTCCATGTCTCTTTGTTCCAAGATCAAACGACGGAACTGCCCACGGACAATCTTCGTCTTTCAAATCCCAATCATGCATGTCAGGGCATTTAAATCTTACCCGATATACATTTAAAGGATCATTAGTTTCTATAACCAATGCCCTATAATATCCTGGAAATCTGTCCCAAAGCGTTCGGGTTCTATGTTTGAAAAATTTATTCCAAATAACCCCTATGTTGTCAGCCATATCACAGTAGCTCCGACATTACTATTGTATCAGTGGGATATTCTATAGTATCCCCTGCTTTTGGCCAATTTAACGCGACATGGGCATCATTAAAAGCAATAATAACCCAATCGAGAAACGTCGTACCGTATACATTATATGAAATTAAATCAGGGCGACCTTCCGTTTTAGACGTAACTTTATATGTTCTAATATTTTTGGGATCTGGCTTTACCTTTAAAAATGTTGGTTGAGACCACACTCCCAAGGTTTCTTTACCATCAATTATCTGAATCGGCGTTTCTTGAAATCTAGAAAAATAATCATTACTTAGCATGCTATCACCTTAATACCATAATGGAGGAGCAACAGGTTTTAAACCAGGAAGATCTTGATGCGCCTTGGCGTCTTCAGACTCATCCGCAAACGCACCTGACGACCATAATTTAAAATCAACAGTAATATCAGATTTTAAGGGAAATATATGGCCGCTGCCGCCGCAAGGCTTGATGACACCCAAGTTAAAAAAATTATAATCAACATCATCGCAAACAATAGTTTCTCCATGTTTCACATCAATTGATTTGATTCTTGCCGACATTGGTTCAGAAGGATCCCCATGTCTCCACATTTTAAATTGAATCACCAATGCTGACCTATCAGTACGCGTAGGCGCACCGTCTACACCTTTTAATTGCGCAAAATAACCACGCAGTTTCTTAATATTATTAGAAACTCTTTGTGCGGTCCACACTCCTCCATCAACTATATACGTCCATTTTAACGATATATCGCGGGCACCTGAAGTTGAAAAAACAGCAACAGGTTCAACACCTCTCAATTCACCTTCTTCCCAGTTACCTTTACGATTGTCGCTGGTTATTTTAGGCGGAAATTGAAATTCCATATATGCACTATTGCCAGGCCCAGGTAACTTATCTATTTTAGCTGAAAATTGAAATAAAACACCCTTAATAAAACTGGTGTCCTGATTAGTGTAATTCATCACCATTGGTCAAATTTCCTATGACATGTACTCATTTAATTCAGATGAGAGTCCCTCTTTCTTACCAGCCATACTCGGCAGATATCTCGCACAAAGTTCATAAATATCGTCGGCAGCAGAAGACTCACTAATTTTTCTTACATTGTCGTTAAGATCTACAAGCTGATCTCTCATTATGGCCAATAAAGCAACTTGGCCATCTGCAATTCCAGGTTCTTCGCCTTCAGTTGTAACTGCAACTTGAACTTGTTGTATTGTTTCTGCACGAACGACATCGTTTATACCAATTCGTTCTGCTTCCGACATTGCTGGCGCAACTTTAGCACCAACCGCCACATTAACTCTTTCAGCAGCATTCTCCATCAAGTCAGCATGGTTTTCAACAGCTGTAGTTAACTTATCAATATCACTGCCAATATTTTGCACATTTTTATGAAAACCATCTAATACAGAATTTAATTTGCTAAATATCGCCACAATTGCATTAACAGGACCTTTTAACGTATTGGCGGCAGTTTTAAATTTGGCCGCCACAGATTGTAATTTATCTGCTAAATCACCTAATTTGCTAATGCCCGACAATGCATCTGCAATTTCTGACCCAATACTTTTCATTTCTAATTTGGAGAGCATGGTCATCGCTTTGGCTAAAGTGTAAACACCTTTAGACATCTTTAATATATTATCGCTTTGTTTTACAAAGTCTTTTATAGCCCACGACAACAACTTCACACCAGCGTACATTCCATATGCGGCGATTATTAAGAAAAAACTAGCAACAAACAATATAACACTAGCAACAAATAAAAACACCGAACCAACAATTAATGCCAAAGAACCAAGAAGTATTGCCGGTCCAGCTACTATTAAATTCTGACCAGCTTTTAGCAAATGCACACTGGCCTTTGCTAAATTATCGGCTCCCGCTACCATTTTTTCGCCTATACCGCCAATAAACATAGCAGTTATCCACAACAATAATGCGGCTGGCAACAAGACAATACCAGCGAGGAGCAAGGGAATCGCAGCCAGCAATAATGGTCCTGATGCGATAAGCAATTTCTCGGCTACCGGCAATAAATCAACACCTTCCATAGCCTTAGCACCACCAGCAAGCAATTTTAAACCAAACCCCAAGAATATAGCGCCAATACCTATGGCTAAAGCAGCAGGAGCAAAGGCCCAAGCAGCGACCCATAACATCCCAGCCGAACCCAACAACTGCTCTGCAACAGCTATTAAATCAACGCCCTTCATAGCCTTAACACCTGTGGCCAGCAATTTTAAACCAAACCCCAAGAATATAGCGCCAATGCCTATAGCTATAGCAGCAGGAGCAAAGGCCCAAGCGGCGAGCCATAACATCCCAGCCGAACCCAACAATTGGAGTGCAACAGCTATTAAATCAACGTCCTCCATGGCTTTGGCACCTTCGGCAAGCAACTTTAAACCATACCCAAGCAACATAGCGCCAATGCCTATAGCTATAGCAGCAGGAGCAAAAAATACTGCGGCGATAAGTAGCATTATACCGGCCAACAATATCATCGGGGCCGCCGTAATAATTGCTACAGCAAAATCGATAAGTACCCCGCCAGACAATTGTACCAAAACATCAACGAATTTCTGCATTGCATCGGCTGCCATATTAATAGCCGATGCTATCAACCACACCGACACGGCAACCATTAACAATGTAACACCGAGAACTAACATCCCGACAGCTACTGGTCCTTGACACAATGAACCCAAGAATATTAATATTCCGCCCAACACAAGTATCGCAACGGCAATTCCAGCAATTGCTGGCACAGCGGCCCAACCGACCTCAGCTATTATTTTTACTGCTTGCGCGAAAATCCACGCTGCTGCCGCAACCATCAATAGCGCAAGGGCCATCTGCATAATTACAATTATGTTAGGTGCTACAGCAGCTGCCATTGTGTTTAACGAAGTTGCAATCGCAGTGCCCATTGTAGTGAATGTGGTCATGACTTTAGTGCCAAAACCAGTTAGGGCTGTTCCCACAGTCGCCATGGCTGTAGACGCAGTAGTGCTCAGCCACGCAAACGCCGTACCTATCCACGTAAGACCTGTCGCAACGGCAGTGCTGGTGGCCAACATATAAATGCCAAACGCTATTAACCCAGCAACCACAGCATTTATAGCATCACCGGCAGTGCCCAACCCGCTCGTCAAATTAAACAACCCGCTCATAAGGCTGGCAATTTTCTGAATAACCCAGGCAATCGGCTGAATAACCGCAAGGACGACTTTCATAAATGGTATTAATGCCTGCCCAACGAAAATCATTACAGTGCTGAAAACTTTCTGAAATGAATCTTTCAACAGTTTCATCTGCCTATTAAAAGAATCAGAGGCAGATTCATTGGACATGGCTTGAGCCTGCGTTGCTTCCATCACTTTATTTAGATCTTCTTGGGTCTTTATAGTTATGCCCATTTCTTTGGCTTGTTCATTTAATTTATGCGACAAAAACATCGCATCCGCACTAACATATCCATACCCCTTCGCCAAAGCTTTTGCTGCTACCAGAGCCTGAGCTTTACCTGGACCACCCGCTGCTATCGTAGCATTTAAACCAGCTATTTGAGGCCCTATTTTTTGGGCTGATCTAGCAAAAGCAAGGCCCATATCCTCAACAGAATCAATAAGTACGCCGGAAGTACCTTGCATCTTCATCATAGCTACTTCATTGTTCATCATTTCATTGAACATCTGACTTCCGGAGTCGGCTGCCAGGCCCATTGACTTAGCCACACCATCAAACTGCGCTTTTAAGCTTGTAAAATCGGCAGCTGATCCTTCGCCAAACACCATATTAAGCAGGCCAGCACTTACTGCTGTGTCGCCCATTACCCTGTTCATGTCTTCAGTAGTCAAACCATTTTTACGCATAGCCTCAGTCATTTTTTCAAGATGCGCTGTGGCTTCGTCCCCAGTCGTGCCAGTAGCCCGCAGTCTTCTCACATATGTGGCTAATACCTGAGCGCCAACGCCAGTTTCCCTTGAAGTTCTAGCAACAGCACCAGCAAGTTTATCTATTTCATCTCTGGGAGTTCTTACATCGGCCAAGGCTTTATATGCAGCCCTAGCTTCGGACCCCAGCACACCATATCCGCTAGATAACGTATTGGCGTTTATCGTTAATTGTTCAATGCCGCCATATGCACGATAGTTTGCGTCCTTAAAATCTTCTGTAATCTCAGTTGCTGATTCAACAGCTTCTATGAAAGACCACATGCGCGAAGTAGCACTCATGATCTCCTTCGTGGTTTTTTTCACCGCTTTCGGCATTTTATCAAATTGATCATTACTCGCTTCACCTAGAACAACATCCTCGTCCAACAACTTATTTTGATCTTCATGCAGAAGATTTTTATCTTTTAAAGATTTCTGGATCTTGGCAAATAGCCCTACTTGTTCATCGATCGTTTTAGTACCAGCAGCACCAGCTTTAGCAAAAGCTTCCTCTAAAGACACAGCTTCCCGCCCAAACTCTTGCATACTTGCAAAAGCACTAGCTGAGTCCAGACTTAACTGGACGCTCAATGCATAAACGTTTGGGTCAGCCATTATTCACTAATTTCCACTGCCAGCGCCGTTGCTGGTTTCTCCAAGAGTAGGAAGTACAAATCCGCCAACAGGCACAGCTTTCGAAGGTCTTTCTGGGCCTTGCGTTTGATCATACCTAGCAATATAAACATCGGTTTCCCAAGTCCGCCGTTTTACTCGATGATGGAACCCATAAACCAGCCAATTGCCAGACATAAACCAAGGCTCATTATTGGCACCCCACCATTTCAAAAACACCGTATCAACACCCAATCCCAGCGTATTGTCCCAAATACCATGGCCAATTACAGTAATCTTAGCTCTCATTAGCGCATTGGTCAAATTAAGGAACATACCACGGGGTCGCCCGTCGATATATTCCTCATATTTCATACCAATATCGCCAGCCGAATAAAGCTCTGGAATGCTAGTAATTGATGTCCAGCCCACACCACTGGACGGTGATTTTGGATCTGGGTTCGGATCTGGCCCTTTTCCAACGTCGTCGTCCGGTTTGGTGAAAGCTTGAATTGATTTTGTCTTCGCAATTTTCTTTTTGTCCGTTGTTATATCTTTGGCAAATAATTTATCTTCTTTTTCATCTTTAATTTTATCGAGATAAGCTCCGGTGGTTGCCGAAATACCTGATGTTACAAGCTTAGTATTAGTAATCGCCAGAGCATTGTCAGTTAATAATTCCCAACTACCTATGCTATCATGGCCTTTACTATGCCATACTGTGTAAAACGCACGTTGTTGAGACTGCAACTCATTTTGTTCTTTAATAATTAATTGTGGGCCTCCGTCCACAGGCTTGCCATCCATGCCTATGATCCAATTTGTTTTATTCGGCGTAACAGACGAAGACCAATCAACCAATGAACTTAAAAAAGTCTTAGGATCTTGCCGCATCATCCAAAATTTATTATCGTCAGAATCTTTTGTCTTGCTGACTTCATATTTTACAGGACAATATTCGTCCAGCATTTGTTCCATTACTTTACTGACTCGCCCCTTATACATTTTGCCAGAGGCGTCTCCGGTATTTAAAAACCACGACGGAGGATCAATCGCTATAAATTCTAAACGCCCCATATCTGCTGCTGCGCCGTCAGCACTTAATGACACAACATATGCATGTTGCGTTCTTGTTGATTTATCAGGATAATTTATTTCTTTTTCATTATGCCAACGAATTTGAAATTCCATTAAAATTGGCAATTCATTTCTTGCATTTCGTAAATATTGTTGGTCTTCAGTGCCAGTGCCACCCATTAATTTGGTTAAAAGATTAAAATGAGAATCAAATAATGTTGCGCGAACAGTATACCCACCATTCGCCATGCCTTTAAATTCAAACTCAGAAAATGAATCACCCCAATCCAATGCCCCAGTTATATTAGGGAATCGAACAGTAACGTAAGGATTAGCTTCGGGGCTAGGAGTTTTTTCCGACATGAAACTATTTTGGATTTATTATCAAGGTAATAAAGGTTCCAAATATATACTATTATTATATCTGGGTGACAAAGAAACTAAGTATTGTGGTTTGGAAACGCAGTTCATCGTTGAGGTAGACAACAAAACCATACGTTCCTCCATCGATGAATTACATAAATTATCTTTGGATAAAAAGCTATTATGGATTAAAGAAAAATGTCCAGAATCTTATAAAAATGCATATAGAGAATTAAAAAAAGATAATTCTACAATTATCGAAAAGTATTCAATAATTAACAAATAATGGTCCCCTTGCCACATATTTATAAAGGAGATATTATGTTTGACAAATTCAAAAAATGGTGGAAAGATTTAGCCGAAGAAGTTAAATCAAAAACCAAGAAAATCGAAGAAAAATGGGAAGGCCCGTATACTCATAAAGATTTGAATATAGAAGTTAACACAGAAGACGAACACAAAACTGTCGCAAATATTTTGCGGATGAATGTAAAAAATGTTAATATAACATTGGATAAGTTTAAAAATGATACAAAGCTTACGCCCGAACTATGGTCACCAAGAAAATACCAGCTAATAGGGCGAGCTTTACAGAAACGAATAAATGAATTAAATGAAGAAACCTTACGAAGAAAAAAAGCTTGGGACACTGTAGATGAAGTAGTAGAAGCAATGGCTTGGATGCGCGAACAGAGAGCCTACTCTAACATCAATAAAGAAGCCAAGCGGCGCGAAATGGAAAGACTTATGAAAGGTGAATCATATAATGACCATTTATATCAATGATAATTTCCATCATAATAAACATTGGTCAATTGAAATCAATGAAAAAGAAAGAAAAATCACGATTGCAAATGGAAGAATCGGCACTAAAGGATATGCGCGGGAAAAACAGTTTACAACCACAGGAGCATTAATTAAACATGTGCAAAGAAAGATCCATGAAAAACTCGGTAAAGGATACCGCAAAATACCCAAAGACGAATTCGACAGACTAACACTGAGCGCGCAATTGCTCGGAACTAGAAATAAACTAGACAAGCATCATTGGATCAATTTAACACTGGTTCCGTCCCCAAGAAACGGCACCTTCACTGATAGTGGCCACTATATTGCAACATGGGACGAAGTTGAAGACACACAAATTGCCAACCCCAATTATAGCCCAGCACTATTAATCTATTTTGTTACGCCGCATTCACATAATGTAATCATTGCGACTGAAAACAATTCTTATGAGATAGCAAATAGGCCAACCGCCGTTGATGCAATCGGCGAATTAACATATTTAGAAGTTCCGACGCATAATTTCAAAGGGCTAACGGCTGTTGAAATCACAAAAAATAATACGTACGGAGAGCCAAATACGTACGGAAAGCCACACGAATTATATGAAATGAGCCAAAAGATAAAATTGGCTTTATCTGCGATTCTTTAATTGCGACATTCTTCTACGCAATCGCACCATCTCTCTATTATTTAGTCTATTAATATTAGATTCCATAATCTCTTTAACATTGGCAAAATCGGTCTTTTCGCCAATTTCATTCCAATCTTTGCAGCCATATTCTTGTGGCGGCAGTGAATAATAAACCTTAAATCCATTACTGTCTAACAATCGATAATTATGTATTACACTTTGCATTCCAGCTTTGTCATTGTCCGGCGCTAATATCACCCCGTCGCTAGGACCCAGTAATTTCAATTTCTTTATTTGGTTCGTAGTAAGTACCGCGCCTCCCGACGCCATAGTTTGATCTTTAAGCATATGCGCATCAAATATTGCTTCAGTGATTATGGCATAGGTGGCTGGCTCTACCATATCAAACCCATATAAAAAATCACCTTTAGATACGCCAATATCTGAGGAAGGAAATCTAAATATTTTATTAAGTCTTGACCGACTTTGCCAATAAACTAATTCCCCATATTCATAGTAAGGCCATACAACTTCCATTCCTCTATGGTGTAAATTATATAGTTTTATGTCATCTTTGAATACTCCTCGGCTGGCCAGCCATTTCTTTAATATATTCGCAACTTTATCTGAAGCATCAACCAGCCTTTCAGAACCATCGGGGAGAGCCACGGGAAACTCTTCCTCGGACTTTAAGCCCTCTTGTGGGGTCTGAAGCCCCTCCAAATTCTTAAGGTTCACAAAGGCCCCAAGAACGGCCTTTGCTGCATCTTGAAAAGAACAATTTAAATATTTCTGCACAAATCGCAAAAACGAACACTTATTCCTTTGTCCTGTTCTTTGATTTATACCGGCCCATTCATTGCCTCTCCAATCATGGCAGGTTCCCTTTTCGGGGTTAATATTAAAATGATATCCCGTGTCCCCATTAAAAGGATTATTTATAATATATTCCTCGCCGTCCTTGCGAGTTTTATAATCAAAATTATCTTCAATCCAAGAACGGATTTTAGAGGGCGGTATCTTTATATAAGCCATGTATTATAAAATACTATTTGCCCCAAATTGCGGTTTTGAATTCACTCCAACCGCCTGCGTTGCCCATTAGACTGTTAAGAATCCGCCCTCCCACTTGGTCGTCTGTTCCCGCTAACTTAAACGCTTTATCAGACAATTTATAGTGCCCTTCTTTAACGCCAACCAAAAGTTCCGCTTTATAAGCCGCCTCGAGGTCTTTTTCTTCTATTCCGGCACGATCACGTAAAAACTCACCCGTAAATACTTGCCCTTTAAGCTGCTTAAGATCTTTTGTGCCATGAGCATCGGCTATTGATTTAATGATCTTTTTTGCTAAATCAGTTTCATAGTGGGCTTCACATATTAGTGATAATTTCATTATGTCTCTTTCAATTTACAGTAAAAATGAAACTTTTGCTTACTCTAGTGGAACCATCGGGCATTGTTATGGTAGCGCGATACTTATATGTTCCCTTATAAAACGAACTCGTATTAAGGTCATACCGCATAACATAAGGATTAGACCTGTATGACCCATGCCGCATGGCTATCACCATCGCTGCTTCCTCAACTATCAATTCTTCGCTCATATTCCATATTGAAATAGTTGGTTTCAAGAATGGAATGATCGGGTTTACAAGATTAAAATTATAATCATACAATGGAAGAGGCATAATGCCAACTTCCAGTGGCCTAGATTCAGGCTTATTGAACTTTTGATCTAAAGGTTCAAAACCAAACCTTATCGATTGTAAACCATCATCTATAAACCATTCGTCAGGATAAATCCAAAATCTATGACAAGATGAAAGCAATAATGAGTCATAAGTAGCATTATCTAAATCGCACTCTACACCGTCGCCCGTAGGATCTGCAGTTCCTAAATCACCACAAGGATTATCAGCAAAATAATACCAAACGTCAAAATAAACATCTGGCACCGAGTATGTATCTGGCACACTAAACAATAAGTGATATTCACCTACCACAGCACCAGTTGAAACGCCAGCGGCCAAGGCTACGCCAGCTGAATCTACTCTTTTTAACGGAGATGGATAATAAGCATTAGCTGGGTCCACAACCGGCACCGTTGCAACTAAATTATGCGGTAAAACTTGCGACTTATAAATCTCAACATATCTTATAGCATATGGGTCCTTAGTGACACCATTATTGCGAAATGTCACATTAAGATCTGCTATCTTCCCGCGTCTTGCAGAAATACGTGGGAAAGCGTTGCTATCTATTTTAGTCATTAATTTCTCCTCAATTTATTTTTGAGGAGTTATATTATTAATTATCGCCGTGCCCTAGACATGGACGGCATAGATGGCATAGACGGCATAGATGGTTTAGATATAGACGGTTTTGATATGGACGGCATAGAGCCGCGTTCTTTTTCCTGTTGTTTCTTAAATTCTTGTTCAAGACGCTTAATATACCAATTACGGTCTTCAGACGTCATTTGATTTTGCTCAAATAATGACAATTTGCCATAATGTTTAAGCTGAAACTGTTGTTCCATTATATTAAAATATTCACGTTCACACTCGTCCGGCGTTCGACGGGCGAAAAAAGGATTCTGAGATCGGTAATTCAACCGTAAACTCAGCCTCGCAGTCTGGGCATCCCAGCGTTACAGTAGTGTCAATACCCGGCGTATGATTACGCAGCCATTCGCGGATTGAAGACGTATCAGTAGCATGGAGTTTATCTATGAAACTTCTAATAGTAAACGGATTATCAGTGCCCATCACATCGATTATAATCTTTTCAAGATTGTCAGTAATTGCGTCATCTAATTCTTCATTCTGACCTCTTTGCGCTTGAACATCTAATGATTTTGCGGTTCCCGGACGAGCATACGACCTTTTTTTAGTACGCCGCTTTGAAATCATGCTGTTAGCATCTTTAGCTCGTAACAATCTAACCGAAACCCAAACTTCACGGCCAGTGGCTTCAGTCAGATATGGCAACACAATCCTAAAAGGTTCAGAACCAGAAGCGGGATCAGCCCAAGTTATGGTGCCAGCTAACAAGTTTAAATCATATACGTGGGTTGACGTAGCTTCACATGTAGGACATTGCACTGCAAACTCGTACATATTGCCATGAGTAATACCGCGAATATAATAAAGTAAAAATATTCTATCACCGAGAATCAATTCAACAGGGTCAAAACCTTCAGGAAATTGGCAACATTCTCTAAACAAATAATCGATAGATTGCCCAGATTGCGCCAATCTTTGCGTCGCTAAAATTTTCTCGGCAGTTTGGCCCATGGCTCTGACTTTAACTAAACCATCGGGCCAATCATAATAAAATCCTTTACTCGGCAATTCACAATTTTCCCATGGAATTAGTTGATCTTGCGGAATTTTTAATAATTCATTTAAAAATTCTTCAGAAGAAGCATCAGGACCTGCTAAAGATTCTAAATTTGCAATAGACGATTTTATTTCATTATGATTACCACTGCTGTCAGAAGCAGATACTGATTTTATTGGTTCTGAACCAGATATATTTAATTCTTCTTCAACTGGTTCTTCAACTGGTTCTTCAACTGGTTCTTCAACTGGTTCTTCAACTGGTTCTGTTGATTCATTAGACTCTTGTTGTGAAGAATCCTGATTTTTAGGATCATTTTCTTCAGGTATTTCCGGGTAATCTACGTCAGCCATAATATTCTCCAACCATAATGATTTTCTACGATGTATTTACTCTCCTCCACTATTTCCCTTATCTGGCGGCGCTGGGGGCCGTGGAGGTAACGGTCTATCAATATTATCGCCCATCTGCCCAAACGACGTTTCGTCCGGACTATTCTGAGTTATTTCTTCGGCCCAATCATAAGTAAGAGTAACTTCTACTTTCTTTATATCACTACTAGTATATGTAAGTTCGCCATATTTTATAACAGACGGCCAACTATTTATTAACCTATATTCTTGTACTCCAGTGCCGTCAGGTAAAAACGTCCTGAGTCTGGATTCTTTTTTATATTTAGCAACTGCAGCAAAACCATACATAGGACTCCATACAGTTTTTCTCCATTGCTTAACAGTATCAAGAAAACCAGCTGTATCGTACCAAGCCACTTTAACATCGGCCCAATTAACAGATTTAGCAAATTTATATTCTAATGATGCGCCCATTACAGTTTCTTGCGCAACGTTAAATGAAGGCAATGTAATTGTTTTGCAATGAATTATGCCTATATTAGCATATGCTTGATTTTCATAAAAATTTTCAATCTCCCAAGTATATGTATAATAATAATCAGTAGTATCCTTCACCGCAGCCGAACCGACACCGCCTTGACCATTTATTATAAATCCCGGCATTATTTAATCCTCCATGGCCTCATTGTCTAGCGTATCCAGCTGATGCCGCCTCTCGTCATAAGGCATAGTTGTCCATTTGTTGTCTATAATTTCGTCCTCTGGGTCAAAAGAAATTGATACAAAAGAAGGAATAACCATTGCTGTTACAGTGGAAGTAATGAATTCTCTTTTGTCCATTTCCATTTTTAAATTTCCTAATTGCGAGATTCCACGGCCCTGTCAATTTGAAGTGTTATAGCTATTTCTGACAAATCAGTGTCTTTATAACTCAAATCAGACGGAAGAACCTTAGATGGCCAACATCCATATAAACTATATTTCCATATAGTAACGCCGTCGCCGTCCAACATTTCAAGCTGGCATTCTTTTCTATAATCATTAGGTTTATATTGCCTCGAACCGAGTGTGTCGATCATGGTCCCTTGCCACCACTCATATATAACATCTGCCGCATTACTAAACGGAATATTCGGAGCAGCTGACCCATAATGGCCAATCACTACTTCGTAAAAAGTAATTTCAAGTGGCTTCCAGAAATGCTGGCCGGGTCGATATATTCTATCTTGACCACTATGAATTTTTATAACATCAGCTTCAAACGATGGCCTTGATGCTTTATGCGCATAAATCAAAATATCTTTCAATGGGTCTAAAATACTAAAAACATACCTATGACTCCTGGCAGTTTCTACAGTGTTTGGCGGTTGCCCTGCTGAAGTCCCCGCTATGTTAAACCCTGGCATAATTTCCTCTTAATAAAATTGCGGGGGGCATTATTTATGCCCCCCACAAGCTATTTATCAATTCTAATGCCGTAAAACATTAAAATCTTCTTGCTCTATCATACCTCATTGTTGCTTCAACAGTCATGAGGTCAGTAGAGGTATAATTCAATTCTTGATAATTCACAGCTTGCGGCCACACCCCGTACATTTCCCATCGCTCATTAGATGCGCCTTGCCCATCTTGCACCTGCAGATTGGCCTCAGCTTTATAAACATTAACGGGCGCAACATTGGCCGAAGGAATATCAATAACAGAATTCAACCAATTATAAACTGCCTCAGAAACATCCGGAGATTGTTCACCATCATACCATACCAGTGAAATCGGCTCCCACGATTGCTTGCCAGCAAAGTAGACCTTTTCCTGATTATGGTGCATTTCAGGTTCTTCGAACGAGAAACTAGGGCGCTGGGCCGATTGTAATAACAATAAAACATTAGGGGCGACGGGACCAAGCGTCTCGAATACCCAACGATGCGCACGGCGAACTTCGATGGTATTAGACGGACCACCGCCTCCGCCAGCATTAACTACATTAAATCCAGGCATTTTTATCTCCAATTAAATCCAGCACTATCTTAATCGACCTTCTGTTGTAACAACACCACCTGCGGCCAAAACTTCCTCAGCCGAAAAACTTGCGCCAGTTCTTAACACAACAAGGTTTAATACGATAAATTCAACAGCTCTCGTGGGCTTCAAGAAAACTGATACCCACAATTCATTTCTGTCAATTCTCTCGGGGGTATTATTGGTTTCATCACAAACTACTTTAAATGCTTGTAACCCCCGTCGTGCTTGAACATCAGCAAGGAATGGGTTAACAGTAGATCTGACTTGCGCCCATAGAGCCGAATCATTAGGCTCGAAAACAAAATTTCTAAGCGATCTCACCAAATTCTTCTTAAGGTGAATCAACAACATCCTAACATTAACACGATCTAATGCTGAAAACGAACGCTGTAAAGTTCTTTGGCCCCAAACAGTAATTCCGTCTTGCGGAAATTTAACAATGGGATTAACAGCATTGCCAGAACCATAAAGCAAATCACGTTCACCTTGAGTTGGCGAGTACTCAACATCGAGTGCCGTCAACAGATGCCCTCTTTGTAAACCAGCTGGCGCAAACCATTGTTCACGCTCTCTGGCAGTTCTAGAAAATACAGAAGCAACATGGCCAGACGGCGGAACCCAAATCTCATCAGCAGCAAACTGATCAAAAATTTTAACCCAGCCCCAATACAAAGCGCCATAGCTACTGTTAATCGCTGCTGAAACGTCGGATAACAACATTCCATTGTGCCAATCTACAGCCTGTTGTGGTCGAAGGCCAAACGGCGGATCAACTATGAACAATGTGTCACCACGACTTTCACACATTTGTAGTGCTGTGCCAATAACAGCGCCACTTGAGAAACCAGGAATCAACAATAAATTGATGTCAATTGATTCTGGATTCTGGAATGCATAAATGCCGCTATTAATGGCGGGATTGCCAATAACAACTGCGTCTAATTCACTAGAATAAGCCGGGTCAGTCGGAATACCATTGGCCATTCCACGAAATGCTTTATTAGTAAATTGCGACGGCAATCTAACAGTGTAAGCATTACCGCCGGTTAACACGTTTACATTGTTATTAAGGAAAGCCGGGCGTTGCTCCCAATGAACAAATGCATTTCCATTTGTTCCGCCATACTTGGTGCCGGGATTAAGAACATTGCCGATATAACGATCGTCTCTTTGGTCAAATGTTACATCGCTAATAGTTTCAGCCGCAACGCCTGCTTTATCAGTAATAGTCAATGCATAGCGTCCAGCAGTTTCACCGACTCCCTCAGTGTAAGAATCAAGCGTAGCCTCGTAAGCATTTACGCCGTCAACATCGCCAAGCCACGTTCCAGGAGAAGGTGCCACAAAGAACCCAACAATATTCTGGAAGTATGCCGTTTCAGAAGTACATGTTGCACTCGTTGAATCGGTTTCACATGACAATGGAGTTGACGCAGTGCTTTCGCCAGAAGCCGGAAGAATTAATGTATTGTCAGAAAATCCTCGATATGACTTCTTATATGGAAAATCAATGTCCAGTTCTTCTGAGAATCTAAGGGTTCTAATGTTTGAATGATCTGCTCTCATGCGCAGGGTGTCAAATTGCCTTCCTACAGTAGCAACAATAACAACTTTAGTTTCACCGCCAGGAACTGACAATGAGAAACTATCAAACAATGTTTCTCCAGCAACGACGCCCGCCACATCAATTGCGGCAGCGATGGTTGCCACAGACTGATCATTGCCGATTGGAACATTAAATTCAACAGTCGCTGTTGACAAACCAGAAAGAGCCGCTGAAGCTGAAGTAGGAGCTATGGATGAAGCACTTTGTGACCCAACAAGATCAATAACTACTCTATTATTCTGAGTAGAAATGTCAAAAGGACCACTAAATTGACCAAGAAGATAACTACGCGGAATATCCCATGCCCATAATTGCTGCCCTAATTCTATAGCCCATGCTTCCCCAGCCACAATTTGAACTCTTTCACCAGCAGTTGACGATCTGATTTGTGGAATGACAACCGCGTCAGTCCTAGTATCAGACACCATTGACCAATTTTCGCCACTCAACAAAGCATTAGCTGCTGAAACAAAAGCAGCTACGGTAGTGTAAGTCGCAGCTGGCATTGTGTAACTAGAGCCATCAGTGCCATCAACTGCAATTTTAAATGCTCTATTGTCAGGTATTACCCGCCAAGTAAATGTATCATTAACTTGAAGGACACCGGTAGTCACTTCTACTCTTACTGACACCCCATCGCCAACACTAATGTATGTTGAGTCACCATCAGGAGCGCCGCCCTCTGACAAAGTACCATTGGCGACAACCACACCATCACTATTTCTAATAATTTCAAAAGTCGCACCCGCAACCTTTGCGTCATCTGAAATATTGGGCGATCCGGTGATGATCATAACAAACGTATCATCAATCGCGCCAGTGTAAGTTCCAGAAGTTCCAATAGTGGCCGATGTAACGCCAAATGTTCCAGCGTCAGTAGCATCATTATAACTAATATCAACTATAGACGCAGCATGAAAAACAATCGAATTATCAGAATCAATTAATCTTAAATCAATTTGACCGTAATCAATACCGGAAAATACTGGAATTCGACCCCAACCTTTTTCACGATTGCCAGCAACATCAATAGCAATGTCCTGTAACACAGTCGCTTGGTTAGAATCATATTCAACACCGGCTCTCATAATATAAGCAGAATTACCTTCTTCCATATAGGAAAGAACTGCATACATCAAATAGCTGTCAGAAAATGGTTCCCCAAAAATATTTATTGCTTGCGTAGCATTAGTAACTAAAGTTGGTTCATTCATCGGACCCTTCTGGGCCGTGCCAACAAAAGCAGGCCGCAGTGGGCCAACCGCTGTTGGTATAACGCTAAGATCAATCTCGCGTGGGAAAACACCTGGACTTAAATAAACTGCCATTGGTCACTCCTAACGGCTTATAACTAAGTAACTATAAATATTTTTGCCGAAAAGACTAGGAATTTATTGTTTCTTCACGTTGTTCCTGCACTTCACTATCATATGTGACCTGCAACATCCCTCTGGCAACCAAATTTTTCACCTGATCATTTATCAAAAAGCTTTTGGGCAACAATGCATCCTGTCCTGGAGTTAGTCTAACCTGTTGCTCATTCTTGTAAAAATCGCTTCCCGGCGCTCGCACCTGAAGAGCAATCATTTGTTTGCTAGTATTGTAAATTCTGATTACATGTGTTTTTTGCTTAGCCATAATTGTTGGTTCTCCTATGATCCAGTTGACTGACCCCACACACCAGATGGAGTTCTATCTTTAGTTATATCCTCTATTGTTTGAGTTGGCTCAAACCAATAAGAATCGCCACTTGAAGATGTACCCTTTGATGCTAACAAAATAGACCCAATTTTCTCGTTGAAAGTAGTGACTCTGCCAAGCACAACAGGGGTAATAGTTTCTGGCAATGGCAGCCATGCCTCAGCAGTAAACGAAAGTTCATACCTTACATTTGCGTGCTGATCAAATCCCGTTTCTTTTTCGCTAGCATCTGTTGAACCACCGAATTTCATTTGTATATTTCCCTGAATTCTGCCATCAGACATTTTAAATTCAGCGAGAGGGTTGAATCTAGTTAACGCTTGATATTGAATATATTCAGCGTCCCTTTTATGTTCTGCCCAAATAGTTATAGTATAATCAACATTATATGGCACAGGACGTTTATATTGAGCAACTAAACTTTTGCCAGTATTAAGATATCTGTGCCCCAAATGCCTATATGGTGGGCTGAATTTCTCAGCATTAAATTCATGCCGTTCTCTACTTATAGTTGCAAGAGGTAGCCTGACACGTCCTTCTTTTAAATCATCCGCCCAAATAAGTAAACTTTTATCACCGCCAGCAATTTTTACTCTCATAAACCTATAGGAATCTTTAGTAGGAACTCTGATTCCAGACCAATATTGTTTCATAGCATCATCAAGAGATCTAAATCCCGGAATTAAAAATTCTTCTATATCATAGGGATAAGATAAAAAATCATTGCCGTCTAAAGGATTTCTGCCTCCCTCAACATGACTCAACTGTTTGATTCCTGGTATATCACGAACCTCATTTGGCACTTGCGACGCCAAATTAGCTTGTTTAACCGTAAAATCAGTATTAAAGTCGTATAGGGGCACTAAAAATTTCCTTTATCTAACCCCGTTATCATTTATTAAAGAAATAATATTGGTCGGATTTTTCAAATTTTGAATCATAGCGTCCATTCTATCTTTAGTTCTATCATATTGTTCTTGATCCATTGAAGATTGAGTACTCAAAAAAAACGTAATTTCCATGCCATTAACTTTCTTACCCATTGGCTCGCCCATGTCTAATTCTATAGCATTTTTGACATTTTCTGATATACCTTTAGCAAGAGCATTTAATATAGCATGACTTTGCACTTTCATATCTGAGCTTATTTGCCCTTTAATGTAATCAGATGCTTTCGAAATATTTGCCATTCGTTTGTATCCTTTCTTCCGTTGGCATATCTTGCTCTGGCCTAACAGTAATGTCAGCGGTAAGAGTCTCTACTGCACATGTTAAATAAAGCCAATGATAGCGAAAATTGCCACTTGGAGTAGCATTGACTATTCTAAAATTTTTAGGCGCAATAGCAGCAGCATTGTATGGCAATTGAACCACGTCGCCTATCCGCAACATTCTATCGCCAAACTGTTCATATAATTGATGATGGCTAAAAATGACTTCGCTTCTGTTTCTTGCGTCAGCACCCCATTTTTGTAATTCAACTTCCAACGGCATGGGTTTAAAATAAGCCTTCATATGTACAGGATTCCAATAAGTAGGATCAGCATCTTCGTCCCATACAGCATCGTAATCGGCATTGTCAGTTCGAATAAAAACTTTGATTTCTGCACCGGCTACGTGAATCTGCTCATTAGCCATGAGCCTAACTAATCTTAAATCAGCACTTGCCGGGTCATGAATCTGAATAGGCGTATGACGCTGCTCTGTTTCTGACCTATAACTGGTCAGAATCGTATTAAATTTGTCGGCGTCTACCCCGCCTGTGTCTTGCGAGAACCTATGTAACATTTAATCCTCCGAGTTATATTTGGATAGAGCAAAATAGCACGCACGACGGATTATACTCAAACAGCATCATATATAGGAACTATCGCAATTCCCGAATCGTGCCCTCAGGCACATATGGGTCCGTAAGCGGTTTAGGCGTAGCAGCAAAATCTGGCGATGGGCAATATCCTTGCCCAACAACATCACAATGATCATATGACGTGGTTACAGTCTCATCGCTAGACGCATTCAATCTCAATATTTCATAAAAATCGTCATATGGATTGCAAAGATTCGCACCTTTATCATTACACCCAAGTTTTATATCCGGTAAAACTAACCATTTTTGGCGTCTATTACCTTCACCCCAATTATGGCCTAAAACTACGTAAGACCCCGGCAAAGCAATCAGGGCATCTGCTAGTGCGATAAAAACATCAGAGCAACGCTTATAGCGCGCCAATGTATCAGAAGTTATAGCAGACGACGGTTCACACCCCGGCACCATTATTTTGTTATTGGGCAGGATTTCTAATTTAAAATTGATTACAATATCACTTAAACTCATATTACCACTTCACAATCCCCAATGGTTCGCCTAATTGGAAAGCTTTCTCAATTATTTCTTCTTTTTCTTTAATGCCTTCGGCCACTAAATCCCCGCCATCATAACTAATTGAACCACCGTCAGGCGTTGGGACTCCCGTTATTTTTCTTCTAGCACTGCCAAGCATAACTTTAGCTTCGGCCAACATCATATCACTGGCAAGCTGTTTGGCTTGTGGGCTTCTAAAATAATTAATCACAGGAGTGTACATTACTACTACTGGATATGAACCTTTAGGTGTTGGATACAATCTTATCAATTGATCTTTGGATGCTCCGTCTACTTCCCCAAGAACTTCCCAGTGCCCTTCTGTTCCTAAAACTTTTTGCGAAAACGCTCTATAAGATTGCAAAAGATGATAATCAACTAAAATATTCTGAATTCCAGAAATATTACCAATATTAAATAAGAAAGATTCAGCGCCAAACACATCGTCGATTCTAGTAGTTACCGGATCCCAAGAAACTTCTTGTATCCAATACGCATCTGCAGGCATTGGGTAAGTTGATTTTAATGGCTCGGTGTAAAACACGGCCATTTTTTGTTCTCTAGGAAAATAACCAGCTATAAAATCGCCAGCCGTTGATAAAATGGAATTCCACTGATCCTCCATAATTTCCACTTCAACTACAGGATGCCCCAATTTGCTAAGCACATATTTTTTCATTGGGTCAGGATTTACCTTCAAAATAGCAGGTAAATCTGCAGGAGCTATTATGGCCATTATTCTTCTATCTCCTCTGAATCACCAACATGACCCAGAAATCTACCACTCATATAACATTCACTTGGTAACCGTTCTTCAAAAATGTTTCTTGATCCAGCTTCGGCTCTTCTTTTATATTCTTCAATACGAGCATCCATCATGCGCTTAAAATCATTTTCAAAATCAGATTGAGACATAGGATTTCCAAAACTAATTTACCTAGGAAAATGATATCCACGATTTCCCCAAATCACGCCAGCATAACGAATTCTAAAAACACTGTAAGTGATACCGCCGGGAAGACCAGCCGTCAAATTAGACTCAATTAAAGCTTTTAAAGTTTTAACTTCATCAGCAATAGCCGTATTCGGATTAGATTCAAAACTATGAGAGCCACCTGCTCTTGTTAAAGTTTCACCCGCATGAATTAATGTCTTGTCAGGATGCACTTGCGCATTAGCAGTTGAAGAAGTATAAAAACCAGTTATTTGCACATACGGAGGTGAATTACCAAACTGCGGCACTGCACCGCCACCATAAGATAAACTGCTATATTTATTACCAGTTTTCCTATTGTATAATTGTTGGCCGCCGCCAGGCTCAGCCATATTCATCGCAGAACTTTCATCAGTATACAGCGATGCGTCTGTCAATGCATCATAGACTAATGAAGATATCCTTTGAATTTCTCTAATATATTCATGTCTTTTCCCCGTTCTTTGCGGGAAGATTTTAATATACACATCAAAAGGAACTTGTTTCGCCATTATACACCTCTCAGGATTAATGTTCTACAATAGTTTTGACACAGAAGATGCTGCTATTTTTTAAAATATTTCAATTACGAATTCGCTTTGCCAACATGCCGCCGCTGCTGTTGTTTTCGCGCCCTTTGCCGTTGTATCCTCTGAGCCGAAGAGCTATTACCTTTAGTAACTTTAAACTCGATGGAATCTAAAGCTTCAACTAAAGCAGCAGTTATATTACCGATTACGACTGGCCTAGAAGCTTCTTCCCCATTAAGAACATAAACTTGACCAGAAGCTACAGAAATATTATTGTCGTCAAGATCATGTATTCTAACTAATAAATCACCTATTCCAAGATTTCCATTGTTTGCGCCAGCATAAGTTCCAATATTTTCATTAGAACCTTCAACCATCGTTATTTTTTTATCAGAAAATAAAACAGAAAACTCAAATGTGCCTAATGTGTTATTCCAAAAATAATTGTCGGATAACCTTTCAATAGAAGCGGCCACACTTTGCCCAGTTACGTCAGTATAACTAATTTTAACACCCATAATATTTTCCCATAGTAAATCTTACTTTATTTTTATCTCATGGGATAACCAAATAATTCGCAATCTTCTTTTGCCCAATTGTCGTTCACATATTTTAATAGTTTAGGATCATGATACCATTCTTTGAAATTAATAAGCTCATGGTATTTCGACGGTAATGATACCTCATATCCTAATATTTTTGAAAGATTTTCTTCTAAATTTTCATATCTTATAATTTTATAATCTTCTAATCCGCTAGCTTTTATAAACTCTGCTATAGTCTTGTTAAACATCCAATTTAGTTTATCTTTATTATAAACAAATTCTTCCCAACAAATGTATTTTTCTGCCAATCCTTTATCTTGCGCCCATTCATAGTGTAAAAATAATCCTACAAGACGAGTGTAAGGATCTCGACATATGATATAAATCTTAAGTGCCTCATCGACGATTCCTCGTCTATGCCATCCTTTATGTATTTTTGTGCAATGGTGATTTATGCTTTCCTCGTCAAATGGATCTGGGCCTATTACCCAATAAGCATCCCTGCATAACGCCGTACATATGTTTCTACCAGCTGTGCGCGGCGTGGTTATTATATCCCCTTCAGCGTCCAAAACCGTTCTGGAATAAGCATTCATGCATAATGCCCTATGTAAATTTCTGCTAGCTGTATGCGGCGGGGTTATTATCACAATATTGCAGTCTTCAATAAAAATCATAGAACCCTCGTCATATAACTAGGCCACTGCTCATTTGTAATTGCTTCCATTTGTATGTCTCTATTCTTTATCCTTTCGTTAACAGCCCGAATTACCGAAGTGCCCCAGCCCTTTGGGTTAGTTGCGTAATCATGCCCCATTATTAATCCTCCAGTTTTTACCTTTTTAACAGATAAGGCTATCTCTCGACTAACACACTGATAATGATGATTGGAATCTATATAAACCCAGTCTAAAGAATTATCGGGCAAAGAAGCTAAAAATGAAGAAGAGTGCTGTTTATGAAGTACGACTTTTCCTTCTTTTATTTGTTCTTTGAATATATCTGCCACTGAAAGATAATGGTCGTCATACCACAGATCCGACAATTCATGTGATTTTTGTAAATATTCGGCTTTTTCCCACTTGTCAACCAAAAACAACAAGGAAGGTTTAGTTCTAAACAGCAGTTGTACCGCATTGGTTCCTCGACACACACCAAGTTCTGCCCCAATTCCCTTTTTGGGTATCATTTCATACATTAGTTCTCTAGTATCAATTTCCTCGATAGAAGCTTCGCTATTTAGTGGATTAATTAAATCCATTATCCAAACCTTCCTTCATCAGGACATATAACCAATCTGCGGACCTGGCTTCTCATTAACGCGGCTTCTGCTGGTTCGCTCTCTATAAAATAAGCTGCATCTGAATCTGCGAATGCTTTTGATTTAAATTTAGCAGCTTCAACGATATGATTAGAATTTCTAATTTTTTCTTTTTCTGTCGGGTACATTTTTAAAAAACCATATTTTATCTTATACTTTTTTAACCAAGCTTCTGTTATATCTCTATATTTTTCAAGTCTTGCTGTTATTATCCCTTTACATGTATAAGTTCGAGGAATTCTATGATACAATGGTTTTACATTTGTTATATAATCTACATAATCAACTTCATTTTGACATTTTTTATATGGGACATTTGGCGACAATATTCCATCAAAATCCAACACTGCATTTTCAATATATGCGCTATTGAAAAAGTTCCATTCTAAGAGATGAGGTGGAGGTAGCTCTTTTCCATAAACATCCACTACATGCAATGTTGCTGGGTGGACATATAGGCTTCCATATAATACTTGTTTATGATTTTTAAAAACTTCTTTTATCTTTTTTATGGATATTCCGCCATACACGGTATCATCCAAAATCAGTATTTTCCCTTTTTTCTGCTCATAATCTTTCATTCTTTGGCCGCCAAACTGTGATCGGCCAGATAATAAGTGGAATTCTCCTGAATTATTAAAAGAATATAAAGGGATGTTTAACCACAAAGCACACATACTGGCTGGCAGATACCCTGATCTAGGCACTCCCGCAATCCCTTTTAATTTAAGTTCTCCTAATTTTGGAAGCAAATGATTTTTACAATCTTCAATTAAATCATTAATCGTTAAAAATTTACCCTTAACTATAAAATTCTTTCTATCGTGTTTTTTATCACAAGCTATTTTGTATTCTTCTCTTTCTGCCGAAGTAGCATTTTGACACCATTGCCAATTTGGCGGATCATATGTCATCTCCTGTCTAAAAAATTCACAGAATCCTGACTGTAGGCATTGACATTTTTCCATATATCACTATTCCACAAATATTTCAAATGCTGCCCCTAAATCTCTCGTAAATGTATGTGGAGAGTTTTCGGGCGAACCTGAACTTCCTTCTCCTGAATTTAAATCACACGGAGAATCATCTCCATAGCCCTCAGGAGGACCACCAACATCGGTAATATATTTAACAGTCAATGTGTCGCTGTCTGTAATTCCAGTTACTTGATAAGTGTAAGTTGACAGGGTGTCGTCTGGATCCCCCGCTGTATGATGTACTGCTGTGATCCAATCCCCAACTTGCGCATTTACCACTGAAGATCCGTAGTTTACCGTATAAAATGGTCCGGATCCTGAACAACTACTTACCGCAATATTACTATATATTGTTATTGTATTTCTTGCCATTATCCTACTCTAGCTTAGGGGGCAGTATTAGCTAAGTTTTGCCCTATTATAAACCCATCAAATTTTGTTGCTGTCCTACAAATAAATCCATAAACATCAGCCACATCTGTATCCGCAGTCGCTACTGGAGTAATGCCTCCAGCCCAATTAACTACCGCAGCGGCGGGGCTAGTGCCTGTGCCTGAAGTTACAGTCCAAGCAACAGTCCTTTCTTCAGAATCATCATTTTGAATTCTCACAATAATCCTTTGTCCAACGGTAACATTATGGAATATAACCGCATCAATGTCGTCGTCTTCTAAAGTGACTTCATGGTAATTTCCTGTAGCCCAATCTATTGTTATATCTGTATCATCTTCCGATATCGTTCCAGAACCAACGGAACCAATTATGGCCTTGCTAAAGATGACCCCGCCGTCAGCATCAATAGCAATGGCATCAGTGTCAGAAGCAGATCCAATATTCCCTCCGTCAGAAATGACCACACTAGCCAGAGTTCCTACTGATGTAATATTAGGCTGGGCGGCAGTCGTAACCGTAGCCGCCGTTCCAGTGGTATTTTGATTTAACGTTGCTACCCTGGCAGCAGCAACAGTGCCAGAAGATATATTGGAGCCATTCAAACTGGCCAAGCTGGCACCGCTTCCTGAAAATATTGTTGCCGCTAAAATTCCCGTGCTAGAATTGAAAGTTAAATTACTTCCAGTTTTTGGTTCTTGATCGCCAGTCGCAGTGGTAACAAAGAGCGGAAAACATGTCGTATCGGAAGATTCATCGGCCACAGTGATATCCGTGGGAGTACCGCCTCCGCCACTAGCTGTAAGCTGCGAACTTGACACTGAAATTCCCGAACCCGCAATGGCAGTAAGGAAATTATCGATACTCTCTATAATCACATCGCCGGTAGCACCGCCATCCAAAAAGACCATATGATCAGCAGTTTGTAAAACATCCCCGGCAGAAGCCAGTCCCAACAATTTTGTTGCAAGAGTGTCGATGCCAACTCTTTTTAGAGTCCCTCCATCAGAATATAAGACTTCATCGGCAGCAACTAATCCACTAGTGATCTCATCAAACCCAGAAATACAGTCATCGTTAAGCATTGAATAGTGTACTGCATCAGCTTGAATAGTTGCTGTTCCTGTTACATTACCAGAGCCATCAAATGCCGCAGATGTCCATACAACATCTCCAGTCATACCGATTGTTCTAGTAGCAGCCAAAGCTGTGGCAGTATCAGCATTCCCAGTCGTATCTTGATTCAATGTCGCTACTCTAGCAGCAGCGACAGTCCCCGTAGAAATGTTACTTCCATTCAGGGCGGTCAGGCTGGCCCCGCTGCCTGAGAACAGGGTGGCTGTAACTGTTCCTGTACTAGGATTATATGTTAATCCTGTGTCAGTCTCAGCACCTTGTGAACCAGTTGCTCCATCCACAAAAACCGGATATACAGTTTCGTCAGCAGTATTGTTGGCACTTACTGTAAAATTATCAGCAGTTCCTGTCGTGTCCTGATTTAAAGTTCCAACAGTAAAATCAAGAGTATTATCGTCATCTTGATAGGCGACGGTTATACCGCTTTCAGTATTACTACCAACCATCGCGCCAACGGTGTCAGCAATATATTCACTAGAAACAGACAAAACACTATTACTAGCAGTAAGGCCAGTGCTTGATTCTGTCCCAGCAAATAATGTTGCTAAAGAAGCTATCGTAGTTAACTGTTCAGTAGAACCATCAGAATCTAAAGTCGCTAATTTATCGCCATTAGCAGGCGTTACATCGCTAAACTCAGAAAAATCTGTTGTAATAGTTATTGTTGTAGAAGAACCACTTGTGTCAATGCCCGCACCGCCTGCAATAGTAAACCCAGCATCGCCAGAACCAACTGACAATGCTCCGCCAGTATCGCCAGTTAAAGACACGGCGGTTATATCGCCACCACCGCCGCCGCCGCTAACTTCTTCCCAAGCTGGCGCTGAACCAGCGCCTGTAGCAGTTAATACGTGGCCATCAGTTCCTGCTGCTAATTTAGTAAGCACGCCGCCAGAATTACGATAATAAATATCTCCCTCTGCATCGCTGCCCAGTGTTACAGTAACGCCAGCCAACACAGCCCCAGTCGATAGCGTCCCGGACGTAACAGTGCCAATCGTGGCTAAATTCGCTGCCGATGTAACAGCAGCCTGAGTAGCTCCTGTCACAGTAGCAGCAGTTCCAGTAGTATTTTGGTTCAATGTCGCCACCCTTGCGGCGGCCACTGTGCCGGAGGAAATATTGCTACCATTTAGACTGGTTAGGCTCGCTCCGCTACCAGAAAATACTGTGGCTGTGACGGTCCCCGTGGAGGGGTTGTAGTGCAAGTCTCCATCAGACTGTATACCGATACTCGCAGAACCGTCTAAATCGTCCACAAATGTTATTGCGTGATTGGAGTCGTCTGATTCACTATCTGAGACGATGACATTGGTAGCAATAGTAGCTGTAGCAGCATTGCCAGAAACCGACGTTTGGTCACCAGTATTGTTTCCCGAAATACTGGCGTCAGAAAGTGCTGTACTTAACTGGGCTACGGTAAACGAACCCAAAACAGCAGCATTGCCGGTAGATGTAATATGTCCCGTTAGATCGGCATTTGTTGTTACTGTGTCAGCATTGCCGGCGACATCGCCGGTTAAATCGCCTACAAAAGACGTTGCGGTTAATGCTCCGCTGCTAGAATCAAATGCTAGATTGCTTCCAGATTTTGGTCCTAAATTTCCCGTTGCGGCAGTAACAAATAGCGGAAAACATGTCGTATCAGAAGACTCATCAGCCACAGTTACAGTAGTCGCAATAGCCGCAACACCAGTCGTATTTTGGTTAAGAGTTGGGAACGTGCAGTTTGTTAGAGTTCCAGATGCGGGTGTTCCCAATACTGGAGTAACTAAAGTAGGGCTAGTGGCAAAGACTAATGTCCCACTTCCTGTTTCGTCCGATATTACTCCTGCTAGTTGCGCAGAAGTTGTAGCAGCCATAACTGACAAGTTATTAGTAGTATAAACGCCGTTTGTCACAGTATCTGCGTTACCAGTCAAGGCTCCTTCTATGTCCGCAACTAAAGTAGCTTTTGCATAACCTGCTCCAGAAATGTTTACTGTGGTAGTGGGGGCAGCCTGTAAGTCTTTAAATAGCTTAAACTTGCCAGAGTCATTGGCATCTCTAAACAATCCCGCATAAAGATCCTGACTTCCAGAGGTGTCATAGAGACCATAAAAACCTATGTCCACAGCATCGCTGCCGTTGTTGCCACTAGCTAAAATTATTAAGGGATCTTCAACACTAAGAGTGGCCGTATTAACTGTAGTGGTGTCCCCGCTAACAGTTAAATCCCCTAAAATTGTTACATCGTCTGGAAGCCCAATAGTTACTGTCCCAGCCGCTTCAACGACAGTAACCTCATTGGCCGTTCCAGAAAAAGTCATGGTTCCCCCCAAAGCAACTGGGGAGGTATTTGAACCATCGCTAACGGTAATAGAAGAATTAGCCAACATTGTGTTGCTAACAGTTCCGCTATCTGTAGTATAAACACCGTTTGTTACTGCGCCTGCTGTTAAGCTTGCCGCAGTTCCGCTTATGTTGGTTCCTACTAATGCAGAGGGAGTTCCTAGTGCTGGAGTAACCAAAGTAGGATTAGTTCCAAAGACTAATGCCCCGCTTCCTGTTTCGTCCGATATTACTCCTTTTAATTGAAGAGACGTTGTAGCAGCCATGACTGAAAGGTTGTTGCTAGTATAAACGCCGTTTGTCACTGTATCAGCGTTCCCTGTGACATCGCCAGTTACATCACCCACAAAAGATGTTGCGGTTAACGCTCCGCTACTAGAATCAAATGCTAGATTGCTACCAGATTTTGGGCCTAAATCGCCAGTCGCGGCGGTGACAAATAATGGAAAACATGCCGTGTCGGAAGATTCATCGGCCACAGTGACAGCCGTCGCAGTGCCACCGCCAACAGAAGCCCAAGCTGGATTAGCACTAGTGCCTTGCGTTTTTAAAAAATGACCATTTGTTCCAGCCCCAAGTCTCACATAATTAGTGCCATCATAATACATGATGTCACCCTGAGCGTCTGAACCAAGAGCAATCATTGTTCCATCAACAGAGTTGGTTTGAATATTGGCCACAGCGGTTACATTGCCAGAACCGTCAAAACCTGCAGATGTCCATACAACATCTCCAGTCATACCGATTGTTCTAGTAGCAGCCAAAGCTGTGGCAGTATCAGCATTGCCGGTAAGTGATCCTATAAAAACAACGCTAGTTATTGATGTAGCCTCAGTTACCACACCAGCATCAACGTTTATAGTTCCATCTAATACAATGGCACTACCGGCTGCAGGAGTAATATTAACCGCACCAGCGGTGGTTGAAATAGTAATAGCAGCATCTCCAGCCGTTATATCATCAGCAGCAACACTGCCGCCGCCGCCGCCACTGGCCGCTATAGTTGTATCCGTAATAGTTAAATTATCACCAATCGACAACCATTTAAAAGTATCAGCGGTTTCATCCCAGAATAAAACCCTATCACCGCCAGGATCAGATAATGATTCTAAACCAAGATGACTTAATGATAATGTGTTGCCAGATGCAGACAATCCAGATCCAGCAATAATAACATCCGAAAGGGCCATCGTATGGCCCTCGAATTTTTTAGTAGTAGAATTATATTTTAATATCTGCCCACTTGTGACAGACCCGATATCCTTGGCGTCGACTATTTGTCGAACACCGACTGGTCTGATATCCATTTGTCACTCCGCAGAACATTATTCAGGCTGCTCCGAAGTTTCAGTGGCAGACACAATTGTGGATTCGGAAACAACACTGCTAGTATTTTGAGATGTTTTTTCTGCCTCTTCTATTTTAGATTTGGTCTGGAGCATATGTAATCGCGCTTGTTCAAATTGTTCAGAACTTAAAGCCGTCAACTTTATTGTGGTGGGAATAGACTCCAACACATTCCCGTCGTCATCTATCCGGATAAATTTTGTTTGCACCACAGTCTCAAGATGACCTATCATCACATTCTCCTTTAGAATAGATTATAATATTATATACTACATATAAATACACGAAAAGCCCGGTCCATAAGGACCAGGCTTTTCGCTTGATCTAAAACAAGTTTAGATGTGCACGTTTACGCGCCAGCAACTGCCCGAACACTTGCGTGCAGGTCAGCATTAGTGGCGTGAGTAAGACCAGCAGTCGTAAGTCTGAGGAACATATCCTGCCCGATCTGAATCGGGAAGTCTAAGCTCTTACCGGACGTTCCGGCAACAGAAGCAAAGGTACGCACTGCTCGCAGGCCTACCACTCTGGGCATACCGCGTGTAGCATTAGCCCTTGCTTCACCCATGTACGGACTCATGTCTGTAGCACTTGTATCACGATTTTGATACGTGACCAAAATTTCCTCGGCAGGGACACTCACGATCAACGGGCGCAATCGCTTAATAAGCGCGCCAACTGATTCATGACGATGTGCCTGACGAAAGCCTCGCACTTTGCGAAAAACATTAATGTCAGTATTGGCTGGTTGAGTAGCCATAACACATTCTCCTAAAAAAATAAACCTCTGAAACTAGATCTAGTTTAGCCGTAACGACTAATTTAGCCGCAACAACTAATTTATCTTTGCACAAATATTATAAATTTGACACGATCTCCAGATCGCTTTCAACCATTATTTCGGCAAGCTGACTATAACTGACTTCAGGACGCCACCCCAGTTTATCTGCAGCTTTAGATGAGTCTCCGCATAATAATTGTACTTCTGCTGGCCTAAAAAATTTAGGATCAATCTCTACATGATCCTCGTAATTTAAACCAACATAATTAAATGCTATTTCTACAAATTCACGAACAGTTCTAGCTTCTCCAGTGGCAACCACATAATCGTCGGGACTATCCTGCTGAAGCATCATCCACATTGCTTTAACATAGTCACCAGCGAATCCCCAATCTCGTTTGGCATCAAGATTTCCTAAATATAATTTATCCTGTAAACCATGCTTAATCATAGCAACAGCATAAGAAATCTTACGCGTAACAAATTCTAATCCACGCCTTGGACTCTCATGATTAAATAAAATTCCGGATACCGCAAACATGTCATAACTTTCACGATAATTAACAGTGATCCAATGTCCATATACTTTAGCAACACCATATGGACTTCTAGGATAAAACGGCGTGGATTCAGTCTGAGGAGTTTCTAAAACTTTCCCAAACATCTCACTAGAACTAGCTTGATAAAATTTAGCACTAATGCCAGTTGCTCTTATTGCTTCCAGCATTCTAAGAACACCCATGCCAGTTACTTGCGCAGTATATTCTGGTTCATCCCAGCTTACCGGCACAAAACTTTGTGCTGCTAAATTATAAACTTCATTTGGTTTCAAAGAATTAACCAAACGATTTAAAGAAGTTTGATCTAATAAATCTGCTTGATGTAAAGATATCTGATCTTCTAAATGTTTTATTCTGCCAAGATTATCAATGCTAGATCGTCTAACAATTCCATGAACATCATAACCTTTACCAAGTAAAAACTCGGCAAGATATGAACCATCTTGACCAGTTATACCGCTTATTAACACTGTTGACATAAAAAATCTCCTTATTTCAACTATTTACTATTGAAACAAGGAGATTTTAAATCAATTATTTTTGCGTTTTTAGCTGAGAGGGCAATTTATCATCTGGTATGCCCGTATATTTAAAATCTTGCAATTTATAATTTTTATAAAACAAATTAATAAGATTTACTAAAATATCAAAATTACATGAAAATGGCTTTGTTATAACCATAGCCACAGACGATTCGGGATTGACATAATGAACAAAATGTTCAACATTAAACAATACTTTGTCTGCCACACTTGAACTAATATCCGTGAAGATAATCATGTCGCCATTTTTAGGAGATTCGTCAAATAGTACGTCTCCCACAGTGAAACTGCATGACGGCCCGTCATCTGCATGGCCAGTAATTAAATCAATCCTGACTGGTAACGTAATCGTTATCATTTCTTGTTTTTTACTGTTGACCTATTATCAGAATTCTCTACAGTAGACCTATTTCCAGAATTTTCCGTAGTAGATGATCTATTATCAGAATTCTCTACAGTAGACCTATTTCCAGAATTTTCCGTAGTAGATGATCTATTATCAGAATTCTCTACAGTAGACCTATTTTCTGTTGTTGATCTGTTTCCAGAATTAACATTGCTGTCTCTAATAATAGTAATATTACTGTCCCTAATATTATAATTTACGACAGTAGTTGGCGAACTAACCGATGGCCTAGCTGTATTTCTTTGGCCCGATGTATTTCTAGCACGTTGAATATGAGCGCCGATGATATGTGATTGCATGCGCGACAATCCCATACGATAATCATACCCATAGCTAATACCACCACTATTATATGGATTGCGCCAAATTGGGTCGGGAAACATCGTAGGAACACCATATCGTTGCGCAAAATTGCGCTCTTGAAATTGATACTGCCCTATAGCACGCGCGCCTGGAATAGAATAAATACCCCCATCCGGGCCAATATAATGCATTCTTGGGTTAAATCCGGGCGGATACTGAGCAAAAACAGTGCCAGTACACAAAAGAACAAACAGCACAGACAGCACAGACAAAATTTTCATAACAATACTCCAGGGTAGAAATGGCTCTACATTAATGTGGCATTGTTATAAATACGTGTTAATATTTTTTGAAAGACAAATCTATAATATGGAAATTGACCCTAAACAAATAGCTAAGATGATAACGGAAGATCCGGATGAATATGCGGATTTCGAAGATGCTGATGAGTTCGAAAGCGGCGATCCAGACGGATATACACATTTCCACCCGGCGACCAAAACACTTTTTGAGTTGGGCGAATGCGAAAATTGCGGCAGAGATGTACAAGAAGCAAATTCAGTAGGATATGTCAACCCGGACGACGAAATGATGATGATGGGGTACCATGAATATGAAGGTTCGTTACCTCCAGAAATCGCATGGGACGATGCTCTTAGTAGTGCCACTTGTGGAGAGTGCGGCCATGATCCCACAAGAATATTGGGGGATTTCAAAATAGAGACAAGCAGAATTCCTCCCAGGTCGTCCTGGCTTCATGAAGAGAAACATCAGCTACGCCTACTCCGTCCCCGTCAAGGCCCAATTATTCGGAACATACAATGGTCGCCCGCAGCAATCACTATTCAATTTCCCAGCGGGGAAATCTGGGAATATGTCATTTATGAAAATCGATGGCTGCAAGATCTTTTAAAAAGCCATCGTCGAAATGTAGGGCGTCTCGTGGCTGCTATGAAAAGAATCCCAAATATTGAAGTTCAACGCGTGTTGGATCTTGAGTCTTAACTAAATTATGTGTAAGTCTCTTCACCATATTCGTCACCATATTCGTCACCATATTCGTCACCATATTCGTCAACTTCGAATTCTTCAGGATCTTCAATTAAGGCATTGAGCAAAGAACTCGCTTCTTCCGGATTTTCAATAACAGCAGCGACAATCTTATGTAAATGATCGGGTTCTTGTAATGCCAAGGCGGTCACAAGGTCGGCTAAAGAAACGCCTTGAGGTTTCACCTTTAAGAATCGACGCCACAGTTCTGGCCCAACTTGAATTAAATAAGGTTCATGCCGTATGTCATCAGCATGTGAAAGAACCTGCTCAGTTTCTTCACCATTTAAGTTTCCAAGACCATGGTAACTTAAAAGTTCAGCAACACCCTTGCTCATTTCTTGGGCCAACACTGGAAAAACCACACCACGCGCATCTATTTTATAATCATCACTATCTCCGTCTTGGTTTACATTAGCTGAACCCACAGCAGACATGCCTAGCATAGCAAACATAGCTGGAATATCAATTAGCCAATACATCTGAACCGACAACGATGAAATCCGATTATATAAATCCAATAATTCTGGGTCTATTTTCTCTATTTCTTTATCCACCACGTGATGCATCGTCATCATAGCATGCACTGCAGATCCTTGCGTCATTGTGTTCATGGTCAAACGCTTGTTAATCTGCTTACGCATATTTTCATCGAGTTCTGGCTTCTCTTTTCCTTCTTCATCCTCTTCATTTTTTTCAACATCAGAAGTAAGACGACCTTCTAGCATCTCTTCCGGGATTCCCCAAATTTGAACTGTTATCTTTTTGGCCAACGCGATAAGTTCATCTTGGTGTTCTGATTCTTTCTGTACGATTTGGTGCATAATACGCATCATATTTGCGGGGTTGGCGTTTAGACTAGTCACTCTGTCAGTAACATGTTCCCAGGCTCCACGTGACAACTTATCGCCTAACAAAGCAAGAACCGGATGTTTGGCAAACAGATGCTCTCGATTACTGGGAAGATCCTGCCAAAAGCTTTGTATAGACGGATGCGTTTCATCTTCATAGGCTTCGGCTAGAATTGAAACCATGATGTCATTCCCCGACTCCATACAATTCTTGGGCTGCACCTTGCGTTTTGGAACTGGGGGGTGAAAAGGATCTGGCTTAGAAGGCTTTTCTTGCGGTGGCCTAGATGGGGCTGGCGACGGATAATCCGTACGTCTAGATGGAGAAGGAGCTTCCCTTGCAGGAGCCGGTATAGCCGTAGCCTCTACATCTTCTACCTCTTGCATTTCTTTTGCAGCAAGAGCTTCATCCAGTTTTTGTTTTAAATTTTTTGATTTCATTTTATTAATTTAATGGGGGCCTACCTTGATAATCTCCGGGCGTGTGGTCTTTCCGCATTCTATTAATTTCAACCAGCGGCCCTTCAGGATCTGATTCAGCCCATTTTCCAAGAGCGTAGTCCAAACCAATAGAAATTATGTGCAGGCCCTCATTTGAAATACCCATCACTTGCCCGAAACCGCCCGGTTTACCTGACTCAAATTGTATAATCTGTCCAGATCGCCCGATCTTAGTCGATTTATATTCTGAAGCATCAAATTCAGGGTCTTCTTTTTGATTTTCCATAAAAACAATGTAAAGAGGGCCTTTTTTCATATACTGAGCAGCCTGCCACGCATAGCCTTTTGTACGATCGTACCTGTCTGCTGGCCCTTCTAATAACTTAAAATCCCTAGTTTCCCCCGCTCTAGGATGCCAATCACCATAAGTAAATTTTGACTCACTATCTGCTATGCCTTCTTGATATCCAGGTTGCCCCGGTCTATTCCTAGCAAGTTCAGTAGTACACCATTGAGTGCCTCGCCCCATATAAATCGCAGCTTCCGGTTCTGTAATCTTATAAAATTTATAACGAGTTTTATAAATATTCGGAAGCGTTATCTCAAAAACTAATTCAGCGCCCTTTTTCATATCACGAGATTCTTGTCTTTTAGTAGTAAATTCTTCCTCGCCTAATTCAAGGAATATTTTTCCTAAATTTCGCCAATCTCTTATAGGTGAATTCTTTTCCCATAGATCAATCGGTAAATTCATACTTTTCCACTGCTGCGTATTTTTATTATTATGAAAAAATTCTAATGTTCTTCTTAGTCTTTCACCGTCTTCAGGAAGCACTATTGTAGCATTTTTAAGTTGATCAACAATATATCTCAAATATTGTCCTTGCTGATCAGTGGGGTCAAACTCGACTAAAGATTCTATGTATTTAGCAACATCATCTCTATTGTCAGCAAATTTATCCTTGTCTACCCAACGGGATTTTTTACCCATTAAGGTATCAACCTGTTTAGCCGCTTTAACATCAAGCTGCTCTAATATGATGTTCAATTTATTGATAAAATAATCTGCCATTGACCTAGCCTTATAATTACAAATTATTTTTGCACCTATAAAAAGACCCGGATGCCTTACACATCCGGGTCCAATATTGACCGGTGAGATTCAAACTCACAACCTATGGTCTTTCGACCATTGCTCTGACCCCATCAGTAAGGTGATGCGATGACCAAAGCCATTTGAGCTACAGCCAATATTGTTTATGCAACATTTTGATGTCCGTTTATGGTGGGAGCAATAACTCTTAATTTTTGCAAAGCCAATGTTTCTATTTGCCTTATTCTTTCTTTGGTTACCCCTATTTTATCTCCTACTTCCTGCAATGTTAATGGCTCACAGCCAAGACCAAATCGCATTTCAATTATTCTGCGCTGCCGATCATCTTTAAGCGTATTTACTAACTTTTCAATATATTTGGCGATACTATTGATTCTCAATTCTTCCTCGTATGGCTCAGAACAATCAGGTACACTGTCTATAGAATAATCCTCAGATTCTCTAATCACATTGCCATTAGCAGAATTTATAGCCTTAATAATTGTGCCTAATCTTTTCTTGTTCCAACCCAATTTCTTCAACAATGCGTTTGTGTCAATAATACCATCGTCCATTCTAACAGCATTAACAGCTCTTTCATATTGACGCACATTACTATTGGCATTCATAGCACGTGAAACAGTGTTGTTGCAATCATTCATACGCTGCACATTAGCTCTAATTCGCCAATATGCATATGTTCCAAATCTTACTGACTTGCTAAAATCAAAATTTCTTATGGCATCATATATACCACAAATTCCTTCTGATAACGCATCGTCAAAATCTATGTGACGCGCTTTAAATTGATTTACTACTTTAACAACCCAAAGAATATTAGATAAAATAAGAATATGTTGGGCTTGTTTATCTCCATTTTTAGCTTTTCTGATATATTCTTTTTCTAATTCAGGATCTTCAATAAAATCACACTGTGCTTTTCTAATAAAAGACTGAATGTAATCTGAATATATCACGCGGCACTCCATTATGTTATGTTTATGCTAGTAAATAAACGGGACAATTTGTTATGAAATCCGAATCACTAATTTATGATAGACTACAAAAGAAAATAGACCAAGACGGAAGACCATTAAAAGGAATATACTTAACACGACGCGTAACATCATCATTTTTACAAGCAATACCTCCTAACATACAACATTTCGATGCATATTTATATGCAGTGGTCAAAAGAAAACCAGAAAAAGAAACAAACAACAAATGGGGCAAAGATGCCCGCATAGATCCTTGTTTTTTAAATTGGGAGCAAAAAATCATAGAAATGGTAATACCTTTTAACATTAATGATGGAATAAAATCAATAGACGATTTAGATGAAGAATTTTTTGAAGCTATCCAAGCGTCATTCATAGCTATGATGTACGGTATGTTTTAATTTTATAATATTTCAATGGCCTAGGTCCATATAAACTATGCGCGCCTGGCCCATAAGCATCTGACGATCCATAATGCCAAAACGCTGTGGTCAAAATCGGCGTATTTTGTCTTGCAAGAAACAACGCTATTAACCTTTCAAACATATGTGGCGTCCAAAAACCAACATCACTTAATTTTAAATTTTTGGCTATTTTGTGCAAATAATTTCCCAATAAATCAAATACTTTTCGACTACACGCAAATTGATGAGAATATAGCATACGTGGCTGTTTTTCTATCGCCCAATTATAAATATCAGGATCATACTTCCTAATATAATCCCACACAAATATCCCATTGTCAAACGCATGAATATTCATAGGATCAGTTCGTGGAAACAAAGGAAAAGATTCAGGAACCTCCCATTCTTTCCATGCCCTAGAAAATGAAGAATGAACGGCCAAACCAACAGCACGTTCTAAATTATTTTCAAGATGTTTATGAATTTTTTTCCACGTTTCTCCAGCTTTAAAATGCATAACATTATCCGAGTGCATGATGGCAACATGATTATCACCAATTAGCTGGTCGGCATGCTCCCAAATAGTTAAAATAACCGACGTTTCAAAAAGTGACGAATTCCAAGAAGCATACGTGGGGAAAAAATCATTTGCTTCTGATAAATCAACATCTTCTATTTTAGTAGTTCCGCAAGAAATCGTCTTGCATTCCACCATCTTAGAATTAAACGCTTTTTTAGTTAACAACCTAGAAGATTGCGGGTGGCATAATTGGAATGCTTTTATCATGATTTATCCATGGCCAATTTAACATTAGATAAACCCATAGATTTTAAAATAATCGACGAACCATCGTCGGCATTTAACGTTATTGGAATATAGCTTGTTAATTCATCTTTAGACCAATGCATATGCGTCCCCAATAATTCCGGAAACCTCATATTCCATTTATGATGTAAAAGTCTCATGTAAGTCCAATATTTTTTATCACCAGAAAAACTTGCAGAATATTTTCCATAATGTATTATCGGCAAATGAGAACCCCAAATTGCATACCCAGCAGCACGTGCTTGAAGACACATATCCATTCCGTAAAAATGAAATCCATTAAACATTGGATCAAATTTCAAACCCGTTTTTTTATTTAAAACCATTAAACATTCATCTACGCAATGTACTTGCGTAATATTCTTTTCACCATCCCAATATGGGGCGCTGTCTAATGATTTATCTGACCCATAAACTGTTCCCACAGCTATTGTGTCTATTTTTAAAGCACCACCCCAATTGCCAATATCATATCGCGTAAATTCCATGGATATGCCAGCACTCCCCAGCATTCCCCAATTTTCAGGCAATAGGTCTATCGTGCTCGACAATATATTAAACCAATCGTCTAGCAAACTAACATCTTGATGCACAAACACCAAAATATCAGACTTAGCCACATCAATGCCAATATTCAAGGCATTACTTGCGGAATACCTATTATCATTATTAATGATTGGGATAATTTCTATATCATATCCATTTCGCATTTTATTAATTGATTGTAATAAACATTGGTCATAAATGTCAGCATTAGATATGCATGTTATAATCGAAAAATCTGGCATGATGTAATATATAATCTCCCACAAATTTAAATTGGTTATTTAATACAATGTGGAGGTTTAACCATGGCACAAAGAAAAATTACTTGCATTAGCAACGTTTCAAATCAAATGATCCCAGTGATACTCAGCAAAATCGCACTTGCTAAAAAAGAAACTAGCTCTAATGTAGACTATTATCGTGAAGGTATGTTACAAATCGCTCCCGGAGCCGCAGTAGACGTTGAATCAACAAGGTTGGATGACGGCCAATTGATCCAATTAAAAAATATGGGGCTTATTTCAACAGTCGTCCGATAACATATCTACAAACTTCGAGCGCCCGATAATATAACGTAAATATTGCCGGGCGCTCATGCATATCAATCAATGTTACATTGGTTCATAAAATTTCTGATATTACACCACTGCTAATGGTAACATATTTCAGGCCAAACAGCCTAAAAACCTGTGTTGATTCTATCTTATCTAACACTAAATTACCGTTTAAATTATATATAATTGATAATTCACATGGCGGGATAGACAGCACATTAAAACTATACGAAAAAAATAAAAACATTCTTATATACAAAAACTCTACAAACATGGGAAAAGGCGCAGCATTCATGCGCTATTACAATAGTATTATTAAAAAATATGACACTACATGTTTTATATCAATAGATCCAGATATTAAAGTGAGTGCCGGATGGTTATCAAAAATGCTCACGATAAAAAACAGAATCAGAAGAAAACTTTATCCAAAAATGCACATGTCACATTTAAAAAAACATAACATGGCCAAAAGATCTGATTTTGGGCTATTAGCACCGATATTGTTAAAAGAAAAAAGCAAATTTGATATTAATAATGTCACAATGCACACAATAAACAATGATACCGAAGAAATTGTAAGTGGCATATATCGCAATAGATACACCGCTGGCCCGTTGTTGCTAATCAATAAAAATTTTTTTGAAGCTGTAAATGGATATCCGACAGGTCAATTTTACGGTAACGAAGATGGTTATCTATGCAAAAAGGCAAATCATAGAAATTTATTCACAGGATTCACAACGTCAGTTATTGTAAATCATTTAGACATTGATGATGATGAAGAATATATTAAATGGAAGAAACAGAACGTCCATGGCAATATAGATCATAAAGGTCGCTGGGACTAAAACGACTATAATATTTGTCTATAGCATCAACTTCAACTTCCAACACTTCGTCTATCAACTTTTTAGAATAAATTGCGAACTCTCTAGACGGCATGTCATTAATATTTGAATCATTTACTTTCTCAGTAGATCTGATTATATCTTCATCAAAATCTTCACCAGCATTACCTAATGCATACAATAAATCATTAACTAACGATTCTTGTTTACCAACAAAATTCACCGTTCCTGGAAGATTTTCAATAAAAGATGCATATTCCCAAGATACCCAGCCAGACGGTTTATATCTTATACAATTTCTGACAAATTCATGAAAATCATTAGAAGCACAATTATAGTCTAATGGGTGTGACATACGCCATCCATGCTTCATTCTAAATGACCATCTAGACTGATACCACGACAATGGATGACGCACAAAAGTAAAAATATATTTCTTATTATAGAATACTTTATCTCTGTACCTAAGCAATTCTGGAAAATGCGAATGTTGCTTGCCGTATTCGAACGTCTCAATTTGCGCTCTAGCTATTGCATTTCTAACCCAAACCCCACCTGTTTTAGGAATATGTAAAAATACTGATTTTGGAAGTATTAATGACATTTATTGTAACATTTCTTTTGCTTCTTTATTAAACCCCAAATTGTCCAATAAAATTGAAAGCCTATGATGATAAGTATGGTTATTTAAAACTTCTAGTTGTTGCCGCGCGGCCAACGCTAATCTTTCGCTATCATTTTCTGGGCTATTATAATACTTGCATAAATCTATGTAATGTTCCGCACTATTAGCAATAATTACTGATGCAAACAGATTTTTTAAAGTAGGCACGGGATCATGTATAACTAATGTCCCCGACAATGCCACTTTAAACACTCTTTCTGGTATATCAATTCCATACTGATGCGTATGTATTTCTGATATACATGGCCCAATTTTACCACTGTTCAAAAAGTCACCGGCAGAATCTTCCGCAAGCACTCCAGAACAAATTCCGTCAGGCCAATCGCCCCATCCATGCACTTTACAATGAAACTCGTTGGATTGTAAAATTGGTAATAAAAATTTATCAATAGTTTTAGCTTTGTAATCCCATCTTCCACCAAGATAAACTACGTCATATTGCTTATTATTTAATTCACTACGATAAAACAATGTCTTGTCAGCAGCAGTCGGCATTGGAACCCAAGGAATACCATATCGTTCTGGCCAATGACTCCATAAATTTTTATCATTTTCTTGCCCATATCCAAACACAACATCAGGATTTTTATCAACAACCCAATTAATATTGCTCGACAATTCATTTATCGGACCCAAATCAACAGGGCCACAAGGATTTACATGAATTGCAGTTTTTGTTGAATTATCATCTGGCATAGGTTGCTTATGACCCGAACAACCTATATAAAGATCCGGTTCAAACAAAAACCATGAATCTGTGTTGCCATCCCACCGTTGAATTTCATGGCCTTTAGATCTAAAGGCATTTATGAAGCCATCGGTAATGTACCCCCACGCACCACCGGGCCTATGGCAAATTAATATTTTCATTCTTCTTCTTTTATAATCGACATTCCATAATAATCAAAATCTAAACTATATACATGCTTAAAAAAATCGAATTGTTTACGTGTTAATTTAAAATTACTCTTATTGGATTTATTTATAGCAATGTCAACAATTGCAGTGTTTGATATTTTTTCTATAATGTTTTTAAATTTTGTATTAATAAGACTTATGTCAAAAATATGGTCATAATAATTAGCATTAACACCTATAAAAGTTACTTGTGTTTGCGAATGTTTTCTTATATCTGGACACGCATGCAAGGGCCAAAAATTACGAAAAAAGTATTCAAAAGAAGTATCATCTAAATTTGGTTTATTTCTCCTTTTAATTCTGTCGCCCCATATACTTTTAATTCGTTTAATTGGGTCACGCACAATTGCAATTTTAATATCAATTGGAAGTTTCTCCTTATTTTTATAAAAATAAGGAGAAGAATGAACAGAATATGGTTCTAATATTTTCCTAGATTTTGATTTACTTAAAACCTTGTTGCAAAACGGATACGCTAATATTGACGTTACACTTGTAATCCCACATTTCAACGCCACATTAATTTCCACCATTGTGCCGTTGTAATTTACTATCATTCTTCTTCTTCTATAATCGGTATTTCATTTGATTTTACAACAAGTTCAACATCTTCCAATTTACAATATATGTCATATTCAAACCCCGCAACATTAACCGTAAGCATGTTATTGTCAGATGCAAAGGACACAGTCCCCGTAATATCTTTATTATGGCAAAATATTGCCGCTTCCGCTGTCACCCCAGATTTAAACCTAATGATGTCTCCGCGCGCGATTTTAATCATTAATTTATTCCTTCAATGCATTGTCCAAATCATCGCCATAGCCATTACGCCTTAATTGTTCATGTTGCACGGCAATTCTTTGTTCTATAGTATTACCGGCCAATTGTTTTTCTATTTTCTTATTTGTTTGGTGATGATCGCCCCATCCTTCGGCCCTAGGGTGCCATAGATGTAAAAGATCTAATGACCTTTCGCCATAAAATCTATCCACACCTTCCGCCAATCTACTATAAAAATCACAGTCTTCACAACCGTAGCCCCAAAAATCCTCATTAAACCCGCCAATTTTCCAATATGCACTTAAATTACACGCAAGAGAACCGCCTTCATAATAAGTCACAACTCTATCGCAATGCAATTGCTCGTCAACTGTTTTATTTATACTTATTTGAGATGTAGTTTCTTTAGACACATAAAGAACTTTACTGCCAACATGACAGGCGTCATGCCCTTTTAACAATGAATATATCATTTTCGTATAATGAGCAGGCACAATCATATCAGCATCATGCAATATAACGCTTTTGGTTTGAACATTCGACATCCCCATATTAAACGCAATGGCTTTATTAAACAGAGGATTGTCGCCTCCGTCAGCATGAAAATATTTAGATGGCATTAATGACTGAATATCAATATTGTTTTCGGTATCTTGCTCTACAACGATAATTTCAATTTGCGGAAATCTTTGCGCTCTAATATTATCTAAAACTGTAATAATTTCATCTTTCCTGTGAAAATTCCTAAGCGGAACAACATATGTTATGACAGGAACAGATGAAGAATCCGATGGCTCTATAAAAACGAGCGATTTTTTGGCTTCATGCACTTTTCTAGCTTCATGCAATAATTCTTGCCTATTTTCCACAGCTGAATTTTCTGGATGTATTACAAAAAATTGGTTTGCGCCTTCTATGTCAAAAAACCCAGCGGGTTGTAAACCAAACTCAAACGACCTACTGGACCAATCAACATGTTCCATGCCATACAAACCATAAGATTCATCAAAATAACCACACTCAGATATCATCTTATTACTAAAAGCTAATACGGCCCCTTGAGGTCTTTTGCCAATCCTTAACAAATTATGGCCGTCAACATTAACAGCGTCAAGCGGTTTGGCGTTGTATACGCCAACTTGATTATACATAAAATGATGAAACCCCGTGCGCTTCATCGCGTCTATGTAAAAAGTATCCCATCCTTTTTGCACTATTTCAACATCATCATTTAACACAATACCATAATCAAATCTTTTAAGACATCTGAGCAATCTATTAGTATTGCCAGCAATGCCCAATCTTTTATCATTTCTCAATATTACAAAATTTGGGCTTTTTTCTAAAGCAGATAAATAACTAACAATTTCAGAACCATCGCTGGCATCGTCACTTATGAAGACCGTAGTCTGTTGCAAATTAGTGTAGGAAACAATAGATCTTATTAATCTATGAAGAACATCTGGTCTATTATATGACAATATCCCAACGCCTATGCCATTGCTAATTGGGTAATTATTGTTTTTAATATTATCTTGAAGTAATTCATTGGCATCTGCTCTTGATATTCTTCCAACAACCCGTCTGTTTGGATTATCATCGATATAATTTATATGCGGCCTTTTTATTTGCCTATTCATTTTGGCATTTTTCATAATTTTTTGCGTACTATTTTGCACGAATTTCATTTTGTTTGAAGATCCTTGCGTTCTTTGCAATTCTATTTCATGTTCTATTCTAGCTTTTTTTATTTGTCGATTTTTTGTAGTTCTTGATTTTGCCAATCTATTTAATTTAGCCTCTCTTTCTGTTTGTTGCTTTTTAGCTTGTATGTCAAAAACAGTCTCAATGTTATCAAGTGCTTTTTGAGATGCTTGGTTTAATATTGTCCTAGTATCAGACACTCTTTTAATCGGCTCATTATCCTCCACAATAATCTGTTCTTGATGCTCATTGACAGATTTTATAAAACCCCTAGCTTTATATCTATCAAAATATTCAGACAAAACAATACGCTGTCCTTTATTAACTCGTATAGTCCTCCCGTCAGGACCCACAAGATACACGGCATACAAATTTGGATTAATATATTCCGGCATATTATCGTTTTACTTCAACATACAATGGGGTATAAACACCAGTTACTTGATTATGATGTACTCTAAACCTACTGGGTTTTATTATTAAATCGCCTTCATAAGACCCAGTGCCTTTATTAATAAATTCAATAGCTCTATCATCGATTATTTCTGTTTTAATAATTTCTTGAGTTTTCATAATTTTACCGAATATATCTTTTATCATCCCAGGGCCAGCGAATTTATTTAAAGACAATTGCATGTCAACTAATGTCAGCTCGTCTTTAGTTGCAAAATAAAATTGAGCTTGTTCTATTTTAATCAACTGCATTGTGTGCAAAAAAGACGCAGCATGATTTTCCAAAAAATCAGCCGCAGCATCAAAATATGGATGGTCCGAATTTTCCTCTATTATATCTATTTTATTACCGCGCCAATCGCCACACATTATATAAACATCGTCTTCAGAAGGAATTCGATATATTAACACAGACAAGCCATTGTCGCCATAATGTTTTATAATATAACTAAATATATTATTAATAGACTTAGTATTGTCAAAAGACAAAAAATCAGGATACATCAATATACTTGGTAAATCAGATGTACCATACTGTTGCGTTGTGTTGTGCGTCATGCCTTAAAACAGCCCAACTGCTACGAGTAGAATTTCTAATTTTATTTAAATTCTTCTTATAAGTATATTTATCAAACGACGGGTGGTCCAATGTAAACAATAGATACGGAGTGCCTTCAAATATTATGTGAACTTCATTGGTATCTACGTCATAATTAGACACAACACCGTGCCAAGTTGAAAACCATTTAGACCACGTTACATAGTCCCCATATTCAGGCGCATAATCTTTAATGCTTTTATAAGCGGCCAACGGCGGCAATTCTACATCAGGCATTTTTAAGTACTCTGGTTAATTTATGGTTGAATATTCTATACCTATACTCATAATCACCAATATCCCAACATATCAATAAACCTTTCCTGGTTGCCCCCAACCATTGATTTAATAACGGATCAACCCATGTTATAGAATCTTCTGCATTGCCGATCCAAGCTGGCTCCATTAACTTCCCGTTTACTTCAATCGGAATCGGCGTATTATCGTTCTTCCGGGATTCCATCCTGTTTTTTATAATTGTCAATCCTTCTAATAATATTTCACGCTTACTTCTTGATTTTGTGTCAGCATTTACACTATAAGTATCATCATCAATTAAATTGGCCTTAATGTTTATAGTATCATGTTGCTTTTCTCTAGCTGGATCAAATTCCGCTATTAACCTTTTTATATCATTTACACTGCGAACTTCAACAGGATCAAGAACACTCTCGTCTAAACGCTGAGCATTTCTCTTTCTAATTTTCTCCATATTATCCATCGTTATCCACCTTAGTCGTTCTCATATCATGTTTTAATAAAATATCATGTGTATTTACTCTACCTCTTTTTATAAGCTCATAACTAACATGGTAAAGATTTGCTAGACCATGTAAAGCAAAACCATTAATAATTAACGTCCAATCTCTAGACAAAAACGCAACTGCAAAAATAAATGCGACCCAAACACTGGTACAATATCCACAATTTATTAATTTATCAAAATATATAAACAGTTTTCTTATAAATGTAACCGGCGGCTCATCATCTTTATACGCCACATTTTTAATACACGTCCTAGCAGGCGCAAATATTTCAGATGTAGTTATTATTTCAGTTACTCTTTCTACAGCAATAACCAATAATACATAATGTAATATAGTTTCAAACATCCCACGCCTATTTGGGAATAATATAATTGCAATTGGCGTTTGAACATCTTCTCGCCATTGCTTTATTATTATTTACTATCATAATCGGGTATCCGCATTTAGAGCATTTATTAGACGGAGATATCTTTTGTCTTACTACCGATAATTTATTAATAGAGCTATTGCCTAATTGTTTAGTAACTGTGTTTTTAGGCTTTGAAATATGTTGTACCAACACTGTTTTAGGCGCATTATCTTTAACAATACGCTGTGAACGGACAACCTGTGAACGATTACGACCACCACAACAAGCCATTATAATCTATGCCTCTTAGAATCATTAGTAAGTTTATCTTCATATTTATATTTGTGGCATAAAGGTAAAATCTGGATTTACATTTTCTTCAAAATCACGCCATCTACACATAAACAATGGATCTAATTCAATTTCAACAATCTTTTTATTCTTGGTATGTGAGACGTCGCCAGGTACGGAACCAACGCGACTATAATGATCGAATATTATATGCGGAAACCACAAAGTGTTTGCAGTTAACAATATTTTATCGCATTTTGGTTTTAAAATATTTATAGCTTTAGTTGATACAGCTACCCAATCATGAGCAGGATTAGGTTTAAAAAACAACATTGGATAACAGTCTTCGCCACTCGTTTCCGTCCTCAGTCGAGCATCATAATTACACTGATGCCACCAACTAGTAAACAAGCATATCTCAGGATTCTTAAATAAAGCATCTAAACTAAATCCAACGCCACATTTTGCTTCTACAGCAAAATAAAAATCTTTTCCAACTGGTATAACATCAGAAACGCCTTCGACCATCCTGACGGCCTCATCGCGTCCTTCTACTCTACGTCTTCTAAATTGAGTTCCGGACCATTCAGTTAACAATTTGGCGATTCTGCGTTCATGATTTTTGGAACGCCGAACGTTAGACTTGCCAATTTTACTCCAATCCGGCATATTATGACGGGCCTCTTGTGAATTTATGCGGAGAGTTTTCGGGCGAACCTGAACTTCCTTCTCCTGAATTTAAGTCACACGGAGAATCATCGCCGAGAGCATCGGAATCGGTAATATATTTAACAGTCAATGTGTCGCTGTCTGTAATTCCAGTTACTTGATAAGTGTAAGTTGACAGGGTATCATCTGAATCCCCCGCTGTATGATGCACTGCTGTAATCCAGTCCCCGATTTGTGCATTTACCACTGAAGACCCATAGTTTACCGTATAAGATGGTCCAGATCCTGAACAACTACTTACCGCAACAGCAGCATATATTGTTACCAAATTCATAGCGCCACGGTCATATGTAACAATACTGTATTGATTAATATGCCCTAAGACATAATCGTCCGCAGCTTCCAATTCTAGATACGATTTAATTGTAGGATAACTAGCAGAATTGGCTACATCGGCATCTGGTATAACCAAGTGTTGAAGTTCAGCACTTTTCATTTGGTTAATTGTGGTCGTGCCGGATTCTTTGTCAATACGTATTCCGGTACTGGAATCGACAGAGAACAACCCAAGTTTTACAGCATGTTGAGCCACAGCCATTTTTTCAACTCCTACGAAGCATCGTTCATAGCACCGCGATCATATGTGACAATCATATATTGATCAAGGTGACCTAGAACAAAATCGTCCACTGCTTCTAATTCTAAATATGATTTTACCGTTGGATAACTGGCCGAATTCGCTATACCGGTATCTGGTATAACCAAATGATCATGATTGATGTTTTTCATTTGGTTAATTGTGGTCGTGCCGGATTCTTTGTCAATACGTATTCCGGTACTGGAATCGACAGAAAACAAACCTACTCTTACAACATGTATCCCTATCGCCATTATTCACTCCTTTAAATTACTGAATGGCAAGACTAAATCAGCAAAATCTGACATTAGGCCATTGACTTTGTACTTTTGAATGAGTTCCATTATTTTATCTTTGGAGTATGAGGTATTTTCAGCTAATCTTTTTCTTATATACAATCTGTTAACAAGCAAAGAAGGACATAAAGACAAATCGATAAGCATTAAATTTAGAACAAATCTTTCTCTACCTTGTATATCTAAAAATTCTTGAAGACCAGAATGAGATTCTAAAAGAGCCTTACTCTTCTTTGGCCCTATTCCCCTATAGCCATCAACAGTATCTGCTTTATCACCCGTCAATGCTTTTTGCACTGCCGGATTAACATCAGGAACATCCATTTCTGTATCTTTACTAGGATTGTAAACTTTGCAATTGTTAAACACAAATGGTATTTGGATCATATCACTGTCTGTTGAAACAATCACAATTTTTTGCGGATGCATCACAGCAGCCGCCGCATATATCATATCGTCCGCTTCCATCTTTTTACGACCATATTGCCTAACATTCATACATTTAAAAAATTGCTTAGACATTTCTTGGATTTTAAATAAATCTTCTGATACATCTTCAATATATGCATTGTTATCTCTTCCTTCTTTATAAGTTTTAAGAATATCCCTACGCCATACTTCCTTTCTGGGTGCATCCCAAAACACATGAACCGAAGATGGTCTGTATTTGTTCATCCAATGCGTATATTGTCGAAGAAGGGCAACAAAATAATGGCTTTTTATTTGTTTTTTAAAATCATTTCTAACTGCATATACAGCTCTATATAACGCATTTTTGCCATCTATAAAAAGCGCAATATTGTTCATATAAATCTCCATACAAAAACGGCGGGGCCTAAAAAGACCCCGCCGCTCGATGCTTTAATGACCAGTCCTACTCGTCGTCATCTAACTGACCCAGAAGATCTTCGATCTCCTTATTAGCATCGATATCGTCATCAGCATCATCATCATCAGATGATTTTTCTTTCGCATCAGAATCGGCACTAGAATCAGCACTAGAATCGGCACTAGAATCGGCACTAGAATCGGCACTAGAATCGGCACTAGAATCGGCACTAGAATCGGCACTAGAATCAGCATCAAAAGGTGCTTCTTCTGAAAGAGAATCACTAGAAGAATCTTCCAATTCATCTTCTAAAGAGTCATCGCCAGCATTAGAGTCAGACTTTGCAACATCAGTTGACGCTGCTGCAGTTTCATCCTCATCAAATCCAGAATCGTCGTCATCATCGCCATTGATCATGACAGAAGCCAATTTACTTATTTTATCCAAATCAGGCTCTTCTATTTTAGTAAACAAGTCAATTCTTTTAGCAAGAACGTCTTTGATTGCTTCTTCATTTGGAGAGCCATCCTTATTCTTGATAATAGCCGTGGTTTCGCCGCCATTTGGCAGAAATTTACTGGTCTTATAGCTATTGTTTCTACCAGATTTTAATACTTCTAATTGATAACAAAATGCTTTGCTCTCATCAAAGAACACACCATATGCTTCCGGATCATCAGAATCACCAGCGTCATCCCGCAATAAACACGTTGTCCATTGATCAAAACATGTTTTAGAAGCATTAAAAAATCTTACTTTCCCGCGTAAATCATCCGGATTGGTTTTTACATTCGGGAAGTAGACATTAACCATATAATATGATTGTGGCATCCATTGTTGGACAATCAACCGCCTTTTGTCGGGATTCTTTTCATCCCGCAACAAATCAAACCCAAATGTGCAAATTGGGCAATCATCGCCGCCAAAAATCCGAGGGCACGGATGCGGGCGATCATTTATCCAATGATTCCCGTGTGTTGCAAAAAACTGGTCCATACTCTTTATCGCAGAACCACTTTTTGTATCATCGCCTTTCATTAAAGGCGGCAAAATAAAAAGCCGATATTTAATCGCCGTTGTGCCATCCTGAGCTTTTTCAGGCTTAAACATATCAGGATCATTAAACTTACCCGACATCGATTTTTGTAACTTCTTACGAATTGCTTCTACATCATACGCCATTTTCATTACTCCTAAATTTTTTAACTTTCTAATCTTTCTTGTCTTTTAAATCCGGCTAATGATCTTAACACTTCTGCTTTAAGCTTTAATGCTTCTACCATGTGCCACATTTTACCAACATGCTTTTGAATTAATGCAAGCTTTACATCTAATTTCTGTAACTCCTTGTCTTTTTCGGCAATTGATTTAACTTGTTCAACAGATGGCGGCCTTAAGCCCTCCTTCTTAAATGATTCTAATACTTCTTCAATACATTCCCCTTTTCTTGCTTTAACCTTTCTTTCTGCAACAGCCACCATTGATTTCATTTCTGAATACAACGCAGCCCAATAGGTATATTGCGCCGGAATATCTTGAAGTTGTTGTTCAAGAATATCATAATCCACATCAATATCCGGAAGCATATTAACTTCCGTTGACAAACCATTCGGCAAAGTCACTCTAAACTTAAATAGCGTCGAATCCGCCAGTTCTGGCGGCAGATATTCGCTGATCCATTTAGGAACTTCACCTTTACTATTCATTTATCGGAGGACCCCAAGCTGATTTGTCAAACCCTTCTTTCTTTTTTAATACATTCTGACTATTTTCGCTAATTATTGGGGCAGAAGACCCAAAAGCATTCCTATCAAATGTGGGTTTTTGCATTTCATTAATCTGACTTACAATTATTTCTTCACGTAAAGAAGATCTCTTTTTGAATTTATTCCTCACCATTTCTTTTTTACGTTTTTGCTTTCGTCTTACGGATTTAATCGAATCACGTTGCTTTTTTCTATTCCTCTTTTTATTCTTAAATGTTACTTTTTTCATTTGTGTTTTCCCAACAACTTCCATTTTTTCCACTTTTTGCCAATACTTATACTTAACGGAAACTTTGGATTCTGCTCTAACACACCTTCAAATGGATTTAACATTATTGGAACTACCGTATCTATTATACATCTAATTTTTTTAGGATCATTTTCTGTCACAATTACAAGAGAGTCATGCACTTCTGCGATCAGTTTATTATCTAAAATTTCCCATATTTTTCTAATGACTAACTGCATAGCATGAACCACAGATCCCTGCATTGCCCCGTTTAACACAGCCAATTCATTTTTAGCATACTTTCTTTTAAACTTACGTCCTAAAATAGTTTCTAAAGATCCACCGTCTCTTTCGATTCTATCTTTACAATTGGATATCCACTCCCCAAGCATGCAATAAACACCGCTAAGAGCCACACTCCTAAAATTCATAGAATTTATTGCCTTTAATAACATCAATTTACACTCGTCCCTACTTATCTCGCCAGCATGAGTTATTTTATCGCGCATATAAGCATATGGGTCGGATAATTCAAAAGACGATATCAATTCTGAATCATTTGACAATAAAGAAGCAACCCTAATATCCGCGCTAACCCAATCAAAATGAATAAACACTGAATTTTCACTCGCGCCTACAGCAGCGATGTGGTCTTTACTAGTCGTGCCTTGAATATTAAAACCAGTAGTCTTGCTTCTCCCAGAATACGTCTTCAATGACCATTTAGGATATCTATGGACAAATCCATGCAATATGCCGTTGTCCTCCATACTTTGATAAACCACAGACGCATTAGCTAATATTTTATGATATTCCTTAACATTAGCCTTTTGCATTTTATCTAAAACAGATCTAACGATAACATTGTCTTTAGCTTGACTTTTATCAGGCTTTATATCTGGTAAATGAATATCATAAACATTATATTGAGAACGCAATAAAGGCAACTCAAATTGTTTTATATGTGACTTAAAATCTGATATTACTATCGATTTTTTATTTTTATTGGCTTCTAATATTATTTTCTTTATTTCTTTTCTTGTATCTGCTATTGCACGATAGGTCTTGCCAGCGCCAGGACGATATAAATCCTTGACAATAGTTTTAGAGCCAGCCCGAATACCGGTACAGCGTGGCCTACCAGATGCAGGATCAAACAAAGTAAAAATATATAAATAACGCATGTTAATCAACAGTTTTATTAATTAAGATACGTTTGGATATTTTCGCTAATTATTAGAAGATTTAGGCAGCGACTTCGATGACTTTTTAGGTGACATATCATAATGTTTCGTTGGAGTTCCGTCTTTCCTACCAGCTTTTTTAAATTGTGCTATTTTATCGTCAACTTCTCCAGGCTCTCGCATGGAAGCATATGGATCGTCATCTTGTAATTTACATATGTTCATATCACGCCTGACACCTTCTTTATCTAAATAGCCGTCGCCACGAACATATCCAGTATAATCATTATGGTTAAACGCTTGTCTTGCATTATGATTATTACATCTTGGGCATGTCGTAGCTTTTTTCTTTTCTTCTTCACCAGCATTCATTGAATGGTAAGTTTCAAATATTACTTCCCACTCTTCATCATACGTAAGTTCTTCACCTTTTATTTTGGTGGCTTCAGCTTCACAGTCTTTGCAGAAATAATAATAGCTAGGCATTTTCATTTACTACTTCATATGGAACAGGCTGAAGTTTGCAAAAAATAGCTCTTTCGGGAATTATTCTAACCGTCTTTCCAGCATAAACACCACTTTGAGAATTTATAGTTGTCACAACTTGATTAGGTTGAAATAACACAACATCACCAACTTTTAACTGAGATGGTGTTCTAGCGCCATTTTGAGCTAACCCAGGACCAACGCCTACTACCAATCCTTCCGGCTTAAGTTTAGATTCACCCGGAAGTTCAAGACCACCTTCTAAATTAATTTCAAATTGCAAAATTGCAGCAAAATCATTATAACATGGAACTTCTCTGATTTTTATTGGCCCATCTGAAAATATTTCAGTTTCCATTATTAATGGGGACGGCGCTTCACGCGGATTTTTTCCTTCTTCTCTCTGCATCAACGTTTCACTTTTAGCAACATCAGTCATTATTTATCTCCTATTGTCAAACAAGCGCAATCTTTTTCAAAATCGCCAGTTAAAAATTTAACTCTAGCCCTTCTGCTGGAATTAGCCGACCTCGGAACTTTAATTTGCATCGATGATCCATCAGGACTAATATTAAAACCCGACCTTTGCATTGTTTCCGCCTGTGCTTTTGTAATATTTGTGTCTATAACTATTCTAATCTTCATCAAAGTTGCTCCCTAACTTGCATCTTATTATAATCTATAGTACATGTCACTGTTTCGTGTTTTGGCCCGTTTCTATTCTTTGCTATAAAGAATCTCAAGCGAGGAGGTTCTGCTTGCCGTTCCTGATCGGTTTGATTTAAACTTATAACATAATCTAAAGGCATATTTTTACCAAAACTTTCAGCAGTCTTGTTTAAATCAATAAGCTGATCCGTGCCGCTGCCGCTCCTATTAGTTTGAGTAGCAGTGAAAACTAACACCTGTTCATTTTTGGCAAGCCCACGAACTTCAGTGGCAACATGTTTTTGCCGAGTATAATCATCTTTATTATAATCTTTAATTCTACTAACCATCAATTCTAAATAATCCAAAATAATAACGTCCGGCTTCCAACCTTTTGATCTTTTCAAATTATCTACTATAGCATATATGTGATCAACACTACACTCATCGGGAGGCAACTCATAAATACATAACTGCTTTTTATAGGCATTTTTAGTTTGATTTATTACCCTTTTTGCATAATCTTCATGGCTTTTTACATCATTAATATTAACACCGGTCAATGCCCCAACACACCTTAGCGCCGTTTTAATTTTATCCAATTCAAATGTAATCAATAAAACATCCTGCCCAGCTTCGCCATCAGCGCCCATACCTTTTATAGACGATATGGCGTTGTTAACAAGCAAAATAGACTTTCCAACATTTGTCGCGGCCATCCAGCAAACGACTTCTCCAGATGACGGCCCACCATTGTTCAAAAATTTGTCAAGCTTAGGAAATCCAGTAGTTTTGTGTTCTATAGTATCTTCCATAAATAATATATCAGAATCTTCAAAAAACCACAAACCTTGATCGCCAACATTTGCTATCTTATGCGCAGAATCAATGATATTTTCAAGTTGAGAATAATCACCGCGATAATATGCGTCTTGCACTTCATCGTGGTATATCATCCCATAGGCTTTTCTTTTGGCCCATTTGATCAACGTATCCTTAACAAATGGCACTTCACGCGGATCAGATTTTCTATTGACTACCCTTAATACTTCTTCAAACGGTTCATCTTCAGTTATCGCTTGCTCTATCTGATCACGTAATATTGGCCTAGTAGGTATTGTATTATGTTTTTCAAACTCATTTAGTATATGAGCTATTACATATTGAGTTTCAACACGGGTAAACATGGAGGGAGTCATAAATCTCCCCACAGAAGTGAAGAACTCAGGAAAATCCAATGCAAGAGAAACTATAGCTTCTTCTTGATATTTCCCAAATTCACCAGATTCGTCGACTTCTTGATTTAAATTATTTAATATACCTGTTACCATATTATGACATGCCGCTAATGCCTAGCTGGTCGTATCGCATAGAGAACTTTTCTGCAATTGAATGCTTGCAAGTTGCCTCTTTAAATTCTCTTCAGATAAAGTTAATGCATCACATACTGTAATTAATTCGTCTTCAGTAAAATACAAAGTCGATTCTGGCGCTAAACCAATCCTATCGCCAAATTGCGCAGGAACTTGAAGACCAGTGGTTTTAACAGCTATACCATATAACCAAGCAGAATCGTCGGAGCTAGATCTAACTTCTCCAATCTTTAAGGCTTCAAGAAACCCTAAAGCTGCAGATTCTCTAAGATAAACTACATCATTAACATTAAATATGGGGTTAGTTGTCGGCATCTATTTCATCCACATATGAGTCAAGGACATCTTCAATTTCACGTTCAGGCAATGGTGCCGGTTTTTTATGCATCAATTTATCATATATTTTATCTTTTATTTCTATAGCCATAGCCTCATTATTCTCAAGATACTGTAAAGCATTTACTTTACCATTCCCTAATTTTACATCGCCAAACGAATAATGCGATCCTTTTACATCAACAATATTTTCGTCGGCAGCGGCATCTAAAATTGCCGCAAACGTATCAATGCCATAAGTTGGTCGTTCATCTTTGCCAAAACATATTTCGAATTCTGCTTCTTGAAAAGGAGCGGCAACTTTATTTTTAACAATTTTAACCCTAGTCCTGTTCGCAACAGGCACAGAGTTGATTTTTAAAGTCCCGATTTTTCTGACATCCATTCGAACAGATGCATAAAATTTGAGCGCTCTGCCACCTGGGGTATCTTCAGGACTACCAAACATTACACCGATTTTCATTCTTATTTGATTAATGAAAATGACAGTGGTGGCAGTTTTAGCACATTTAGCTTTCAACCTATTCATGGCTTTAGACATTAACTGAGCTTGAGCGCCAATGGTAGTGGCTCCCAACTCGCCGTCTAACATCTTTTGCGGAATTAAAGCAGCAACAGAATCCACAACAATCAAATCAATCAATCCTGATTCTGCCAACGCTTCAACAATGGTTAACGCCTGCTCGCCGTTATCTGGCTGTGATATTAACAAACGCTCCATGTCAACGCCGATTTTATCGGCCCACTCAGGGTCCAAGGCATGCTCAGCATCAATAAAAGCGCAAGCGCCAGTTCTTTCTTTATTTTTAAAATAAAACTGCTGACAGCTTGCCACAATTTGTAATGAAGTTGTTGTTTTGCCACTACTTTCTGGCCCATATAGTTCAATCAACCGGCCTTGAGGTATCCCGCCAACACCAAGAGCAGCATCAACGGTAATAATGCCAGTCGGGAATATATCAACATCAACAATGGCACCTCGGCCAAGCATTATAGCACCAGCTCCATGGTCCTTCTCAATCTGATTCTTCAGATCTTCCAATGTCACGTTTTCTTTTTTTGCCATGTAACAGTCCTTTCATAGCATCATTAATCTTTGTCAAATCATGTTTAACGACAATTTTTACATCTGTGTGAGGAATTTTTATCGTCGTTTTGTTTTTAACTAACAATAATTCATTATTTCCAACAACCGCCGTGACAGACCAAACACCTTTCGGAGATAATTCAGTTCCAGGAGGGGCTGATAAATAACTAACATTTTTAGTAGTAAGTAACATAACTTGGTCGAATCTGCCGATGTTACTTTGATCGTCCATTTTATAAGCAAAATTAAAAAAGGAAAAAGGAGATTATTAATGCTAAATGACGACGAAAAATTGCTTGTCGAAGCCATCAACACCATGTTACAACATGACGCCAAGCTCGGTTTATCCGTTCATGACAATAATAGCCCATCTGGATATCAAAATGGTGATGGGTCAGATCGCGATGGTAAAATCGAAAGAGGATTTCAACATTTACACGGTCACATCACAGAAATGTTTGCTTTAAAAGCAGCAGAATCTCCATTTCATGATAGTTTATGTCAAGCATTTGGTAAAGTTCATAATTACAAATACATTGACGACCCTACATTTAGAATTGCTATGGAAAAAGAATTGCTTGCTCAAGGAATACCACTGGCAGAAAGGAAGAAAGGATTAGACATAGTTCCGACAATTATAGATGAATTAAAATCTGACGAAGAAATATGGTCAGAAGAAAATTTTGGGTTTAACACAGAATTAGATCGTGAATCTATTTTTGGCGACACCACCAACGATTTTAATATCGAATAATGAAATTAAGCATGATTAACGAAAATCTCTTAGAAATATCGTTGAAAAACAAATTCGGCAAAAAATATTTTGGCCGTCCGCTTAACCACACACCACAATCGTATGGCTCAAATAGCGGCCATGATTCTGGGTCAAGAGCGGCAGGCAGTACATTTCTGCCAAGTGGCGTGCCGCATCACCCAAGACACAGGCAGTTTTTGGGGATGTCGCCTAGAAAATTCTCTATCACACTTGGCCGTTAATATAAAATTGATCTATTTATCAATGAATGATCCCAGTGCCGCCGCACTTTGGACATGAAATTTCTTCACCGGCATTCTCTGCAAAACCCGTCCCTTTACATATAGGGCAATCTCTATTTGCAGCCTGATATCCGTGCCGGAAATCAGCATCCTCAGATATCGCCGCATTTTTAAATCTCTCTTGCAATGCGCTATCACCGCCAGTATTTATAATATTAATCCTCGTAGTACCGGTGCCATCCACGCGCTTTTTAGGTATAGCAATGGGTTGACCACCTCTGCCCTCCATCATTTCCATTTTAGCCTTACCATGCCTAACTTCTTCAGGAAGTTTGTCCTCTAACGAACCTAAATCAATGCTAGAATGACTATCAACCGAATATCCGCCACTCGCGCCGCCAACCGATTGCATACCTTTATTACTGTCGATAACATCCGTCGAAACAACATCGTCGCCCGACATATCGTCTATCGGCGTAGTGCCAGGAACAATAACAGTAACTTTCTTTTTAGTATCTTCGGGAATTTGAGATGTCATTTGTTCAGCATAAGCTGGCTGCACAGCGTTTGACGCTGCCGTAGGTTTAGACACTACTGGTGGCAATTCTTCTTGCGTGCTAATATGCAAGCCCAATTCTTCGGCCTGTTTTATCAATTCATCAATTTTATTTTGTTTATTAATATGAGCATCTTTTACAGCTTGAACAGTAGCATTTACGGCATGGTCGTCACACACATATACTGTTACTTTATCACCGTTATCTAACTTAATGGTCATCTCAGTATTTAAATTATCAGATGAACTGCAAAATATACAAGGCATGATTATTCCCTCCGGAGGCCACAAATGCCAACTAAAGTATCTATCATAGAAGTAGATTTAGGCGAAGATATAGACAAAATCATATCGGAAGACATTGCTAAATTAACACAAGAAGCTAAACAAGAATTAGATAATGTCATTGAAATTGCCAAAAAAACCCAAGAACTAAAACAACGAAAAGAACGCGAAAAGAAAGAATCCGCAGACCAGATGGGATCACTCCTTGATTCTATATACAATAAATTAATTGAATCTGATAAATCCGGAATTCCCGCAAGTGAAATTGTTGAAGAAGTTAAACCACAAATTAAAACCGCCTCTGCGTTCACTTTAAGAATGAAAACTTATCTTAGAAACCGTGGCAATGACTATATTATTAAAAGGAAAAACATTAAGAAAATTCCTCATTATATTCTCGAACCATATAATGTTGAAGATTAATTTTACGAATTTTTAATATTCTTCCATAGTGCCGATCTCTATCGCAATTACTCACAATGATTTAAATTTATAGTTTGGTTTAAGATGCCTTTGCGCATGTCCCAACAATCTAATAATACAAGTTCCTATGTCAATACACCAGTCCCATTCAGCATAACTTCCAACGCAAAATATTCCCTTTTCATGAATATGGCTTATATCAGGGATTCGACCAAGAGTTATTGCGTTTTTTATTGATGTTCCGTCGATAATATCAAATTTTGGTATAAAAGCCATAAAATATGCGCCAGGTTGTGGTATATCTTCATGAGAATAAATTAAATAACGGTTTGGCGCAACATTTGTAACCTTATAAAAACTGAAAAGCGAATCAGAAACTAATACTTGATTGGCCCCCTCAAAATCTAAATCGTCAGTTTCAATGTGCAAATAATGCACTGGTTTAGATTGTAAATCATGTTGCACTTCCATAAAATCACAAAGAGAATCTAATGGTATAGTGCTAATTGCATTGTCAAAATCTACCTTCTCTCCATTTCTTATAAAATAATGGTCGCCAATACTTGTAACTTCTCCTTTAGCTGTCTCTTCTTTCAATTCATCCATATGACTATTTAATAATGATTTATATAATTGATTCAATCGCACATCATAAACAGAAAACTGCATTCTAGAAGAATAATAAAGTTCTGCATGCGGAGGAACCATTGTGCCGAATATTTTATTTAACCAATCTTCGCAAATATCTTTATGATAATCCTTGACTAAATGCCCATTTATTGAAAAAGACTTAAAATAAGGATATATATTGGGTTTTTTACCTAATAAGTCTTTAATAAAAGGATCTATTCTGTTATCCGTAATTATAAAATTGTCGTCTAACGCAGGATTAAAATTAAAAAATCTTGATTTATAGAATGGGATTATTTTCCATGTCGGAAATATGGTTTTGGCAAGTAATCCTACTAATCCAGACCCGAATACAACATTCATCAATCCACCAAGTCATCGTCATCAAATTCTTCTTCTTGACCAATTCCTTCAGCAGGCTCCAATGGGATTATTCGACCAGTTTCGGCTACAAAATCAACATCCATGGTAGCGGCTATAAAACCAGTGACATCCTCCGATATATCTTCCTGGCTTTCCTTTAGTTTCTCTTGAGTTTTAACAGCATTATTAGGCTCAGACGTCGTTTTAGAAGAAGAACTTTTCTTTGGCTTTGTAGAGGCTTTCTTTTTAATCGTTTTCTTTTTAGCCACTGCCTTCTTTTTAATCCTACTGGCCACAGTCGATTCTTCAGACAATTTTTCAACTTTATCCACAGGAATTACGTCCGGATCTAAATCAGCATTTGTGATAATCCCCTTTTCTAAAGGATTTATGAATGGATCTTCAAATTGTTTAGGTTCTGGATTGCATTCTACACACACAAGCTGAAGAACGCCAAAAGGAGGATCAGACAATTTTACTTCTTCATTTATTAATGCGCCACAATCAGGACATGTGGTTTCTATAATTGTAGGAATAACATAATTCCCATCAGAATTCAATAAGGTTAATGGGTCGTCAATTTCGGAATCAAAAGCTACCGCCCTGGCATACAATTCTTTATTATTGTTAATAATTACCGGAATTAATTCATGTGGATTGTATTCTTCCATATTGCACCTTAAGTAACAGTCGACCATTGACCAGCGATTTTTCTAACATTCATTGCTTTATCTACAAATTCATTATATGCTTCTTCACACATATAAATATCAAGATATCTATCATCAACAACTGTGTCAGCGGGTTTTATAAATTCCTTGTTTCCACAATCCTTACATGGTTCACCCACTACCGCAGCATGCGCCCCGCAATCAACGCAAATATTTGGCTGGCCAGTCATTCTAACATCGGCCCGCACCACTTGACAAAAGTAAAATTCAAAAGTTCCAGTTAATACTTTTCCAGTTAAATCGCAGCAAACAGAATTTCTAATAGCTTTATAGTTCTTTTTAACATCTTCTGCCACATTCCCCATACATTTTTCACACACATCTAGCGAAAATATCACATTACTAGACAATATACTGTCAATTGGCGGTCTAAGATTATCATTTACAGTAACATTTCTTATATCAAAAGAATAATACCTAAAATCAGTTCTATAAGAAGTACCGCATACGTCACACGCAATACCATCACGATCTTTAAGTTGCATTATAGTTCTCTTTTTATTAACCTTAATATAACTTCGCCTCTGGCAAGAGAAAAACTCCTACGCTGCTCATCGTATTCTATTGGAGCAGATATCCCAACACCTTCTGATAATATATTTTTATCAAAAGTCCGTAAAGCCCGTTCCCACACAATTAACAAAATGTTCTGAACACCATCAGTTATTGTTAATTTACACATAGTAGTATCATTTTTAGTTTTGGCATATTCTACATTAGTTATTACCGCTTCAACTATTGAATCTTCTCCCCTTAAATATGCTTTTTTAGTACCTTCAATGTTTCTACCTTTAATTGTTTGATATAACTCTAATGGAGAATTAATGTAATAACCAAGAAATTCTTGCTCGAATTCTAATATCTCTGATATGTGAAAATTATCTTTATATAACGCCATGACCCTGTCTCTAATATCATCAGGAGTCGGTCTAAAATTTAATATCTTATTCGGAATTTTGTTTCTTTTTGGATATATTCTTTTGTATTCTATGATTTGCCGTTTAATTTCATTTTTAACCCATTGCTCTCCTTTTCCATCTGTGTCCAACAATTTTTGTTTTATCTCTTTGCGCAATTGAGTTATAACAACACCGCTGCAATATTTATATTGATACCACATCCACACTGCTTTATTATTGCCATGCCCCTTCATATCTTTAAACGCACCGAGTTTTATAAGGCGCTCCATAACTATTTTATTCTTGCCCATTGATTCGACAAATTCATCGACATTTTTAAAATCATGATCGCCAGCAAATTTTCCAGCTGCTTTCTCACCTATTTTCTTAATACCAATTAAACCTTGCAATACTATATCGCCACTAACAGAAAAGTTAACCGTTAAATTATTGGCGTCTAATGTTCCAAATTCAGTGCCTTCTGATCTTGCCACCCCCATATAACGTATTAACTTATCGGGATGGCAATCACTCATTACAGCAGCCCACCATTCAGGAGCAAAATGAGCTTTTAACCACAAACACCTATACGCAACTAAACAATATGCAACAGAGTGTGATTTATTGAAAGCATATCGCCCAAAAGTTTCCATCTTTTCCCACCATTCTTCGGCGGCATTATTCCCAATCTTTTTAGAGGCCCCCTCCATCCACTTTTGCTGTATGGGTCTTAACTTATGAACCCATTTTTTAGCAACCGCTTTGCGTGCCTCTTGAGCCTCAGGCGCAGTAAATCCACCTACTTTTTGCCATATTGCTTGCAATTGTTCTTGATAAACAATAACACCATATGTGTCTTCTAATATTGGCAAAATATCTTCGTGTAACCTGTTCTTCCATGTGCCTTTTTTATCATCGCGGTTCTTTACAGCTTCTGGTATAGAGGCCATTGGCCCAGGATGACCCATTGCATTTAACAACATTAAATCGTGAAAATTCTTAACGCCATTACCAAGAATTCTTTTCGCCAAATCCGTGTCAAACTGAAATATAGCGTCAGTTTTTGCTTCATTAGCCAATTTCAATGCGCCATGGTCATTAAGCGAAATATAGCGTTTTTTACCATTTTTAAAATAATGGCCAGCTCTATCACTGATAGGATCAATGTCATCCCATCCACTCATATTTTTACCAAATGATATTCCTCTATTTTGCTCTATTAATTTACAACAAGTAAAAATATATTTCAAATTCTTTAGTCCAAGTATATCCCATTTATTATAGCCGAATTTAGATAATTGCGTGTTTCGCCCCTCTGTCCACATGCTAACCCAATAACCATGCCTCGCACTTTTGGCCATAGGAATATTGCCATATAATGGCCGATCGGCTATTATAAGTGCCCCAGCGTGCATTCCCATTGTTCTAATTCGACCAACTAACCTAACAGCATAGGCTATAACATCGGGATATTTAGTTTCAAATGCTGATAAATCATCAAATTCTGCAAGCAACTTGCCTATGGTTGGGCCTTCAGTTTCTTCACCGCCACATTCCGGACACACAGCACATGCATGTATATGGCCACATTCGTTTTCTTCATTGGTTTGTGAATCTATGATAATATGTTTACAAGTCGAAGCACCGCCATCTTTAAGATCATCAACATCATCCGGTAAATTGGTGGTTAAATCATATGCTTCTGATTTATCAACTATATTAGTCGCCCTAGCTACATCTATGATAGCAGACCGTAATTTATACGTTTGCCACGTGCCAACACTACAAACAGAACCGTATTCATCATTACAATCTGAACCATAAACTTTAGCCGCATGGCTCTTGATCGGGTCTCTAGCTTCAGGAATGCAATCTAAATCAATATCCGGCATATCTTGATCTTTAATTATATAGCTAGGTATTGACCCAATTTTATCAGAATATTCTTTAATTTTATCGAATTTAGCTGTGCATAATATATCATTCTGCCCATCTAAAGGATCATCATCAACTACGCCAAGCAACCATGGCAGAACTAATTTGTTGGGGTTTTCTTTAAATTTCTTTTCTTCATTTAAAATATTTTCCCAATACCCAAATGCACCTTGTTTATCAATTTCAGATAATTCAAATTCTAATCTATCCTTATAAACTCCAGGTAGTTCTGGTTTCAAATCAAGAGCTTGACGGGCCGCTTGAATAATGCTCTCTCTGGTATAAACAGTAACAATGGACATATTTGTCAATCTTCTAACAAATTGGATACTCAACCGATACAATAATCAAATACTGTTTACAACATTTGTGCCTGTGTCAGTATTTTTTTGATCATCGGCAGCTGACTTAGCCAAAACGCTGGCAGAAGCCATCAATTCGTGGCTATTGGATATTTTATGGATAAGTAAACTAGCAAAAAACCCATCCCACCGTCGAAGTTCAGCAGCATGCGAAGCATATTTTATAGGTGGATTATTGGCATAATCTGGCCCCCCAAGTTTAAACTTGGGCTTAGGCTTTTTATCTAGCATGTCAATAACAGCATCTTCAGCAATATAAAAATTAACAACATCAGCATTAGCAGCAGATACGGCCATCAATGCTAATTTAGCAGACTGTAATTCTGCCATATATCCATCAGAATTTCCTAAGCCATAACTAAGGCGTCTTTCCCAAGACATACTTTTATTTGAATAAATTCCTTCAACTATATGTTTAGCAATAAGAATAATGCCACAGCCAGCCATTTGAGTAGGGCCGTCAGGGTCATTACAATGAGTAGCAGAATACATATTTAGTTCCATCATAATTTATTACCATCGCTATCAGTTATTGAAGGATATTTTATATCAGTATGATCACTTAAATTTTGAAGTGCAACGCTAATTTGTGATAATAAAAGATTTTTATAATCAATTTGCCGAGCGGGTAACATATCAAAATCCTGCTTAATTGATTCTGACAAAACTAAACCAGCCTTAATAATTTCTTCCGACAATTGGTTTTCAGACGCGTATTTATCAATAGTATCTGTTACATTTTCGGCAATCGATTTAACGATTTCACTAGCAATTAACATCATTTCTTCATCTGCTTTACTAATTGCATTATCGGCCATGTTGTCTATAATATCAACACTTTTTAACATATACATACATAAACCGGCAGATGGGCCACCCGCCATGGCTAAATGAAACTTAACAGAATGCTTTAATTCTTTAATAGATTGCCGCAATGAACTAATGTTAAAATCACTCGTTGATGATCTATTCGCCATCGCTGTCGTCCATTTCATTTAATTGCTGTTTATATTTATCTCTCTCTTGTTTTGTAGCATGCAAATCAAAATCCATATAAGACATGTCAAGCTGTAAATCTCTTAATTCTTTCAAAATATTATCACGTAACCCCAAACGTTCATTTTCCAAAGCTTGCATGGTTTTATTAAATTGTTCTAATATAGGGACCGACATTTTGTCTGGTAAAGCCATTATCATGCTATATAATATTTTAAGTTCTTCTTTAGATTTCATATTTATAAACCAATCGCCCTGTTTCTTTTGAAACAAGGCGATCATTACAAATGCGTTGTTGTTAAAAACAACACTATAGTCCATTCTTACACGGAATCATTTTTATCTTCAATAATTCCAAGGGAGGAAGGGACGTCGCACGTTGGTTGTAGCGACGGCAAACGTTTAATATTAACTTTTTTAGGGGCGTCAATTCCAATCTTAACCCTGTCATTGTTGATACTACAAACAACGATTGTTATATCTTCACCTATTTGTATTGCTTCTTTTCTTTTCCTGCTTAACACTAACATGAATAAGGTACCTCCTTGACCTATTAAACACGTTCATATCCATCTTTAGAAAGCTTCTGACGTTGTTTATCCACATTCTTAACATGGAACCATAACCTCTTGCCTTCAGGCATTTCATCGTTTTGAAATGCTTCTATCGGCAAGCTATTGCCTCTTTTGCCAAGTGTCCCATTGTATGTGTTAAAACATAACTTTCTTGGATTACCATCAACAATTAATAAAACATGCGCTTTAACATCCATATCAGGATGATTGAATCTTAACTGCTTTCTTGTATAAAGCTCGCCCAACGATTTCAAATGATCAACATCAACTATTGCGGCGACGTCAGGTAAACTGGGCGCAGCCTCTTGTTCGTCAGCCTCTTGTTCGTCAGCCTCTTGTTCGCCAACCTCTTGTTCGTCAGCCTCTTGTTCGTCAGCCTCTTGTTCGCCAACCTCTTGTTCGCCAACCTCTTGTTCGTCAGCCTCTTGTTCGTCAGCCTCTTGCGTTTCTTCTGTCGATTCTTGCACAACATTTTCTTGTGCTTCTTGCGCTTCTTGTGCTTCTTGATTTTCCTGATCTATTGTGTTTTCATTATCATTCATGTTTTGTACCTTATTAATTGCTTCGATCACTGGCTTAGCGCTCAACCAATGAAGATCAAATACATTATCGCATTCCTGACAGGCAAAACTGTCTATATTATTTACAATGCCAATCGCAGTGCATGTCGGACACACTACTTTGTATTTATCTCCAGATTCAATCACCACTGCCTTACCGCCAATCGCAATGGGCAAGACACGTCGTTGAGTGACCCACCCAACACTTTTATTAGAACCTTTCAAAAGTAACTTATATTGTCCTTTGCGATTGTCCTGTTCTTCTACAATATATACTTCTTTTGAAATTTTGCCGTCAAAATCAAGAATTCGAGTCTCCGTACCTTCTTTTATGTTGTTCATTCCATTGCTCCTGTGTTATCCTTATATATCAACTCCTAAATGTGTGGCGCAACAAACGTGCTCGTTAACTTTAAATACTTTTCATATAAAAAAGAACAATTATTATGATAACCGCAGGCCATCTTTAAGTAATTTATCAAACCTATCCGGAGTCACCACTTCGGCTCTTTCAATATCACGCATATTTTTAGATATAGTAGACACAGAAGCTTCAATTTGTTCTTGAATCATAGCCAATTGAGTAGGGCTAAGACTATTAAGACTTAAAATATCTATAATAAAACAGGACCTGTAAAATCCGCCCAATTTATCAACATGACGATAATTAGGGGCATATCCTGGATATGGTCTTTTACTCATCTAAATTATCTGGTGTTTCTATAATTCCAGTTGCCATTCTAATATGATCTTTCATCAAATTCCCATCTTTTCTATTGAGAATCTCTTTTACCATTTTTATATACTTCTTCTTGCCAATGTATTTACGCGAAAACATCCATACTAAATCATTATTTTTCTTTTTATTCTTACAATCTCTACAGCACGGCAATACATTGGCCGGAACATTAGCAGCGCCATCCTTTAACGGAAAAGCATGGTCTAACATTTCTATCAACGATTCGCTGCAATATGCACAATTGCCTTCAAGTTCCTCAATGATTTCAATGATGTCTTCAATTTCTAATTGACTGTATATAGAGTACTTCTTGGCTCTGTAACGAGCTTGTCGCACCCAACTGCTAATTGATTTATTATCCATTTAAAACCCCTAGCACTGGAAGTAAAAAATGTTCCAGCCCAGGACGCTAAGCAATTCTTTAGGATTGTGTTTATCACGTGATGTGTCTGCTGCCCCATTTAATCACTGTTCTTCAGTCTGTGCTGTCAGCAACGGAGCGATGATCGCCTGGTATGCTGGTTCGGGTGAATGTAAAAATGATCAAAGTGTCTATTTTATTTTTATTGACAAATATGGTTTGTCAGATATAATTAGATTGGGAGATAAGACAGGTAATCCTATATTATGGAAACACGGTAATACAATTATTGCTCTTTGGTCATATTTTGAAAACGATGACGATATAGTTAATTTAGTAGATCGTTGGAAATATTGTAGCTTATGGATGCAAGAATGTTCAATAGGAGTGAACAACAAAGGCAATAAAACAATATTGTTTCACGGTAAACCGCAATTGTTGGCCGATAAAAATGAACACTTATTAGCCAGATGCAATCCATTATTTTTAGATAATGGAAACACATTATTGCCGTTATATGACGAATTAAATAGGCAAGGAATAATTTATGGCGGTAAAGGAATGGATTTAGAAGAAATCAGCAAAATTGGAGATAAAGATAATATTATACAACCAACATTATGGTTAGAAAGACAAGATGATTTATCAACTAAAATATGTGCATTGTTTCGAAATATGAATAGAAGCGAAAATAAAGCAAAATATTCAGAATCTTTGGATTTTGGAAATACGTGGAACGATGTCACACCCACCAGCATATTCAATAAAAATAATTCTGCGCATGTCGTACGCCACATGAATGATAATATAATAATATGGAACAATTCAGCATATGGAAGGGACAATTTAACACTTGGAACATTACAACATAATACCCACGCAACACCGATTCAAGTGTTAGATCATTTACACGGATCTTATCCGTCAATATCAACTAGCATTGACAAAATTCACTTCACTTACACAACAAATAAAAGGACAATATCATATAATGTGTGGGACAGACAATACTTCGAATCCACAACAAGAAGAAGAAATCCCATTAGACAATTTAGAAGAAAAACCAATAAAGGAGAAAACTCCGCCAATATATTATGAAAACGACGACAACTATAAATCTTTTGACACCGCATAAAACATTTTACATTGGGTAAATGTGTGGCGGTTGATAATCGTCATCTTCATTATTGCTAAATAACCCACGCAACCAGCTAAAAGGAATAGATAGCAGCATTATAATTCTTATTATTGGATACTTCCACCATTTCATAATTATCATCCAATTGATTGATCGCCGTTTTCAATAAATAAGCAGTAGCTCTATGCCTCTCAATTCTGGGATGGCCAGTGTTATCTTCGGTTAATTCGCTAAACTTTGTAACCACTAACTTACTTTTCCCAATATATTCACATCTAGATTTAACAAATTCTATATCATACCCCGCATGCGCATACCATGAATACGGATAACGTTGATTATTGATCATATAAATAAATTTACATTTTAATCCATCATACAACATTTTTATATAAGCCCAATCAGAATCAATTATTTTCCTTATAACTGCTTTAGGGGCGTCCCATGTCTTTCTATGATTTTCAAACCATATTGGGATATATGGAGGAGGCGGAGCATTACTATGCCACGCAAATTCATTTTCATCATTGCCACAAGATTGGCGGAATATTTCTTCTGGCAAAAACACAGAAGGAGTCCTGTTTGGCTCCATTATTTGCAATATTACAATATCGGGTTTAGCTTTTATATAATCAGATAATCTATACTTATAGTGAACATATGTTCCCCCGCCGCAAAGCCCACAATTCCATACATCATCATTCGGCAATAAAGATCCCAAAATAGATGGATACGCATGTTGCGGCCTTGCTATCTCAGGATTATCAGTTGATGCGGCGCGGCCCACGTCGGCAGTTGTAAATGAACAACCAATGCATAATATTCTTCTTTCTTTTCTATTTGGAGGCTTTGGATTTTTTATTAATTTAACAAACAAGTCCCCGGATTTTACGTGGGACGGGCCAGAGAATTTAGAGCCAGGGTTAAAGTCTGGCATTATCAACGGATAATAGCAAGAATCATTCATCCTCTTCGCACAGCCCTTTTATAATATCGTTTATATCAGCATATTCTATATCATCATCATTCATAACTTCGCTGGGCAACGCCGGGTCTATTAAAACGTCTGTAACACCGCCCAATAAACTAATTGCTTCCAACACTTCAACCGCTTTACTGGCCTCCGCACAAACTAATAAACTTAGCGTTCTAGATTCACCAAAATTTTCTCTCAAAAGGACATTCATCTGAGTTTGCCATAACCCAGCTTTTTCGGCATTTGTAAATATCGGCAATATAGCAACGCCATCTTTTTCATACGAAAACAATTTCTGATTCTTCACGAAATTGCCGTATCCAAAGACAATCATCGGCATATTTAACATGATGCACCTTAATTAATGCCAAATAACAAAATTGCATAATTTATCTACAATCATCCTGCAAAGCAATAATGCTTACAGAATAATCTGATACTAACAATACGCCCTGTTGAGTCACCAAAGTCAATTGGCCTTGCACGCCGTTTCTCTTTGTGAATATTAACGGAATACCATAGCGTTCCAGATCACATTCATGGACTATCTTCCCAGGACCATAAGACACAGCGCCGGTTAACGTAATTCTCTTAAACGGTATGCATCCCGGAACATTTACAGGATATCTCTTATGAATAACGATTTTAACATTATAGATATTTGTTATTATTAATTTGTTTCTATGTATAAATGCAAAAGTAAAATCTTCTAAAATATTAGGAACTCCATGCTTCTCATATTCTTCTGGAGTAATAATTTTAACATCACTAAACGACTGCCCGTCTGTCAACGAAATTAATGCGGCTTTATACATATTATATCTCGAAAATTGATTTTAATAACTTTATATTATTTTTATAACAGTAGTTGAAGGCGATTTAGCCAACAAATAAAACGGCAACATTACTCATTAAGCCCTTCTTGAGCTTTTTCTTCCACATAATCCTTAAAATATTTATGCAATATTGTGTTTAATTCATCAAAATCAACAGCAACAATATCAAATATGCTATGTTTTTCGGCGATACCGGCGGGAATCGTCCCGTCCCGCACGGGGCGATTTGTGCCATCTCGCGGAAGACCTGCCAGAGGACCATTTTTCGCATATAATGGTTCATAATTTATGGCTGTTACTTTACAGTCAGTTAATTCATTATAATCAGGCGATCCTGGGTAATCATAAGTCGAAGGTTCGCCAGGCTGATGATCCCAGTCCAATTCATACTCTAGATGATAAATAGCATCGCTAGCGTATTCATCTTCTATATTATCTAACGGGTTAGTCTTATCTTGCTGTGTCTTATCTTGCTGTGTTTTTCTTTTTAAAGGCACAGGCACAGCAGGATACTCCGGCACATATCCAATTTCTTCAATATCAATAGTATTAGAAGGACGCGTCCAGCCACTTTGTTCGTCTCGACCAGCATCTTCGTCTCGATCACCATATTCGTCTCGATCAGACCTCGAAACCGCGAACTCGTCAGCGTCTTCAAGATCTTTATATTCAGAATTAAACTTATCCGGATCTTCCGTAATGAACATAGCAAGTTGATCGATAGTCTTCTTATCTATTTTCTTATTCATTTTATGAAAGCCTCAATAAACACAGCTTCATTAAATTTCCTGAGCTATAATGTCCCCTTCATATCCCCTATTAATACTTCTACCGGGACGTCCTTCTTTACCTGGCCTCTTAGCACCCTTCGAATAATATGTAGGCTTTAAGCCTTTTGATCTATGATAAAGTTCATTAGACAAAGCTCTTAAAAGTTTTGCGTAGTCATTGTCCTCGCCATACATCCATGAAGGTTTGTTTCCTAAAGCCTTTTTTTCTGGGTCCGACAATCTTTTAAGAAGGGCAACTGTCCAATCGTAAACAACTTCGTATTTCTCTTCCCAGTCTCGTTGTTTATCTGTAGTTTCGGGGTGATGACCCCATTTACCTTGCGTATCAGCAGCAGACATCGTAGCGGGCACATCGTCTTGCGCATCAGCAGCAGACATCGCATCAGCTACTTCTTCAGAATCGCCGCTCGGTTCTGCCTCTGCCTCTTTATCCTTTTTACCCCAACCTAACTTTTTCTTTGCCCAGTCTAACGGCCCTTCATTGATCAATGCGTCAGTGTCTTCAGATAAAACACGAACCACACCTACCATATTATGCCATGCGACGGCCTCAGCAAGCTCGTCAATAGAATCAGAATATTTTACAAGAGTGCACTGAAGATGATTAAACTTTGCGGGTTCATCGCTAATCATAGACGCGATAAGACTAGGATCAATCTTTCTGTTTTGCATTTTTCTTTTCCTTTTTATTGCTTAAACCCATCTTTTTAATGTATTCGTCCCTTTGTTTAGGGTCCACCAAAAAAGATAAGCGTTCATCATCTCCTTCATCACCAACAATGCTGTTGGGATAATTAGCTATTACTTTCCAATGACCTTCCAAAATACGATTTAATTTCATTACGATGTAGACAAAGAAACAACTGGGTCAACAGCATGATTGGCGTACCCCGCAGAGCCAACCTGTAACAGCCCTGGCAATCGTAACCATTCTTGTTGACCATGATTCCAACCAGTTTGCTGGCCGGAACCACTTTCGAGTCGAGTTACAGACTCACCGGTTAAAGCTGCCTGAGCTTCTGCCGTTGTAACCCTGGCTTTATCATCTTTAACTACAGTAATGTTCGATGGATATGCTATTTTGCCTTCTTTGTTTGGCGGCACTTGCACAAAACCATTAATAATTGGAAAATCCCTGTATATGTAAATATTAGCCATATTATTTTTCCCTATGTGTTTAAACATCTCCCCATGTGATTCATAATTTATGTTTGGTCGGGCCAACGCATACGATCTGGAAGTATTTCTCTAGATGTTATACGGTCCAAAATTAAGCCCTCTCTTCTACTAACATCCATAGACTTATCGACCAAAATAATGCTCATGCCCGTGGCCACTACAGTATCATATGATGTAGCCCGTAACCTATTACCTACCCTTAAATAAGGAGCATACTTATTCACGTCATATCCTTTAGCCCTGGTTAATAATTTAACTGTTGCAAGTGACCCTTCATATGTTCTATTTGGATCAAACAAATCCCTTTCTAACTCCAACCGTACGCTTTTATTGGCGGTTAGAACTAACGCACAGGGTTCTACAATAACTTCTTCAAAATCTTTAGGATCAGGCACATATTTCTCGGGATAATCATAAGGCGGAGGCGGAACAAAATCCAAGCAAATTTCCGTCTGCAATGCCTCTGGTAAACAAGAACTCCCAAACCCAGACCCAGAAATATTACCTAATATAACACCTCCATCAGAAGCATTAGTGGATATATCTGGCTCTTCGGTAGTCGTGGATGAAGTAGTTGTCGTATGAGGAACAATCTCATCGCATATTTCTAATTCTAATTCTAAAGACATAGACAACAATTTCGTGCCATTATATCTAGGCGCTGAGTCTTGCGCCTCCGGATTATCTTCACAATCCGGATAATTAGGACAAACAATACCGCCTAAAAGTAATGGACGAGCATTGCCATTATTGAAATCAATGGGCACAATCCCACCGTAAAAAACTGTTGAAATTTTATCACAAAGTCTTATTGACCTACCGGCAAGATCATTCGCATCATATGGGTCAATACCGTCAATAATTGGATGGCCACTTATGGGTCTAGCTTGCCACGTGCCAGCATTTGTAACTCTGTCTTGCGGGTCTGGCCGCATCTTGGTACCCAATGCTTCCAATATAGCACGTGCGCGGCTAGTGTCAGCAACCTCGTATTCATATACCACAACCACTCTGCGACCTTCACCTAACAGCATCCAATTTTTAATATTCTGAACATCATCTGGGCTAAGCACTGTAAGTGGATCTATCATGACAAGTTTGGCAAAAGCCAAATCTCTGCCATTCGAATCAGTGCCAGATATCGGGCCAACATGCCCGCCTTTAACATACAAACCTTGAGCAGCTGGAAATAAATTCCGTGACCCAAAAACCCGCAGCATATTAATCGGATAATTTCTGTCATTTTCAGCAAATGATTTATACCCCACAACATTAACAACACTGGCGCTTGCTCCTACTGTTGGATTGCATTCCGGATAGAGATTGACCATAAATTGTTGGTTTTCTCGATTATTTGCAAGTCCCGAAAGCCCCGTTTGGCCGCCGCGACTAAAAGATTCATACATCAAAAAGGTAGTATCCGCTATAAGAACCACTTCGCCTAAAATATCACCGCCGTCAGACAGCGGTATTGTTTCTACTGCCGCAATAATATTATTGGCCCCGCCAACAGATGCCCTACTCCAAGATAGCCTTCTAATTCCAACAAATAAACCATTCAACCTATCGCAGCTACCATCAAAAACTTCCGGGCAGACATCTATTTTGTTGTCGTGCGTCACGCGGACATCGCGATCTTCCGCCCATGTCGACGGCAATTGTCGCGGGTTAATATCAGAACTTCTTGATATAGTTCTTCTAAAATGTTCAGCCGCAAAGAAGCTGTGATTTGGGTTTCTACATGGCGATGGATACACTTTGCTAATTTCAAACTGATCTATTGCACACGGCTCCCCATATGGGCTATAATTATGTATATCCTTATACAATGTTATTTCTGTGCCTATGCCATCGGACGGCAACAAATCAAATTGTTGTTGTTGAATATTGTCAAATTTCAATGTTAATGTTGCTTTGTTAATAGCAATAACTTCATTCCAATTCACATCAACATGTGGTCCGGAATTATCTCCAGGATTCATGTCAACACCATTGAAACCAATTATCAATTCACGTTCTGCAAAAATTTGGCCCCAACTTTGCACAAATTTACCATCATCAGGGTCAATAATATTTGGATAAAACGGACCGATGCCATTATTAACCACTGTGCCATTAGACAGTGTATTATATCCACTAAGCCCAGACCAGACTAATCCCGGAACTGTCATTCTTTCATCATTATTATGATCAGCAGCACTTCCAGTCGTGACAATTGGATTTATTAAACAACTACCAGCGGGGCTGCATGTTTCAGTGGGCGAATCCCTAAAGAAATCAGCATGCGGTTTAAGAATTACATTGACTACCTCACACACGAAAGGTAAATAATCACCTTGTCCGCTAAACTCCGCAACTGGCGTTTCTAATACACCAATGCCGTTTCGTGAATTAGAATCAGGAGGCATTGTGGTAGTGGTAGTAGTAGTACCATCAACCGGGCCAACTAATTGAGCTTCAACCAAATCAATAAGTAAATGGTATCCGGGAACATACGGGCCATAAGGAGCATTTACGTGTGTCCCGCCTTCTCCGGTCCATGTAGAATTATAAACTAATTTAGTTCCATCTGACGAAACAATTAAATTCGGCTTAGCATAAAACGGATCCGCAAAACTATCGGTAGAAGGATCATATCCGTCCTTACCAACTATATGATTCCCATTAGGCCCAATCGGTACTGGATCTAATGTACTGGGATCATATATTCTGCTGACCAAATCATAAGTTGGGTATCCGCCAACAGCATCTTCCCAGCCTGCTTTTGTTTCACTTCCTTGCTCGAGACCCAACAGTATTCCGCCAGTTAGGTTTAATAATTCATTTTTAATTCTATCATCAATGCTGTCGCCGCCACTATAAGCTACGCCATTAAATGATGACCTAGAAGTATTGGCACCAACATCATTTAGCAAAATAGAATAGTTATCAACTTTAAGCACCGCTGATGTTATTAAATCTAAATCCGTATCTTTATTTAACCAATCATTTAACCCGGTCGCCGCATAACTGTTTACAAAAGATGTTACCGGCGTTCCCGAAATTCCGTTCCAAGGAGGATCACTCCTACGAGCATCAATTGACACATCATAATCAAACCCACCATCTCCTGTCAGATGTGCATTTTTAATCAACTCATTATCATTTAAATAGATAGCAATCGTTTCAGCCGACTGGCTTCTTACATACAATAAACCTGTAAAATCTGTACCGTCATGGCTATACTCGTTGCCGCCTTCTAAATTAGATAATCTATTTTTCCTATAAGCCTTCGTGAAAAGACCAGGAACAACTATATTTCCAAGCATGGCAAGTTGTGGTCCAGACAAGCCTGCGCCAGAAACCGATGCCGCATGGAACTGCGGATTATAAATAATAGAATTAACACATATTGCGCTATTGGCCATTTGACCCTGCGCACGGGCTGACGTATTATCGAATGGCCCAGCGACTCCAATGTGGGCATACAAACACCTTTTAACCAATATATGATTTGACCCAGTTTCCGCGTCCGCTGCTGACATTAATAAACCCGGTGCCCCGGTCGGGGAACTCAATCCTTCAGAAATTATGCAATTCTGGAACGTTATATAACGACATGTTGAACCCGCAACGGTCGAAGGCTGTATTTTAGCACAAGCTTGAAGGCCCCATGACAGTGAACAATGGTCAATCAAAATATTTTCTATAGTAGGGTCTGGGCCATGAGCAATAACCCCCAACGCTACGCCTTGGCCGGTGGCTTCAATCCCAGTAGATGCTTTATCATGGTCCCCGTGCCTAATATAAATATTTCTAATTAAAACATTAGATGCTCTAACAAGCAGCGCAGTTCCAATTATCGTAATGCCGGGGTCTGGAGCAGTTTCACCGGCGACAACACAATTTGGAATGTCAATATTGATCGGCAGGATTACGTCCCTGCCCGCACTTTCTCCTTGTAATTCATCGGCATTCCTAAAATCAATGACGCCGCCAACTTCAAACACAATTATTCTTGGCCCTTGAGTCGTTAATGCTTCATATAGCGATCCCGGCCCTGTTGGCGATAAGGTAGTCACTTTCAGAACATTAACATCGCTGACATCAGAAAATTCAGTTGAAATATTACCTTCGGGTTCAGGCAATACCACTGCTGGTTTACCACCTGACCCAGGAACCCCCTTGGTCCACGCATTCGTTCTAGTGTGCGTTAACCGCACCATGCCGACATTCGGATCTTCTACATTGTAAGCAACAATTTCATCTCTATATAAACCACCAGTTATGTTAATAGTGTTGTCGGCATTATATTCTCTATCCGGGCCATAGGCTACAAACGCATACGCGGCGTGAAGTGTGCTAAAATCTCTCCTACCGCCAGACCGCAGTCTAATCGGATTTTGCAAACCGGTTATATCGTAAATTTTAGCTTCGTATTGTTGAGACTCAAATTTAACACTCGTTGGATTAGACAATGCCGCCCAATTGTCGGGACAACTCCAAAAACCTTTCCTTGGATTTATTTCATAGCTAACGCGATCTTCAAATTCACTACTTTTAGTACAATTAAGAACAACTATACGACCAATTCTACCATTAGGATAAATATCATCTTTGCTATCATATAATGGTATAACACCGCCAGCAATATGGCGTAAAAGATCAGCATCTTGCAATTGGACATCAAAAGCTGGCATCACAACTTTAGCTAATGCCACACCCGTGGCTGTGGCCGGTGGGCATACTTGTAACGATAAGATCACGCTGCCATCGCCGCCAAAACCAAATCGCTGGATATGATCCCCTTTGGCTATATCGGCAGTCCTTTCATAGGCCATGTGGTTAGCAACATAAACATACTGATTGTCTAAATCTAAAATAATATCATTGGGTGATTGTGGGCCAAGGCTATAATGATAATTAAATAGAACCCCGCGAGGAAGACGAGAACCTACCGTAGAGACATCAGACCCATCAAAGTCTAATTTTAATATTTTCGCAGTTCCATGTTCAGGGTACCGATTGTCGTTGGTTCGCGGCGGAATTGTCTCTACGGTACTAAGATAAATATGTTGATTTTTAACATCCAGATCAATGCCTCTTACATTATCGATCCCAGTTAAACCATCACGCAATATGACCTTGCTGCTTCCACTAAGATTAGCACGGCGCAATCGGCCAGGATAAGGACCATCGGCATCAGCTGTGGCGTATTCAGTCCAATACATATGCCCATTTTCAAGATCCAGAGCAAGCCTCGATGGGCGATATAGTCCCAAATGCTCAAGCCGACTGGCACCACCATCAACTAACGGATGACCACTAGATCGCTTTGCCCGCCAGTTGCTGCTCGCTCCTACGTGGACATTTTTCACCGTTATACCAACATCTAATTGTTGAACTAAATCATGGTATGCGCTTCCAGTCTTATGGTTGGCAAAGTCAGAGTGATGGCCGCCAAGTATTACCAATCTTTTATGGCCCAGTGCCAGCCAATCCTTAAGACCACTTATATGATCTGAAGATAACGGAGTATTACCCCATGGGTCTATGAACAACAAATCAATGCTGGCCGGAATTGGCCAAGAGAACACTTTTGTTTGACTGCCCGTCATATTCGGGGCAAATGAGTGAGATTTTCTATATGCCTCGTACCCAGGGTCACCATAAGAATAATCGAATACCCCAGGACCGTCTTTTACAGGGTCACGTGCAACAGGTGCACCAAAATATCTTAATATGGTTCCTTCATAAACATCATGCTTCCTAGTTTCTCCAGAAGCTGTATCGGCGGACGTGTAAGGAGGGTAGGGGACCCGGTCAACGACGCCTATGCTGTCATATGCCGGAGCATCATGGGGACGACGCTCACAAACAGGATGTAAATTACGTAAGAATTTTTGGTTGTCAATGTCAAAACCAAAATATCCAGAATCTGCGATATATTTATCAAGAGCATGATTATTATTAAAACTGCAAGGTGATTGTGACGGATAATAATATTGCCCATTCCGGATGCACCGGTTTTGGCAATCTCGCTTATAAGTGCGGAAAGCGGCGGCGGTCATCTGCCTTTTGGCGATCGCGAGTGCCGCATCACTGCAGTAGCCTTTATATATGTGATAACGTAAGCGCGTATTGTATTGACCGATCACTGGACTTCGGGGAGGGCGATATATGTCTTGAACCAACCATTGCCTATCAAGCATCACCACTACTTCAGACACTTTATTAACGGGCATCCAAGATTGTTTACCAACTAGTTGTGACCCAGTAGAATCCTGTATTCCATAAAACAATGATTCAACGGCAGCAAAATGGTAATTGGGTTCAGGCTTGAATGGAAAAAAGGTAGTTTTTGTCGCAGTATATGTGTATCCCAACGGAGAAAGTTGAGTACCCGTAGAAAATAGCGCCTTAGGACCGGACTGCACATTTTCAACTAAAATATTAGTAAGATCGACAGAAGCTGGGAAAGTTAATTTTGCAGAACCCCGCGATCCCGTTATCAATCGCAATGCACCGCTATAAACAATGCTTTCTATTGATGAGCCAAGATTATAAGTTTTAATATCTGATATGATGTTATCAGTTGGGGCCGACTTAGAAGTAAAATAATTCGGAACCTCTTCAAGCGTCAACGACTTTGATGATTGTAAAGGAGGATCAGTAGTAGTTAAAAGCTGCTCGCCGGAACCATCTAAATTGGCTCTTCTCACTTCCCCGCGTGCAGCGGAGTCATCCACATGATCTTCAAGCCAATACATCTTACCACGGACAACATCTAATGCTATGCCGTGAGGATTTATGCTTCTTCCTCCCGGCGGCGTTATATCTTCCACATTTGTGCCGTCCAAGTCAGCACGCATTATCTTGCCAACAGACGGAACAGCACCTGCGGGATTAGGAATTGAAGAATTCTGAACCGACGTAGCAATTGTCCAATACATCTTTTGATTGATGTTGTCAATTGCTATATCCGTGGCACCATCTTGATCGCTCACTAATATTTCATCGTTTGGAGCATCAAGCCACTTATTCTTGCCCAATTCTAATCGTTCCGGGGGCCAACGACGTATAGTGTTGGGTAATCCGTTATTATCCGAGTTAGAAACATAGTAAAGTTTCTGAACTGTAATGTCCGGAACAGCAGTGGTAGTGGTAGTGGTAGTAGTCCGAACCAATCCCGTACAATCATAAGAATCCGCTATTGTAACATCGGCCCAACTGTCAGAAGCTATCGCTAAAAATTGATCTGGAGCAGCAGTCGTTATGTCTAAAAATTTCTGGCCATATGCAAATGATAAAGCACTAATCTGATTTAACGGTATAACACCTCTGGTAGCACCTCTGTCTGTTAACAAATGCCCGCCTTGATCAGTGCCTCTGCCATCCAACAGCCCAGTGTCTAAATAAGAAAAATTATGGGGTCTAATTCCATAATCTTTATAATCTGCCACAGCATTTCCGCTAGTGCCGGGTCTATAAATAGGACCCACAAGGTTATCAACTACAGTTACTCCAGCGACAACAGCAGCAACGAGCGGTATGAGTGTACGGCGAGGTTGACCCGGCTCGCAGTTGTAACCAAAGGCTTTACTCTCAGCGCGATTTAACCATATGTGGGGATTGCAGTATGTCCCTTCTTGAATAATTTCAACTCTCCCCGTGGGTTCCATGTAGCGTGCGGGACGCGAACCGAAAACTGTTCGCAATCTATCATATGCTGCCAAATAATGAATAATTTGATTTGTACCAGCAGGCGGTGTATTACCCTTTGTGCCGCTCCACTCAACATCGAAAACTACAGTATACACATCTGGACGACCAGGCCATCCACGCTCAACGATCTTGCTGCCAACCGACCGGCGGTAGGTTTCTGGCTTTCCCCGCGCTTTCACGTTGCTAACAAATCGAACCACGCATGCGTCCGGGTTCTCTGCCCACACACGATTACCATCAGTTGTGCTCCTATGGTAATTCAGCCCAGCTGGCGAGTAATTGTTAAACTGGCGCTCCATGTATTTTTCAAACTTGCTACTGGAATAATTATTTTGCCTGTCGTTGCCAGTCAAACCGCCAGCGCTACGAAACACGCTAGCTGGTATTATAGCAGTGCGGTCTGGATGATTTTTGTAACGTTTAAAAATCCTAAATGACGCATTCGAAGTATTCGACCAGCTAACTGTAAATCGCTGTATCTCATTTTGACCTACTAGAACGTTCGGTTTGCGGTCAACGCTCGGTTTGCGGCTATCATCCGCAAATGGCCGGGACCAAGAAGGATTCGTTGCTTTATAAGCAAAATCACCAACATCAAACATCCGCCATATGTCTCTACTTTTACCCTGAACATCAACGCCAGCATATTTTACAAGAACGTGCCTGCCATCTTGTGAAAATTGTAAAGATTCTTCATCCGGGCCGACGAAATAATTTGTTCCATCAACAGTGACAATATCCTGTCTGACATGAATCGTGCCGGGGTCTGATACTGACGCAAAAAGCTCAGTAGGCCAAAGCCCAGTATCTTGGCCGCCAATTCCTGTAATGAATGATGTAGCGAAAGCAGGATGGTTATAATAGCTCTCGTATATTTCTCTTTCATTTACTCCTGACAAATTAAACGCAGCAATAACTTCTTCACCATAATCACTTGTTGTAGATTCTAGAATTGAATTAAGATTAATAATATAAAGCCATAGATCGCCGTTATATGCGCCATGTGCTGTAACAGGACGATTTGTAACATTGTCCGTCCATGTGTCATTGCTGCCAGTGCTGCCCCCAGCAGCATCGCATCGAAGCCCACCGACAGTATCGCACGACCCATATGGCGTTCCTATAACCGCCATATATGATCTTTCTACACTCTCGCCATTGTCAAGAACCACAGTTTTGTGAACAGGAACACTGCTCGCGCAATTTAAAATATAAAAAGGAAATCTTTTTCTCTTTTTAACTGGCGTTTCACCATCAGTGTCAAGTTTAATAACTTTTAATATTCTTCTGTCATTTGCATCTATCCCAACAGTAAGATTCTGACCATCAATATAGTCTTCTGAAATTCCCTGTATCCGTGAATGCCCATAATTATCAATAACACAGAAATCACTTGGCATCCATTTAATAGATTTAGGATCTAAATCATGGCCAGTCAGAAATCCATCTGAACCATCAACATCGTGCTGAAATGCAGCTTCAAGTGCTAAAAGCGGTTCATAATCAAACACTGTGCCGTCAATGTCGCCGGAATACGCTCCCGGCGGAAGGTTATCTTCAAGAGATCTAACCAATAAACCTTTGGTGTTAGTGTTATCCTTGCCAGGTCCAGAGCCTTCTTCTATCTTTTTAACTGCTTTTTGCGGGCCAGCGCCATCATAAACAATAACCCCGCCCTCAGCAGTATCATCGGCAAGATAAGCTCGGAATTTTAAATCGTATGGAAATATGCCGTCTTGCGTCGACGTTGATTCTTCTTTAAAGCTAATTTTTAATTCTGGGGACCATGGGCTATTTCCCATAGTGTTATAAACTATACTAGCTAAATCGCTAATATATTCATTGTCTGGATCATCAGCAAGATTAAACGGCGAAGTACCGTCAAAATGCTGATGTAACGACGGAGGCACGCCGTTAACGCTACCCCATTCCGTATCCGTCCGACTGGGTTGCCGTTTCCTTGCATCAGGGTTAGTATAATGGTCTTTGCCCCATCCCATACTATGGAACGATTTTGAATTATAAAAACCTGGAGTAAGCAGAGCCTGGTTTCCTGCCGCTTGATCGATCCAAAATAAATTAAAATAATGTAAATTATTCGAATATTTTGATGCCAATTCTTTTATCAACGAAGTAACATTAACTTTCACACGTTTTAGGGCATACAGATGGCTCCCCTCGTATTCTTCTCCATCATAGCCATGATGATCTTCATCACTTTTTCCAATAACAAATTCAGTAGTACGTTCTCTTTTAGAAATTAATTTGCTGTCATCGCCGGGTTCAACTATAATTCTAAGCCTGGGCGCAAAATCTTCACCTTTAAGCGAGTGTCGAGAGCCTACAATTGTCCTAAACGCAGCATCTCCATTTAATGTTTCTTCATCTGGCACCCACATATATGACAGAATGGATTTGCCATCGTCAAGTATTTCTTGAGTGACTTCAGTGACATCGCATTCAAAATTTCGAAATGCTCTTTCAGACCCTGTAAAATTAAAAGTCTTGTAAGCAGTTGTTCTATTTCTACTGAGAACCGAAACCTCATCGCTCAACGAAGATTCATAAGTGTCAACAAACGGATACGCTTTCACATTAGACCCACTACTCAATTCGCCATATAATTTGCCATATACATTTTGGTCGCCGCCCTCTATGAATGTTTCATGGTCAGGATCGTAGTCATCTGCGCCATTTAATATTAAAACAGCACTTTTAATCTTTTTGCCGACCAAATCATCAGAGATTTCTGAACCATGAAACATAAAACCAACTGCTCGCGTTACTAACTGGCCAGAGAAAGCCGTTGGAATTGGGATCCCGGAAGCACTAGCGCCTCCATGGGAAGTTACATCAGGATATTTTCCAAATCGCAGTTGCCCATTATCGCCTGGAAAATCCCCAACTTCAATCAACCCATTGCCAACGCCGTCCATGCGCTGCTCGGCGTCCTGTTTACCAGTGGCTGACTGGTCCAATATTGGATCGACAAAACGAACTTTAAACTCATAGAGATAAGCGTTCTCTTCCGACCATTCATCAGGTTCATTTGAATCTTCTGCGTACCATTTGCCGTCAAAATCAACCTGCCCAGCATTATTAAGATGAGTATCAATTGAACCTTGCGTACTATTTTCGGCCAATCGATCAGGCGGCATATACATTATTAATTCTGCAGATTCAATCTCCCTACCGCCGATATCAAATTCGCTATGGAATCTAAGACCGACATGTCTGTGTCCACCCATTACACGGGCAACTGAGCCTGATAGCTGTGGGTCCCTAGCCAAAGCATGTTCGTCGTAACCTTTATTGCCATGCCCAAATTCTATTGCATCGTTTCTTACAGTAACGATTCCTCGCTGCTGGAAGCCCATGGCAATGGGGATATCGTGCTCGTTCGCTTGCCAATAATTTTGTGTATAGTAAATAATTTCTTCGGCTGCGTCCTCGGCACGATTCACTTTACATCTAGAGATTGTGTTATTATAACCCTTGCCGGGCAGATGCTCAAAACCATGATCGTCAAATGACGCATCTTTAGGAAGCAACACTTCAATATCAGCAACAATTTCTGCCGCGTTAGGATAATACGTATTAACTGTTCGCCAAATTCTATCGCCATGGTTTATGATCGCAGAATAACGACGGCCCGAAAGTATGTCGGTCGGATCATATTTGCCTAAAATTTCTGGCCATTCCGATGTACCATTGCCGACATTTCCATATGGCGAATTAGCGGTGGCAATACAAAACGGCGATATGGTATTTGTTTGTTCCTGAGTGCGAGCAAGCAAAGAAGTTTTTAAGGTATTCGCGTCTGGAAATAAAAAATTTCTCGTCGAATGTAAAATAACTGAAACTGTTTGCCCCGCAGCAACAGGAACACCCTTGGGATATAAAGTATTGATTAGATCTAATGAAACCCATTGGCCATCGCCGGTCACATTCACGTCGATATGGAAAGAAGCTAAACTCGCCCCAGCCGCAGATAGATCATCGCCGTCGATTATCTCCACAGACATTGTGCCCGACAGCGATTGCTCGCACGTGGGATCCCATCCAGCGGACCTCGACGTCCCACGCTGCCATAACGAACCTACGTCGGACGCGTGATCAGTAGAAATACGTATTGCGTCTGCAAAAACCGGAACTCTCATCTCCGTTTCAGGAAAGACCACCAATCCTTCATGCTGGTACATTATTACTTCAATTGACTGACCTTCTTCTACAGTAAGGATACCGTCCGGATTTGGGGTAGAAGCTAAAATTTCCCATGTAGCACTTGTTATCAAAACAAGACCAGGTGGTGGCACACTCCACGGATTGGCGGTTTCATTTAGAGCGGGGTCGTACTCGGATACGGTCTTACCAGATGGCGCTCGAGCTTTAAATGAATTGGGACTGACACTTTGATCGACGTATGCATCATAACGACTGCCCACCGGAACATCGTCAGCACTTAGCAATTGATAAGTGAATTTCACGTTGTCATGGCCAGGGACGCTGCCAAGCTGGTTTCCGTAGCCGCTGCCGCCTCCAGGCATCACAATCGACGGCCATGTGGCAGATATTTGATAATCACCAGCTGGCAGATCACGAAATTTCCAAGTCGCTGTTAATAGGTCTGGCCCATGTATCGATGGCATATCCTCTGAAGAAAAAGCAATCTCATAGGACCCACCCCAGACTGAGTTTGGATTGCCGCCTTTTCTCCAATCGACGTCGTCATGCATAATATAGCTCTGATAGCCCCCGCCGTGGGGCATCCTGAGAAATTCTGTCTTCTTTCCTGCGATCCGGGAAGTATAATTCTCGTCGTAATTGTCAATTATATATGTGTTAACTGTAGGAAGGCGACGCGGGTCAGGGCTTTTTCCATACAAATAAACTTCAAACTTTGAAAAATATCCACTATTGTCAAATCTTATTGTCTGACCTATTCTATCCGCGAACCGGCCCGGTAGTGTCGGTTGTGCTACGGAGCTAAAAATAGGAGAATCATTTTGAAGATATGGAGGATATATTGTCGCTAATGTAGTGTCAGTGTTAAGTTCACTATTCCAAATAATTTGCGGGCTGGACATAGCCCCATAAGGATGCGTTTGTTCCTCAATAAGCTGCTTTTGATCTATCACAGAAGTTGAAATATTATCTAATAAGGTTAATTCAAGCGGTATGTGCTCACATAATAACAATGTGCCGTTCGAATTAAATGAACTATAAACCGACGTCTTGTGGGTATTATATTGTTTAAACGCTAATTTAGCTTTTGGTATATCGTTATCATCATGAACTCTTACTCCAGTCCCAGAATTCTTGCTGATTCTTTTAACTGGAACTTTAGTAACAGGGTCTAAACCGGATTCTAAAAAATCACCTGAATATTTGACATCCGGCAGATCCATACTAGGAATCGTACCAACATAGTCATATACTGCGCTTTTTAATTGTTTTGGAACAGTCCACTTAGAAGCAGGGCCACCACTAGGAGGGTCATCTGAATCTCCAGACAACTGACCGATAAATAGATCACCGCTTGGCCCAAGTGGAATTGGCAACAATGTTTCAGAATCATACGTTCTTGACGTTCCACTATATGACGGATAAGTCACAAGCACGTCAGACGTCGCTGACAAAGTTTGACCATTTTGATCACGTCTATATCCAACTTCAAATCGTTTTACATATCCTGTTCCATTTACTATATCATTTTTAATGCGGTCATCATCCGTATCGCCACTAGAATAAGTTTTAGACGATGTATTAAACGACGATCTGGACGAATTCATTCCGACATTATCTAAAATGGTTCTATAATCATTAGACTTCATCGCCGTAGAACTGATTAAATCTAAATCACTTTTAACAACCCAATTTGCCGCATCATCATAAGATGTTACAAACGATGCGCCAGTTATATTAAATGGTCCAGACCCATTGCCGTCATCCCAAATATGAGCATCAAAACTTACATCTGCGTCATATCCGCCACTAGAATCCGGTACAGGAGAACCGGGGCGCGGAACAAGATAATCATTTGAAATTAATTCATTGTCTTCTAAATAAACCGCCACTCCATCTTTAGCGCCAGCCCCATCTTTCTTATACACAAAAAATAGCCCAGTAAAATTCGTGTATGGCGGTTGTCCTTGTGTGGAACCAGTAAGAGCAGTCGGCGGTTCATTTTTAGCCCATGGTCTGGTGTTTCGACCAGGGACAACAATATTGCCTAACACAGAAACCTTGGGGCCTTCCGTGCCAGCGCCAATCACTTGGAATACTTGTTGCTGAGGATTATAAATGATGGAATTAGTACATATAGCACTATTTTCTTTACCAACATAACCATTGGCAATATTAAAAGGATCTCTTTTATTAAAATGGGCAAATACACATTTTTTAATTTGAACTTTGTTTACACCAGAACCCATCGATAAACCAGCAGATTGACCTTGCGCGCCCTCTAAACCTTCCGCAATTATAGAATTTTGAATTGTTACATAGCTAACTTGCCCTTCTATATTGGCACTATAGTCCTTTGGTTCTATATCAACTATTTCATCAACACCCCACGACAACGAACAATGATCAATCAAAATATTTTTAAGAACATTGCCCCAAGGCTTATTGTGCCTATACTTAATTTGCAAAGCATCAGAAGATTCACCATTGGTCTTAGTTGACCGATGCCAGCCGGATCTTATAGCAATATGTCTTAATAAAACATGGGGCGCTTCAATTGCTATAGACGCGCCGATTACAGTTATTCCAGGTTCAGGTGCAGTCTCGCCAGCAACAACGCAATTTGGTTCCGTAACGACCATGTTTAACATACGCTTATAAACGTTAGGCTGAGGATTAATCCTAGTGCTTTTTCTAAGATCAATAATACCGCCTACTTCAAACACAATAATTCTTTCACCAGGAGTCGATAAGGCATGGTGAAGAGTTATGTCGCCTTCTACATAATCCGGATCAGTATCATCTGCCGCTAGAGAATTAACTTTTATGACTTTAACACTATCAGAATCTGAATTATCTGGCGAAAATTCACCGCTAATAACTAGTTCTGCGTCTGAAAAGCGGATTTCATTATCACTAATATTGCCGCCACTGTATCCAAATAATAATATATGATGGTCTATTGTGTCCGGCGCACTACCGCTAAATATTACTTTCCCAGGAGCAATAGCAGTCATCAATACGTTAAAAAATTCAAATTCACTAGGCCCAACTGGCGATAAACCATCCACACCGCCAGCGTGCTCAATGCTTCCTTCTTTAAGATTGCCCGCTTGACCAAAGCCGTCATACGGACTTACATGCCCAATGGTGCCTTTATCTTCTGTTAAATCCTTATTATAAGTGATATTTAAATAGGCAGCGAATATCCCAGATGAATAAGCAGGATTTTGGTCTTCTCGTAAATCTTGAACAAACGCGCGAATATAATATTCTTCGCCCACGTTTATATTAGATATAGGATTACCACTTGCGTCAGTAGCGGCAATCCTAATCTGCACTAATTCATGGCCAGACAACGGCGACACCACATTGCCAACAATAGGTACAATGTCTGGCATTGACATTGAAGACGGCACTTCAGGAACAGCGACTGCTTCAACAACACCAGGGACCAATGGCTGATCCTCTGGAACAAGCTGCACCAACCTCTTTACATTATTATAATATTCTGTGCCAATAATAGAAACTAAATTGCCGGATAACACAGTCCCAAATGTACCGCCACTACTGTGATCCCATGCAAACAATTCCCCGCCGGGAGTTATATAATAATATTGCCTACCTATATTTCGACTATCATAGAACGGCGCTCCAGTAGAATTATATTCTACGAACCAATTGCCGGTTATCCATTTTTCATTTTCGCCACCAAAATTAAGATAATGATTAGCACTACCACTTAAAGCAAATTCGAATACAGAAGCATCAAAATCACCCAACACTAATACAGAATTCGCTTGCTTTCCTTGCGGCGAATCAGCTGGAAAAGCTTCGATCTCTTTTTGCGTAACACTGATTAATTCGACAAACGTGGACTGGCCTATTTCATCATTAAAACCAACATTGTCCCACACAGAATTGTCGGAACTTGGTTGCGCATTATTGCCGCTCTGACCAACGGCTTTCCGCACTGCATCAAATCCATCAGACATAAATATACCGTCTTTCAATAGTTTAAAATATAATGCTACTAATAGATTTGAATTTAGAGATCAGACACTTCTGATCTCTTGGAATTTTTAAGGTCCTTGATAACATTCTTAACAAGTTCATTCATACTGTCAGCGCCATCTTTCATTTTAACCGTGTAAATCTTTTTAAGTTTTTTTTCATTGACACTACTGGCCAATATTGGATCTAATTTCTTCATTGCTGACACTGATTCGGCCAGCCCAACAATAAATTGGTCGTCATCGTCATCCCATTTTTCACCCAGAAGCGGCATCCCAGTCCTTTTCAAACATTTAAGAAACACTTTATAGGAAATTGTTTCATTTATAATTTGTTCCCATTCATTGTCAGACAGTTGACATTGTAGTCCCATAATACTACCTTCAAATTCTCTAATACTGCCTTCAAACACAAAATAAACAGTGTCAGTGCCTTCCATACTTAACCCTCCAAATTGGTAAGTAATTTAAACTATTTATAGTTAGGAAACCATCATGCTTACATTAAAAATTTCCGACTCAATAACTATCGGCAATAATGAATTAGCAATAATAACCGGGCCGTGTGTCATCGAATCTAGAGACATGGTGCTGACAATAGCTGAAAAAATAAAAGAAATCAGCGAAGAATTGTCTATTCCAATAATATTTAAAGCATCATTTGACAAGGCCAATAGAAGCTCTATAAAATCCTATAGAGGGCCAGGAATAGATGATGGACTAAAAATATTAGACGAAGTTAAAAGCCAATTCGGTCTATCTGTAACAACTGATATCCACGAGCCATCGCAAGCTGCTAAAACAGCAGAAGTATGTGATATTTTACAAATACCAGCCTTTTTATGCAGACAAACAGACCTGTTAGCAGCTGCCGCTAGCACTGGCAAAACAATAAATGTTAAAAAAGGTCAATTTATGGCACCATGGGATATGAGCAACGTTATTAACAAATTATTAGAATGTAACAATCCTAAAATTATGCTTACAGAAAGAGGCACGACATTCGGATACGGTAGACTAGTAAATGATATGCGGTCAATACCGTTAATGCGCAAATTTGGATACCCAGTAGTGTTTGACGCAACACATAGCGTACAGCTTCCAGGTACTGGCGGCGATAAAACTGAAGGCGAAAGGCATATGGTTCCGACACTTGCTAAAGCAGCTATCGCATGTGGAATTGATGCTTTGTTTCTTGAAACCCACCCAGACCCAGATAATGCTAAAAGCGATGGACCAAACATGATCGAATTGCACAAACTACGCAATTTACTCACCGATTGCCTAAAAATACATAAAGTAATCAGGGAATGCCGCGAAAGATAAATTAGTGATGACAAATGCGAAGCCGAAATCTCAGAATAACAATTTCTTTATTTCCGCCATTCTACTATCCATCCACGCTAATGGATTAGAATATTTAACTAGACCAACATTGCTAAGATCAGCAATGTTTATAGATTTAGACCAATCTTCATCATCCATCAACATTGATGCTTCATCACTTTTTATAGAATAATAAACAACTCTTGAAATATGATTCGCAGCAATATTTAACATGCATGACGAGCATGGCCTACCAGTAACGTATATCGTGGACCTGCTCAGATCACCATAAGAATGCCTAATCGCATTGGCTTCGGCATGAACAATATATTTATATTTTGCGGGCCGCGACCAATCTATTTTATCATCTGGTATTTGTTCAGGCGGGCCATTATAACCCCACCCTCTGGGCCTATTGTCTCTGTCTATTATAATAGAGCCACATTGTGTATGCGGGTCTTTGCTTTTAGATGCTACCCAAAAAGCAAGCCCCATATAAAATGAATCCCTGTCGGGAACCAACCTAAATTCAACCATTGCTTATTTATCTGCCCACTTTTTAACCATGCGCAATATACGGCCTTGTTCTTTTTTTGCCGCTGTAGATGAATCGAACAAATAAGATTCCGGCATCCATTCCTCTTCATTGCTAATATAAAAGAATTCACCTGTGTCTTCGCTCCTAGCAACATCGCAAATCTCGAACTGTTCTACTTCAAGCTTGGAAGTTAAAAACATAACTATTGCTTGAAAATCTATGTGATTTAATTTAGGCAAATGTGCCCTTGAATTCCATACATTTTTAGCTATTCTTCTGTCATAGAAAACTTTAGGATGATGCTCAAGCATCCACTCATCGCCAACAGGCACCATCACATTAGTAGCACCAACCGGTCTTAATGTTACCCACCAAACCGATTCGCCTACTTTATATCTTGATAATTCTAGTACTGATCTTATCGGGGGCATAATCCTTTGCCCTTAGCCGCATATCACCCTGTTAATAGCTTGATTAATAATGTTTTCAGCTATAGTTTTGGTGACGCCAACAGCTACTGGGATCCATTCTTCGTTTTCTTGAACTTCAATTTGATATTGACCAGTGTGAATGTTTTGTCCTTCCATCGGCACGGCACGAACCTTACCGGGGCCAGCTTTCTTTATTCTCACAATAGCTTCATTGATATTTACCGCCATAATCGCGCTCCATGATGATGATTTGTATTAATTTTGACCCATTACCTAATCATTCTGCTATTTTTAAAAATTGTTCATAACTTTCTTTAAAAATATCCTGTTTATTCAGTCCATCAGAAATTCTTTTTCCAAGACCAAACTCCATAAAGTACCAACCATTATAGCCAATTCCTTTAGAATCATCAATGGTTTGTTTTATCATAGAGTCGCCAACGCCAACAACTTTAAACCCATATCCTATTTTATAGTCCCTAACATCAATCGCTGCGACGAATTTTCTAATATTTTTCCAATATTTATCAAAGGGATTTATGTTTCTTTTAGTAATTAATTGCACTGGGTCATATAATAGCCGCCAGTGCCTATTATTGCCCAACAATTCTAATATAATTGGAATATCATGGCTATATGGAAAATCATCGGTTATTTCAAACAATGGAATAATACCAGCTTTAGCGCATTCGGAGGCAATCAACGCCATCCAATCATTTATAATGTCTTTATTTCTACTGGCGTTTTTTATTCCACCGAATATTCTAACATAATTAGCTTTGAAATATCTTGTAATAGATAAAGTTCTATCAATTGTTTCTGAAGATATATTTCCTAAATCATTACAATCAATAAGACCGAGGTTAGACGCAACCATCGGGACAGATAAGGAATACTTATCAATTATTCCTTTAAGCTTTTGACACGTAGAATCGCTAAGATCGCAAATATTGCCGGTCCAAACTTGGCGAATTACAACATGTTTAATATCACATTCCTGCAAAGTTTGACATGCTACATCTGGGGTATCGCCTGCGTCATTTAAATAGGCTGCTATTTTCATAAATACGCCACATGGTCAATTTGTGGCCCAGTGCCCACAATAGTCACTGGCAACAACACCAAATCTTCGATCATTTCGATGAATTCTTGAACTTTTGCCGGTAATTTTCCGTAATCGTTGGTCCCATAACATGACCAATCAATATAATTAGCAAAATTTAACGCGATCTTTGTCGCACCATTTACTACAACAGCTTCTTGTAATTGAATTTTAGAAAGCGAAAACACTCGGCGTAACCTTTTGGTCACTGTGGTAAGTTCACCTTTCATTACTTCTGGAGGCGCGCCTGCGGTTTCAGCAACTTCGGCCCATGTGATCTCTTGATGGTCATCATAACAATCACCCGAATACCCAACAGTTTCTCCATTTTCCACCACATTGCCGACCCTAATGGGATATGGCCTAATTACTAAATATACGTCTCCAACTTTATAAGGCGAAACGCCCATATCGGCTAAATTGTAAACAGCAGTTGTGCCTCTGCTAGTACAATGGGGATAGTGGGATCCGTGATTTATATCTAACGAAAACCCCTGCGCGCCTTCATGCAATATCGTGTTGCCATCATTCATTAGCTTATTTAAATGTGTTGGCATGTAATAATCTTTAACGTTTGGAACATATGGCAATAATTCTTTATAGTCTCTAGCAAGCTTCAGTCCCGGTTTTCTCATTGCTTTATCTGCTAAAAAGGCACCACAGCCTTGCATCGTGCTAGCAACACTTTTCGTTCCAGTTTTTAAATTCTCCTCTGCTTCTTTATGCTCATGCGTGATCACACCGGCTCTGGGGTGTATCACAGTATTTTCAGCCACATCGCATTCATCTATTTCTTTTAGCATCTGGTCAATGGTGAACGCGGCTGAAGGCCCAACTAGTATAGATGGGCTATATTCTCCATCGGTCCATTTTTTTAAAATGGCAGCGGAGGGCAGCGCTTTAGCCACAAACGCATCGCCGTTGATATTGATCGCCGTATGGCCAGCATTGGCCATGTTCGTGGTAGAAAGGACTTCTGGTTTATACCGGTCAGCCAACGCAGAAGTAATTAAGCCCTTCCCACAGCTTCCCCATTGCCCATCTGTTATAATATTAAATTTCCCTGCTTGCATTATATAGTCTCCATAAATAAATCAGCATAAATTAAATACGCACTAAATATTATAAATAGCGTTATCTAAGAGAAGAAGAAACTTGGACATCATATCCATCGTCTTCCCAATTTTTATGTTGCGCTTCTTTATTTAATTTGCCAACTGAAGACGTAGATTTGTCCAATTGACTAATAGCGTCGGGCAAAGGCATAACTTTGACCACTGCGTCAATTACATCATCTTCTTCCATTTCAATAATAGCCACAAGATTTTTCTCTTGTAACTTAATTTTATATTTTTGGGCTATTAATATAGCACCTAATTCATCAGCTAATTTAGACATTTGTACTGAGATATAGCGACGTTGCGAATCAAGCCATTCATCAGATCTGGTTAAAAGATCGGCATCTTCGCCTATTTCATGAATCATGCTTAATATGTTCATCAATTTTTACCCAAGTGTCAGGAACCCAAGTCATCATCCCATGAAGTTCAATTCTAACTAGTTTGTGCTTCCTATCACGAACTATCGCAATTTCATCATGCCAAGGATGTTCTTTATTATTTATTTTTACAATTGTGCCCTCTTCTATTTCTGGAATTTCTACTTTTAAATGTTTTGAACCACCTATTTCCACATGTTCAATAATTATATTTACTAATTCTCCACAAATTTTGCATCTATTGGCATCATCTTTATTTATTATGTTACTTGTTCCACATTTCTGGCAAGTTATAGTATTCAACTTAAAATCTCTTTTAATTGATCAGGCTGTCTTTGCACTTCTTTAATTATGTTTTTAATCTGAGCTAAACTAACAGCATATTTATAAGCATCTTTACATAACATTATAGATTTTACATCTTTTATATTACCACTAACTTTTATCGGCACACTTATAATTTCTTTTATTTTGCTAATCATCTCATTGTGTATATCTGGATTAGCTTTACTAACTTGCAATTTTAATTGATGATTTGTTCGTAAACAACTTGGAGACGGCACAAATTTCATTGCTTCGCAGATATCTGTAATATTTTCATCAGAATGGTGCATGCCAAGAACAAATCTTATCTCAACAGTTGGCGAAATATGGTTTCTAACAAAATCAGTTAAAACAGACATTTCGTTTTGACAATCCGCTTGAGACCTGCCCCCGGATAATAAAAACTCAAATCCATCACAACTTAAAGAATCTATGGTCAATCCTCGTAATTTAGTATCACCATAGCATTCCCCTTTAGGCCAGTCAACCGGAGTCAATATTTTAAATTTACCCTGCCATTTGATCCTTTGCAACAAAGCATCAGCAGATATTTCTGGGTGAACAATTATAGACGGAATCGCATATTTCACGGCTAACTCTGCAACATCCGCTAATTCATTAGACTGCATAACATCTATTTCAATATTATTGAACAAAGCATTCATGTTACACCTTTATATCACTTAGAAGATAATTCTATAACTTTTTTGATAGCTTCGGAACTATCACAAGTTTTAAATACTATAGGATTATTTTCATCAGTCAAATAATGAAATGATGTGGGTACATAGTCCTCTTCTTCCATTAAAATAACTATTGGTATATTTTTAGCATATGCATAGCCAAATTCAAAGTGTGATCCTTTTCTTGCTGGCGTAACCATTAAGATACAGTCAGAATCATCCACCCCCCTAACCTCTGCCAAAGCGATATTCATCAATTCACTTTCGTCATCACAAAAACCGTGGAGCGTCCAATCATAAGTTATAGTAACGCCATGTTCTATTAACTGATCTCTCAGTTGGCGAACTCTATCTTTATTATTAAGGCTAGACGCTATATAAACGTTTTTCATATTACGTGAAATACGTATCGTCAGTTTTTCTTGCGTACAGCCGGAACTTCAATATTGATTTGCTGGGTATGACCCTGAATCGGTTTTACAATATTAAAAGACCCATTTATGCCATTGTCAATACCAGAATTATACTGTAATTGATGGTGTTGATTATTCCCACCATGCGGTCCATCAAAGGTATTGGCACTTTTCGCGCCTTTCATTACATGCGGCTTTTGATTTCCGTAAGCATTATCGGCCATTTTAATTCTCCTGTAATTTTACCCAATTCATTTTTGAACACGATCTATTATCATTGAAATAGCATCTTTATGGCCAACTTTATTAAATTGACCCACAAAATCCCAATTGTTATAGTCAGAACAGAATGTAAATTTGTTTTTTTCCTCGTCAGTTAAAATTGTTGCGGCATAATCATAATATTCCGCTTCATTTTTGAATCTTATTTTTCTAATGTCTGGATTCACATCTGGGTTTGTCCCATAAAAATGCAGCCGACCATTTAAACCATCTGGGTCCATATCACACCCAAATATATAAGTGTGCTGATATCCGATCCACATAGCAATTTGCATGCTCGCAAAAACCGTGGATCTGCCAATATGAAATCCTTGTGTTAAGTCTCTACTAAAACCCTTGCCGGGTATATTCTTTATCTGAAACGAATTTGATTTATTATGCCTTATCGCAGTGCTGTTTATTATTATGCCATCATATTCTTTCCAAAGATCTTCATGTCGAGCATATTGTGATGAATCACAAAATGTCCAATAAGTAGTCGGCCATAAACGAGGATCTGGTTTATTTATAGACATAATGTCAATATGTTCAACGCCAACTAATTTCTCTAGAGAAACTTCCGTAATAGACGGCCCATTGCCAATAACAACTAATATCCTATTAATGCCGATACCACGAATTTCTACTATCTTATTTCGAGATTTTTGCGTTATTTCCGGATCATCAACGTAGTTTACTCTAACTTTCTTCTTAACCTTCTGTGGATGTTTTACAACAACATATTGCGCGGCTAAATCTTTAGCAGGATTCTCAGAAATAACAGGTGCAGACGGCAATTGTTGAATTTCTCTCACGCCTATTTTATTCAAATTCTGCCGGTTTATTTCATCTAATTTTACAACTTTTGCTTTTGATGGTTGAATAATTACTTTAGCAGTACTCGGTACTCGAATAGCCTTTGGAAAATTAACAATTTTATGTTGGCGTATTATTGGATGCTTTTCTGGCATAATATAACTTTAACTTTACAATAGCAAGAATGTATTTTTATCTTCGATTAGATAAGGTAAGAAATTTATCTTACTCTTACTTACAAATCGAAAATACTAAAGCCAAGGGCAGAAAATAAGGGGGGGGGATTGACAAAGAAATCTTTTTATGTTCTAATAGTTTTCTTGCCGCCGAGTACCCTAAGGCTTCTCATTGATTTAGGCAATATACCAGATTGTAAATCAGAAGCCAATTTAAAAATATTTTGCTTCTGTTTATTACGTTTGTTCATAATCGAGTACATGCACCTATGGATAGTGGTAGTCAATAAATTGAATACCGGTGCCCGACCTGGAGTATAAACCAATTTTCTAGCTATGAGTTTGTTAACAACCTGCAATAAAGCATCTTCGGCTAAATCTATCTGTTCCTCTTCTGACGGAAGGTTAAATTTAGTAGAAATACCGCGACATATTTTACTGACATCCTCTAACATAGCGTGCCAAGTCTTTTCACTAGGCAATTCTTTAATATATCCATTGCTTTCAAGATCAGGAATTATCTTGTCTTGTTGTATAAAAAGATCGCTCAAATCATATACTTTAGTGTTAGACTTTAAATCTAATGATTTTCGTATTTTTCCCAGTGACCACTTAACTTTTTTGCCGCCGACAGTGGCACTTAATGTAGCGGCCACTTTCCCATTGTAACTGTTGAAATAAAAAGGATTTGGCAAAGCTATACAATGTACTCGAACAGGATGTAACGGGTCGAGATATTTCGGATTATCGTCTACTCTACCAATCACTTTGGTCCACAATAATCCACGTTCCCGAAAATCTTCAAGTTCTAGAACAGAAGTAGAAATCAACCAAAGGAACCAATTCCGTTCGAGAACTTTACTATCGCAATATTGAGGCATATTATTTCCTTTGCCACAAAATTTTTTTTAGTATTTGATAAAGAGAGGTTAACTCCCTTTCCCCCTTGAAAGTAAAATACAGCCTGTAAAGTTTGAAAAGCATGAAGGAGCATGAAAAATGACAATTCTTAGACAAATGCCTAGTTTGCACTTAAGGGGATCATTAGTTAACCAAACAATGAAAAACCTCACGTCAGAAGAAAAAAAGACCGTAGAAAAACTTTTAGAAAAAATCACAAGGCACCCGGAGCTAGCCCCTCATCGAACAGAATTCGCAAACACGCTATCACATACGATACGTGGGGATTATTATGACGATTCAAAGGCTGCCGACCAGGAATTCCAAATTTCCATTTTCCGCGCAATAGTAGAATTATTATATCACAGAAAATATAGCTATAAATGCAATTCGTGCCAAAGCAGCACATATATTACTCAACGCGGTAAACCAACTCCAATTAATCGGCAAACTGATCATTGCCCTAATTGTAATAAAATCGAAGTAGAGAATCCCGGCGACACTGATTGGAAAATTGGCGAATTTGTAGATCAAGATGAATTTCAAGCATCATATGCTAATTTCACAGATTTAGATAAGTCACCAAAAGCCAAATCACCAATCTTGGTAATCCCCGGAGAAAAGAAATACTCAGACCCTCAAAAAATTTTAAATGATGACAAGCAACTACAAAGATTCTTCAAAGAATTCATCTGGAACTACCATAGACAAATCCTGAATGAAAACAAACGAAAAAAACACAAACAAAAACCAACAGAAATCAAAGGACCAGCTGATCTTATTATCATTGAAGAAATACTGTCTGCGATTGAAAAATTAAAAATCGAATGTCTATTTGATAGCAATGAAAAACCTACAAACGGCTGGTATATCATAAGAGCGTTATTGTTAAAGACGCCACCAGAATTCAGTATTTCACTTCAAGAAATAGTAAACAAATCCGAAAATTATGGAGTCCACGCTAAGATAACTCACAATGAGATTTGGATCCAAGCAACTTCAGACGCACCAATCATAAAGGCTACTATTTCAAAACCAGAATACGTGAAATTTCAGGATGGTAAATCTGATGATGACAGCACAGATGTTGTCAGTCAGATTAGTAAAACACTCACAGGAGGAGTAATCATGTATCCGGAACACCATGTAACCGTCATTGATGGACAAGACCAATTCGATGCCGTTAGACAACGATTACCAGAAGGCGATTGTAAAAAGGTATTCGATATTTATGCCGGGCGCGGTAAAATCTACTATGAATTTAGCCAGCCAAAAGTCCCAAAAGACGGCATGAATGAAAATGAAAATTATGGATTTGGCGATGGAGACCCTAAAATATCACACATCGCAAGATTTTTAAAAATTCAACCAAGAGCAGTTAAGAAATATCGAGAAACTATTAAAATCGTAATGATGGCGCTCGGGATGACACCAATCGCGGTCGAATCCGAGTACCATTAACTTGATCACACTTGGTCTAAATTGAATTTCCCGTATATATCCCGCTTAGCATTAAAATCTTCAACATCATGGTATAACTGCGGGTTTTCTTGTTTTAATTTTTTTAAAACATCTAATCTAAGACCAGCGCCTATCTTGCTTATTTCTATAGCCTTTTCTTCTATAATAATAGGCGTAATAATGTCTGAATATTTTTCAACTTGAGGCATTGTCTCTTCAAAATTTTCTGTTTCAAAAGGAGTATAATCTTTCCCAATAACAGTTTCTATAACCGGATATCTTCTTTTGTCATTGCCAACGCCAGCTCTACTTTTTTTTATTTTCGGCGTATTTTCTGAATATAATTCTCGAAGTTTCTCAACTCTATCTTTCATATATCCGGCAATATCAACTTTATTGTTTTTGCGCAACATCGTTATCATGTGCCATAGCCGGATTTAGTAAAGAATTGATTAGCTTGGCCCATCATTAATCCTTTTGCTCTATGCGGGTATTCTATATTATTTCCCGTAGAACCAGTTAAATTAACATAGCCATTAATATGGTTAGACAAAACTCTAATTATAAACGCTACAACTCTTCTAGGAGTAGATTGTCTTCTAGCGCCACCATAACCATGCTGAGGCGATTCTATTATACCATTATTGATTTGCCTAGACAAATCAATTAAATCATCATGATGTGACTCACCAAGATACATTCGATGGTTGCTGAGAGCAAATAAATTCCAACCAAGAATTGCCTTGCCAACAGCGGGGTCAAGCTCTACAACATGCGGTTTAATCTCTATTTTATTTGCCAATTGAGGAATCATCATTGGCAAATCTTGCATTAAAGAAGGATGTAACATGCGATCGAAACTCTCGCTAAAGCCCTTCTCCATAAAATAATGTATTAATAGCCTACGAACAACCTCTGAATTCGTAGCGTGCTTAATATTGTCAACCGTGCGCGAGTCCATAATTTCTCCTACACTATTTACAATATTTTTGAACTTATATAGATTCTACCACTGAAAATCTGTTAGATCGTTTTACCAACAATTCTTTCGGAAAGACATCTTGCATCATATTACGATGAGATATAATCAATATTGATTCAATCCTACTAGATAAATCATTCTTAATGATATTGATTAATGATTCAATGCCATCATCATCCATCCTACCGTCAACTTCATCTAAAACAAGAACATTACACTGACGACCATACATTTGTTCATGAAGGTCAAACATCGCAAGCATAAAAGCTACATCGGTCCTTTTTCTCTCTCCCCCCGATTGAAATTCATAACCCCACATGTTACTAGACACACTTAATGATTTAGTCAAACTAATTTGGATGTCCAGCCCAAAAACACCTAAATAATGTTTCAGCCTATCATTAATATAAGGAATATGCTCTTCAAACACATGGCTTTTAATTTTGTTTCTGTCATTATAAACTCTATAGATGTAATTATAATGAGAATACAATATAGCATTGCGCCCCATGTCTTTTTTAATTTCCTTTTTTTCTTCCTTTAAATTGTTGATTTGTTCCTGCATCGAATTTATCGTGCTAGTATGGGGATTATCCTCAGATTGAATATCTTCAAGTTGCTTTTTAAGCCTATTAATCTCTTTATCATGTCGCTCATATTGATCATGTAAAGATTTGGCCTCTATCATATTAGTATCTGGTTTTTTATTTTCCAACAATTCTTGCGCATTAGATATTGTCTTCTTAAATTTATCGATCTCCACATTAACAGACTTAATGTTCAAATTATAGTCATTTAATTGTTGTCGTAATACAACAATTTTATCATTAGTGTGAGAATGCGGGATTTCTTGTTCACATTCCATACACACATTTCCAGACTTTTCTTCCCATAATTCGATCTTACTATTGATAACACCGGCTTCAGCAGCAATGGCCGATAATTCTGCGATTTTAGAATTAACTTGCTCTTGCAATATATTGATCTTATCACTAATCTTAGCGATAAGATCCCATCTTTTTTGTAACTTATCTAAGTCTAATAAATTGATAGAATCTCTACTTAATATTTCCTGTTTAATTAAATCATTGCAACTATCGATTCGCTGTTTCCTTTTATCCTCATAGCTTTCTGTTGATTCTTTAATCTTCAAAATTTCTAATTCAAAGCTTTGTATATTATTGTTTATTATTTCCAATTTTTTATTATTAACAATAGAATCATTGTCAATAACGGCACATTTATCCTTAGCGATAGCAGCATAGTAGCTAAAACGATCAACATGCAATGTCCGCTCTATAGCCTTTTTCCTAGTATTATCCGCCATTTCCAACCATGGTCGACCATACTGTGTGAAAAATACTGAACCACAAAATAGCTCCCAATCTAAATTAAACGCCCTCTCTAATTCAGACTGTTGATTTCTGGCAGTTGATAATGTTGCGCCAATGGTCTGGTTCTCATCGCCATCCTTAACATAAATAAGTTCATTTTTGCCATCTGTATTGCGTGTGCGAGTGACACTATCACCATTCTTAAATTTCACAGTGACAGCACAATCTTTCCCAGAATAATAATTAACAACCTTATCGCCTGGACTGGCGGAATGCATGGTCTTACCGAACAAGCACCATAATATCGCATTGGGTATACATGATTTTCCAGCGCCGTTGGATCTATTCTTGTTAATATCTTCAGCGTATGGAGACTCTAATTCTTCTTGAATCTCCCCTACTATTAAGCACTGGCCAAGATTAGATAATTCTATGGTGGTCTGGTAATCACCATATGACATAAAATTCTTAAAAGTAACTGAGTCTAATTCTATCATTATTATTCATACATGAATGTGCTAGCTAATATTTTATAAAATACAACCAACTATTGAAATTAAAGATATTATAAAAGAATACTCTATGGGACAACATAATGCCATATATAAAAAACGAAGATAGAAAAGAATTAAACGATAAAATTTACGCATTAGTCGATTCTATAAATGATACCTCTGAAGACAATATTGAAGGTGTTCTCAATTACGTAATAACAACCTTACTGACAAGCTCTGTACGGCCAAATGATAAAAAATGGAGATATAAAATCTTTAACAGGGCTATCGGGATCCTCGAATGCGCAAAACTAGAATTTTATCGTCGATTAATTAGTCAATATGAAGAAAAATGCATCGATGACAATGGTGATGTCAAAGCATACAAAGAATGCTTGAAAGATATTAAATCACAAAAAAGAGAAACAAATGTGCCAGAAGAAGGCGGGATATGGGTAGCATACGGCGAATTTGGATACCCAAAATTCCAAAATAACCATGAAAATTGACCCTAAACAAATCGCTAAGATGATAACGGAAGACCCGGATGAGGTTAATCCGTTAGACAATATAATAGACACATTTGAAAAAGGTCTAGGCGAGCACGACAGGGACGTTGGCTCTGATGAAATGCATGCTTTCGGTGAAATTATAACAGATCATCTTAATTATAATCATCATTCTCCAGCAGACTTCAGAGATTTTGAATTTATGACAATACGCGGAGGCCCAGATGACGCAATGTGGAGTGTCGGCAATCAAAATTTTAGCTATGGCCACCCCGAGGAAACATTTGCAGAATTTATGGGAGTTGTTTATTACGACGATGACCGCATATGGAAATATGAATGGCATGATCGATCCCAAACAAATCGCTAGAATGATAACGGAAGATCCGGATGAGATCAATCCGTTAGATGATATAGAAGATACGTACTTTCCCTCCCAAGATAATCCAGACGAACATGCCCCGATGAATGTTGCCTTTGATGAAATGCACGCCTTTGGTGAAATTATAGCAGATTATCTTAATTATAACCATCATTCTCCAGCAGACTTCACAGATTTTGAAGATATGACAATACACGGAGGCCCAGATGACGCAATGTGGAGTGTTGATAATCAAAATTTTAGCTATGGCCACCCCGTGTATCAAGAATTTATGGGAGCTGTTTATTACGACGATGACCGCATATGGAAATATGAATGGCAAGACCACGCATGAAAATTGATCCCAAACAAATAGCCAAGATGATAACGGAAGATCCGAATGAGATCAATCCGTTAGATGATATAGAAGATATGTACTTTCCCTCCCAGCAAGGAATTCGTTTCGTGCTTTGTCCCGAATGCGGTAGGGAAATCACAGACGAAGACGACATGGCATATTGTGATGCTGGCCATTTTCCGGACCCTGTCACAGGCACATATTGCCATAATAAAATTTGCAAAATTTCCTGTTTAGATGTTCACAAGACAGGAATGTCGCCATCTGGGTGGTTTACAGATGTTGACATGGGTGAATGGTACTGCCCCGATCATGCTGCAGAAGCTCAACAAGAAAGATTCGACCGGGGTTAATCAAACTTTACGTCGGCTCTTAACCTTCGTCTATTAAGGCTTCTTTAAACCAATCCGGAAGCATCTTATCGGCATCTCGCAAAAATTTGTATATCGCCTCGTCAATAATATAAGTCTTCGCCCAATCGTCAACACTTCTGACGCTACGGCCATATGATTGCACAAGCTTTAAAGCCGTCAACCATACGTAATATTTTCTATCAACTTCAACCCTAGCAGCAAGTTGCTTATCATCAAAGCAATTAGCATATGGAATTTTACAAATAATCTGAAATCTACTTAAATCATCATATAAATCCACACCTTCATGCATGGCTGGCGCTATAATAACACCATTGTGACTTTTAGCATGCTCTTCTAACATATACTTCTTGTTGTTATAGTAATCACGCTGAAAGAAAAATCGATTTCTAATATACGGATCGCATTTTTCCTTCAACAAGTTCGCTATTGCAAAATTGTGAGTGTGAACTATGCCGCGCTCCTCACTGTGTTCTGCCATTATGTCATTTACTGCGGCTACTAATTTGTCTCCCCATTCGCTATGCATCTTCTTTACACCACCAACCATTCTCGCAGCGGGCCTAATAAAAATCGGCCTATTTTCAACAGGAAATCTGTTCTTCATCCGGTAAGCAGCTATTTCATCCCTGTTCAATCCTAAAGACTTACACATCACACCGACATCAAGAACAGTAGCGCTCATCATGAGTATTCTATCAGCATACTTAAACAACAAACTATCAGCATAATTCTGAATGAAAATCGGTTTTAATGTTACTGACTTATGAGAAGGTTGGCCATATTCGCCGCCGGTTTCCTTATATTCCACTATCCAGTTGCTACCCGACTCTTCAACGTGATCTACAAACATTTGAAACTTATGGTGAAGCCTCTTAATTTCATCTTCAAGAGCAGTATCTTCTGATTCACGAGCTTGCATGATAATCTGATTTAAGACATTTGGAATATCACAATCAGCATACCATTCGGCATACTTATAGGCATTATCATACTCTGGAATTTCAACACCATGTTTTTGCAATTGAACGTCGTTCAATGTTACTGACACAAAATCCAATAATTGCGGTTCTACATTATGACATTCATCAATAATCAGCATGCCTCTTGGCTCATCAAACCTTTTCGTCATTTGAGTTTGATATAAAAAGCTTGAAAAATTCATAACCACATTGTGATTATTAATAGCTTGATAAACCTGTTCATAATAAGGGCATGCGCTATATTGAGACCCAGCAGGTAATACTTCCAAATATCCCGCTACTGGCCCGCTTGGAGTAAAACAATCAAGACATTTATAACCTTGTTTCCGTTTTCTACAAAATCCGGCATCACAACTTGATCTTTCAGATAGTGCTTTAGATAATGACTTCTTAGTCATCAATTTTCTATCAATAAGCTTATCGCCCATTCTCTCATAAAACGTGCATGGATAAGCATTGCGGCCTTTTAATTCGGTAACATCGTCAAAGTCGCTAGCCAACTGATCTTGCAATATTTTAGTGATGGTTAAATAGTAAGCGTTTCTGGAAAGATTGGCCATCGCCATCCCTATAGGCGACTTGCCGCTGCCAGTCGGGCATTCTAAAATAACTAATTTTTTACCATCTAAAAATGCCTTTACCGCAAACTCTATAACTTCTTTTTGTCCATCCCGATAGTTTTCTTTTGGGAAACAATCATCAATATGCGAAAGCGGGTCGTCGGCGTATCGATGATCCCAAAATTTCTGTCGAATTTCTGTCTTCACAAGCATTATCCTTATATTAAATAGTTCTCAAATACTAGTAGTATTTAAAAGAATTAAGGAGACAATATGTCAAATAAAATCATAATCGCGGCTGACACGCACTTCGGTGTACAAGGAAGACTTGACGATATTTTATGGTCAGTCAGAGTAATAAGGGAATATTGCCGCCTGGCAGACATTAATACGGTGATAATAGCTGGCGATTTATTCCACGACAGAAAATCAATTGATATTGAAGTAATGAGTAAAACTTGTGATTTCTTCGAAGAAACACAAGAAAAATTTAACCAACAGTGGATTGCGTTCCCAGGCAACCACGATATGTTCTTGCGCCATTCGTGGGACATCAACAGCCTGCGCGCAATGAGCAAGCATATGACAATCATAGAAGATGTCAAAATACTAAAAATAAATGACACAAGATTTTGGATATTGCCTTTCATCACATATGAAAAATCTTATATGCGGGTATTGGATAAAATTAATGAACAATACCAAGAAGGAGATATCCTCCTTACCCATATTGGCGTAAAAGGAGCCGTATTAAACTCATGCTTTTTACTTAAAGATTGGTCAACGGTATCGTTCGAAGACAGTCCGTTTCATCGAGTTTATACTGGACATTTTCACTGTCAACAACAAGTTGGAGAAAATGTATGGTACCCCGGCTCACTAATACCATTTAAATTCGATGAAGGAAACATTTCCCACGGTTTTTATGTTTATGATCTAGACGAAGATTCTCATAAATTTATTAATATATGGAAAGCTGGAGCGAAATTCTTCCCAGACGAACCAGCACCACCACAATTTTTAACAATCACTGATGACAGCATTGAGAAGATAACAAGTGAAGACGTATCTGGTAATCTTGTTAGAATAGCTCTATCACGCGATTACGCCCATAGCGACAAACAAGAATTTAAAGATTATATAATGAACTTAGGAGCTAAAGCCGTCAGGTGGATGCAACTAAAAGAAAAACAAATTGACATAAAACCACAAGAAACAGCACTTAATAATAAAGACCTTTTCGTAACGTATATCGAATCCGACGATAAAGGCACTAAGGAATTAAATTTAAAAATTCTAAAAAAATTAAATGAAGACGTTATGAAAGAAGGCGATGAAAAATACGCCGTAGACAGCCAGAATTATTAACCAAGTTACTGAAAATAATTTCTAACGTGGCAAGCGATTCCCTCGCGAATATTATGGGAGAGGCGTATCTGGATATCTTTGAAAAAGCCAGAAAATAACAGCATTCACAATATTTTGCGAATCATATAAAAACAATTTTTTCATGGGACCCTGCCAGCAGTTGCCTGGTTCATCCCATCGACCGGGCTTCGACCAAAGAAACCCACTTCCCCCACTTCTTGCCACCGAAACAACACCGTGATTACGACGGTTTAAAATGAATTTTCCGTAAAATTCTCTCCATGGATAGCCAGATTTTAATTGTCCTTCGACACCACCTTTGTCAAGATGTCCATAAATTGCTTCTCCTCGAATTAAGCATTTTATGTCTGGAATTCCAAATGTATCTTCTATATTATCTAACGGATTATCTAAAACAGAAATTTCTTCTTCTTCACGTTCAATTTCAACATTTCTAACAAATATGATCCGACGTTTTAATGGACGAGGGTCATTTGGATAGTTCGGGGAAATATAGTTACCATGTACTTTTGGGCTGCCCATAACGGAAATTATGTCATTGAACAGGGGATGCTGAAAGCTTCCCTCATTTAGTATTCGCGAAAGTTTCATTTATATTTTTCATAATGTCTATTAAAGACCGGGAACACAATTATATCTATTATATTGCCAATCGCATTGGTTGACACGCTCGGCGAATAACCAGCTTCAATTTGCACATCTTTCTCGTCTGCACCAATCCTTGGTTCGGGAGTAAGATGTGCTTCAAACTCTCCGTAAAACGGTTGGTACGCACCCGACTGGAAACGACGTTGCCGGAGGTCCTTTTTGGGGAGCGCATCGATGTTTCGCCGCTGGGGTAATAAATCCGTTGGAATAGGAACTGTAGTAGAAAATTGTCCATAAATCTTACAGGGAATTATTTCTATATCACCCTCAAATTCATCGGCATCTTCAAGATCCGCATATTCACCGTTTAGTGGGTTTTCGGATGTTTGAGGGTCAAATGATATAGAATGATCGGCAGGCAAAGCACTAAGATCGGGCAAAGCACTAAGATCGGGCAAAATAACAATATCCTTGATTTTTATGTCATACCCAACAGCAAACATCCAGTGGTCAACCACATTAATAGGCCCAGGTATATCAAATTTATAAGCAGCCCAATGATCATAATCTGGATATGGCGTGGTTTTGAATTGTACACGTTCCCATTCTTTGCGAGCCGTTTCTTCATTTAGTATTCGCGAAAGTTTCATATTCTATTTTTGATACTCCAATAAGTATTTAATTAATGACGGTTCCCAACAACCGTTAACAGAGAAAGTTTCTGTTACATAGCGGAACAATTATCCGCTGAGTTTTCATTATGTTTGGGATGATCGAATCGGTTTTTAGAGTGTTCTTTCCAGTTCGATCAAGCAATCACAGGAAGTGGTTAGTAAAAAGCAACACTTGGACGCGCACATGCTGATAAAGATTATCAGTGTCCGAATTTTCCCAAACCTCTAATGAGCTGTTCAATAATTTTGTTGGGACTGATCGATATAATGACGACAGAAGTTTGACAACGCCTGAATACTAAAAGATTGCACGGAAGCTTGATTCGGTCCCTCTCTTGACCATCTCTAAAACATTTGCCAATATCTTGAATTTGCCAATCTTATTTCTGTCGGTGGGTATCGACAATCACTTAGTAATTATTGACGGCAAATCGACACTTCCGAGACACCAAAGGATTGATAGAGTGTACGGCTCCGTTGGCGCGGAGTGATAACGGCGGAAGTACGGCGTAAGGTTCGACCAACAACTAAGCTCTCCCCCCTAACTGGCTAATGTTGGTGCTCCCTTGCGATCCATCTTGGCATCAGTGTGATACCGAAATCATATTAGTCGCAAGATCGTTTTTCGTTTTTAAAGTTTTTTACTAACGGGAACGGGGGGAGCCAAAATATATTAACTATCAATTTCCATGAGTTATGCGTATATCCAACGGGGGTTCACCGGGGATCCATCCGTCATCGGTATACCAAGCGTGACCGGCCATGCCTTTGACCACAATGGCCCATTCATTTTCATTATTAATTTCTATTTCATAAGTGTCGTCGATCCCCCAATGTTCGTTTTTAGGATCATCTATTGTTGTTATATAATCCAGCGACTCACCGTCGTCTATATATAATGTTCCAAGCTTGCCATGGCCCGCCGCAGTATATCCAGCTTCAACATTGTAATAATTGAGTGTGCCTGCGAGGTCGGCTTCCACCGTGTCGGCAAAGACGTTTTTCTCGAACTCATCGGCATCTTCAAGATCCTCATACTCATCGTCTAACGGATTAACTTCATCCGGATCTTCCGTTATCATCTTAGCTATTTGTTTAGGGTCAACATTCATGCAATATAACTGTTTAATAATCCCAAGATCCTGTCCCACATGTCGGACACTCGATCATTCTTGTCAAATCCGTTTGCATAGCATCTTCTGGGTCAGACCAATTAAATGATTCATATCCTTCTACGTCGAATCGATCACTTTTATCCACACATTTATCACACCAAGGAGAATCGCATCTACAATAAAACATTTCCCCTGACCAATAGCTTTTAGCACAACCACTACAAAAATCATGTCCTTCCGGAACAAATGTATCTTCTATATTATCTAGCGGATTGATCTCATCCGGATCTTCCGAAATCATTCTGGCTATTTTTTTGGGGTCAATTTTCATTTGTTTGCTAACTGCAATTCGGGCACTGTCTTGGAAATTTATAAAAAAACTCTGGCGCAGCACTTCCACACTCATCGCACCAACTAGACCCACATCTCTGACAATGGTTCACGAAGTCCCGATGATATCCACAACCGACACACTCTTCGCCATATATATCTATTATATTGTCTAACGGATTAACCTCATCCGGATCTTCCGTTATCATTCTAGCGATTTGTCTGGGATCAACAGTCATACGGCTAGTCCGATTCATAAGGAGTGGGACGACGAATTCGATCAAGATCCTCTGGTTCCCAAAAATCTGGTCTATTTACCCAACTGTGGCTGCGCCTTGAAGCTGTTCTGGATGGCAGTCCCTTCGCCTTAGCACAATTTGGGCATTCGGTATGAACACCGTTTCCGTAATGATCATCAAAACTCAATCTCGTTTGCACCACAGCATCCTTCGCGCAGTCACCGCACCACATTGTGTCGCAAAATTCGCAATATTGCCCAACACCCGATTCGCGAGTTAACCCTCCTTCAAACACCGGCGTCCCACATTTATTACATGGCCGACTGTCGCCGTAATGATCATCAAATTCATCGGCATCTTCAAGATCCGCATACTCATCATCTAACGGATTAACCTCATCCGGATCTTCCGTTATCATCTTAGCAATTTTATTGGGGTCGACGGCCATTTCATTATATTCTTCAGCACGCCACCTCGCCAAAGCTATTCTCTCCTGAGCGTACCCTCCCAGGTCCTGCACAGCATCCCATGCCTGACATTCATCGCAATCGCATGGACCCCATACGGGATGTTCCCCGTGGGGTCGATCAATTATATATTCATCTTCTATATTGTCTAACGGATTGACCTCATCCGGATCTTCCGATAGTAAAGACCCAGCTTTTCGATTTAGACTTTCTGTGTAGTTTTCACATTCCCATTTTCCTTTATTGTCAAAGTGCCCACACATCTGAGGAATACACAAAACTGCTTCGACAAATTTTTCACCTACTTCTGGGCCATCCCATTTCCAACCAGTTCGAACTGCTGTCGCCAGCCAGCCATGACCGCGTTCATAAAATATGTGCAAGTTGCCGCTGAAAGATTTAAAATCTAAGCTTGGCCAACCCATGCGCTCCTCGCCCCATTCTTTGTTATGGAGTGTAGAACCGGGAGGACCTGCACACTCAACAACAATATGTAGGACGATCTCGCCTGCCCCACCTACCATTATTATCTCTTGGGGAACATCTCCTACATATTGGTGCCCAGGGAGACGATCTTCTGGAATTTCCCAAAAGTCGACTTGTACCCATCGACCATCACGGAAGATAGAAGAATCTGAATCGGGTTTGACCTGAATAATGTACAACGTATTCAAGCAATTATCATAATCATTTTCTTCAAATTCATCGGCATCTTCAAGATTCGCATACTCATCTGAGGACTCTAGTTGGGTGGGCCGTGGCGGAATATCTCCAGGTTGCCAGCTTTTATCACCCCTCGTTGGCAGATTGGGACAGCGTGGACAGGTAAGAATGCGTTTACACCAATAGTGCCCGCGATTGGATAATGTTTGACGCCTGTCGTGGTATATTCTAAATGGAGGCTCTGTTGTCAAGCTAGGGTATCCCGGTCCTCCTATATCTTCTGGTGTTGACATACAATTTTCGCAATATGTGCTGCCACAATTCTCACACCGTAAGTTCAAATCTGTATACAGTAACGTCTCTCCGCGCCACGCCACAGTGTACCACTCTTCACAATTCGAACACTGTGTTTTGTCTTTGTCATATTCAAATTCATCGGCATCTTCAAGATCCGAATATTCATCGTCCAACGGATTGATCTCATCCGGATCTTCCGTTATCATCTTGGCAATTTTATTGGGGTCAACAGTCATATTATATCTTTGACAATGTTTTCAAACTAAATATACTTAGAATTTTCAAAATTAAAAATAAAATAATGCCCTAATCATAATATTGAAATAATTATGGCTGATGAAATCAAAATACAAGGTCTTACGTCATTAAATTGTGATCTGGCTAAAAGACTACCAATAAATCCCGAAAACGGGGATGAAATATGCGATAGTTATGGCAATAGATATAGATTTAATGGCAAGACTAACACGTGGATTTTTATTGGCGCTGTGCTTGTTCCGCCAACAGTTACAGAATCCATCGACGGTGTTATTACTCCAAAAATATTTGAAAAATTAAGGCATGTTGAAAATATTCTGGCAAACGGCGTTGATTTTTCACAATTTAAAATATTTCCGGGTATAGAAGGTTATTGGTATTATTTTCGCAGCAGCGATAAATTAATAAAATTCGATGTGGAAGGTGAGGATCAATTACGAATTGAAATTGATTCTGGAAGATTTCATCAGATAATAGCTAAAAGAAGTTGTAAAGGCCAATTTGGCGATAAAGGAACGACCGGCGAAGATGGAGATCCGGGAGACAGTTCTCCATTAGAAAAATTTTATATTCCGTCTAATATAGATGAAGACAAGATTGATTTCGCGATCTTTACCCCAAGCCCATTAGACACTCCAATATCACTCAGGTTAATAAAATGCGAAGACTCTAGCATTACCAACAATTGCGGTAGTGGCGAACTAATTAAAATTGTTAATGATGAATATCAAGCATTGCCAAAGAGTCAGACTGAATATTTTACAGAATTAATAAGAGATTTTAAATCTAGCGTTGACAATCGCACCATAGACCAATTAGATAATCTTAAAAGATTCATTGCTGACAAATCATTGGGGTCATTTGCCGACGTAGATTTAAATATACCTTTAAGTAAAATAAGGTATATGGCAGAAGATGATCCACGTTGCCGTGTTTCGACTACCGCAGAAGAACCAGATATAATAATATTAATAGATCCTAAAAACAATGTGCCGCCCACAGTAACAATAAAAGAAGAAGAATTTGAAATAGATGAAGAAAGAACATTTGCGGCATTAAAATATGACAAAGATATTGGCGTTCTAAGTGGAACGGTTTATTTAAAGAGGAAAACTTGGGTAGAACTCGGCAAATGGTGCATAAAATCCAAGCAAAAAGGTCCCGTAGGATCGGACGGCATAGACGGCCTTTGCACGCTTGAAATAATTAAAGACACCATAGACCCTACAAGTATCTTCACTTTATGTCCTATTGTAAATGTTAGATATGATAATGATAAAGATATAATTTATACATTATGCAGTGACATTGGAACTGCTACTTGCGCAGAATATATAATATTGGTGGCTGACTCAGCTGATACTACCAACGAAAATGCTATCAAAAGCAGATTTGCGGCTGTGATTCGTTCTCTTGATGAATGTAAAGATGTTACTGAATATAGAATATCATTTGAAGACGACGATATTCCAGCATTAACGTTTTCACATTGGGACCCACAACCCGGCTGCCAGACTTCAAGACATTATGACAGGCATAAATTTGATTGGTTTGTTGACACAGAAAGCAGAATAAAAGAAGGGCAAGAAAAACCACAATGGTATAGCCCAACTGAATGTTTAACGATTGACTATCCGCATAAGATCATCGCTGCGTCAAAACCAGAAGAACAATGCTGCACTGAAGAATTTTTTTATTGCCCAAATATTCAAGAAGCACCTGCCGAATGTGGAGAAGACGGCGAATTCACTATTGAAGTCAATACAACACCTCCGCCGACCACCACCACCACCACAACTACAACTGGCGCACCTTCGGGAGGGCAATTAGACATAGTAGCTTTTTGTCTTGCCAACGATGCAGCCTGCGCGCCCTATCCTTCGTGTACACCTGGTTCGATTATAGCAGATTGGGGTACGGCTGTTCCTGGGCAAAAGTGTTATGATGGTTTCATTTGGAACGTCACAAAAGATGAAGCTCATCGCAATCTTTTGGGCAATCTCCCCCCCGGCGGTTATAACCAAATTTTCTACGGGTCTTCCGCTATTACTGACAATGATGAATATCAAGTTAGAATGCGGTTTTATGATGGTTTATTGACACTGAGCAGTCCGCGCTCTTGCACTGGAAACCTGATTACCTACGGAGAAAGCAATATATTTTCATGTGAGTAGATAAACCAGATGAATAACATTCGATTTCATCGATAAGAATAAATAATAGTGACCAGCTTTATTAACTAGGCGGCACTATATGATATCAATAATAATTTATTGCTATAATAATGAACACATTCAGCATACTATTGACGGTATACTGAACACTGTTCCAGAAGATTTATTGTCTGAGATTTTAATATGTAACGATGGCGCTGGCGAAATAAATAGCAAATTTGACCAATTAATTAATGATAAAAGAATCGGCCGCGCCAAATCGTGGAATAAAGCTATAAACAAAACATCGTCTGACACACTAATATTTATAAACCAATGTTCTAAATTTAGTGATAGCTGGGTATTCGATGTTATAAAAGAATTAGATGAAAACCCAAATTCGATTGTTTCACCTGCCGGGCACAAATTAAACACGCAATTGTGGTCTTCAAACGGCAATAAAGTAGAATCGTATAAAATAGATTGGGGTTTGACCCCAATTGAATCTAACTATGATGACACAGTATTGGCTAACCCAACTTGTTTTGCAATAAAAAAAGATAGATTGTTGGAAATAGGAGGGTTTGACAATGGTATGGAGCACGGCGCTGGTGTTATAACCGACGCATCATTAAAAAACATTTTATTGGGCGGCAGCGTTAAAATATTAAAATCATGTAGTGTGTCATCTGAAAGTGTGCCGTACCAGCCAAATCATAAAAACACTATTGCAAACAATGCCAGAATTGCCGAAACATGGCTAGACGAATATGCATATAGATTTTATGATTTTATAGAAATCGATAAAAATACCATTGATACTGGCAGCATTGCTGTTTGTTTAGATTTAAAACAACAACAGCAATATGATATTAAATGGTTAATCTCAAAATATATTCCCGAATTAAGTGGAATTTACGACTTACAAAATATTGCCGACAATAAATCAATAGCAATAATATGCGATGGTCCTTCAATAGATTATATTGACAAAAATTTAATATTCAGAAACCATTTAGTTATCGGCATTGATTATATGGGTTTACATTATGACTGCGATTATGTCATAACATTGGCGGCTAATGTGGTCAATGATTTACTTGAAAAATATTCAAGTGACCAAATCATAGTTCCTAATATAATGTATTCTGGCAGCGGCATGTGTTTAGCTTCTCATATAGATGACGGCCTAATACAATTTAATATAGATGAAGAAGGATCATTGCCGGAGAAAATTCGCCCGCCTTTTTGCAATTTTAAATCTCCGGTTCATTGTGCTGTTCATATTGCAGCATTTATGGGCGCTGATAATATAATGTTATATGGATTTGACAACAAAATTATCAATGATAAAAGTCATACTACAAAAATAGAGTTTTACAATGATGGCCATTATTGGCCAAATAATGAAAACACATCTAAGATATTCACATTTTATGAACAAGGATTAGATTCACTAGGAAAATTGTTAATAAAAAACAATATTAAATTGTTGAGAATGAATTATGTCTGAGATTATGGCTATTAGTTTATTGGTGACGAGTATAATTGGGCTGGTAGTTTTAACAACTCATTGTGTTATCATAACAATTAATTTAAACAAAGTTTTAAAATTACTAAAGAAATGTAATAATAAAAAACGAATAAATAAAATAATAAATTTATTGGAAGAATGTGATGAACGAGGACAATTTACATCGCCACGACAAAAAACAAAATATTCAGGGGCAACTGCGTCATCAAGTGAAAAACAATTCGTCAAGACTAAAGAAGTTGATGAATTACCGCCAGAAGTCATCGCGCCAAGCCTCAAAAATCCCCCAAGACCAACTGGAGGCTTCGGGTCTAGAGTGGATAAAGATAAACGTGATTCATAATTTTAGTAAAAAAACCATAGTTGATGAGGAAGAGCTAAAATTAATAAATCCGGGCACAGGCAGCACTGGAAGAACAGCCCATAAACCTGTTACTACAAAAAGAGCAAACAATTTAGAAATTCCGACAAAACCGGCGACTTCTATACCGCATAAAGATCATATAGTAAAACCTATAACCGCCAAAAATATAATAATTACTTCTAAGACGTCTAAAAATACGTCAGAGACAGTTGAAAAACATAAAACTGACAAAACAGAATTAATTATTCCAACGCCGATTAAAGCGATTGAATTAGAAGCACTTGAATCTGTAATAATTACTACTACTTCTACTACAACCACAAAACCAACAACATATAACGAATTTAAAAAAGTAGAAAATTTAGAAATCAGAGAAGTTTCTGACAATGCAAAAAGAATTGCAGTTAGAAATGCAAGTGACAACTATGATTGTAAAGTATATAAACTAGGTGACGTTTTTACAGGTAGGAGAGTATTGATGACTAACATTGGCATAGACGTCGGCACTATGAACATCGTCATAGCTTATAAAAACAGCGAAGGCGAGGTTGATTATCTATCCGAAGTAAATGGGTATTGGATATTCGAAAGAGCCACGCCATTTATTGAAAATATGTTAAACGACGCAAATAAAGTTCGGTCAGACGGGACTGAGCGGTCTGCTAAATGGATCAAAATGCCGGAAACCAATCAAATATGCGTTCTTGGCAAAGATGCTGAAGAATTCGCATATGCTAAAAATGACACTCTTTTAAGACCTATGGCCGAAGGTGGGATCGCAGCTGAAGAAGAAGCCATGACAGTATTGGCCAGCATTGTCCAAGGTCTTCTTGAAATGGCCGAAAATGAAGTTGGTAAATTTGATAAAGAAGTAAAAATTGTTTATTGCACAACTGCTCCGGCTATTAATAAAGAATCTAACATTGATTACCATAAACGAGTAGTTGATATTATTATCAGCGGATATGAAACTACGTCTAATATTGACATGAATACTATTAAAGAATCGCATGCCATCGTGGTTAATGATAGTCCTGATGGAACCGGCATCGGAATTTCATGGGGCGCAGGCACCGTAACTGTTAGTTATGTAAAATATGGCATTGAAATTTATTCTTTTAGCTGGGTCGGAGCTGGAGATTGGATTGACACTCAAGTCGCAATGCGCCATGGTTATAATCCTGAAGCTTTAAAAACTAGGAAAAAGACAGCTAAAGAAACCCCAACCACAGTTGCAAAAAGAAAACTGCAAATTGATCTTAGCCCAAATATTGAAGCTAAAGACCGAATCGAAATGGATATTAAATTGCATTATGATGTGTTGATCAACCAAGTTATTGACGGTATTGTGCAAGGTTTTACAGAGCATGAATCAGAAGCTCGCATTGATGAAGCTATCAACATTTACATGGCTGGCGGAACATCGTCTCCGAATGGATTCGAACAACGTGTGGCAATATTATTCGAAGAAAGAGATCCACCGTTTGAAATAGCAGAAGTTAATAAATCAGCTAAACCTTTATATGCAGTAGCTGAAGGATGTTTAAAAGCAGCAGAAATGTTCTAATGCCAGATGACTTAAATATTATAGCAGTAAGTGGTGGTTTTGACCCCGTTCACGTTGGCCATCTTCGAATGTTTAAAGATGCTGCTAAATATGGCAAAGTTGTAGTAATAGCCAACAGCGATGATTGGCTTATGAGAAAGAAAAATCACGTCTTTATGCCATTTGAAGAAAGAAAAGAAATCATCGAAGCATTCGAATGTGTCTATAAGGTTGAGCATGTAGATGATTCTGACGGTACTGTATGTGAAGCTCTTACCAGAATTAAACCAGCATTTTTCGCAAATGGCGGAGATAGAAAATCCGATAATGTTCCAGAAATTGCGTTGTGTAACAATTTAGGAATCAAACTGCTCTGGAATATTGGCGGCGATAAAATTCAAAGCAGCAGTGATTTAGTTAAACTAGCAGACAATAATGCGAAAGAAGCATGAATCCATATGAAGTGTAGAGCATGTGGGCATGGCAAACTCAAAATTTTTCATGCTCAAGTGGAGAAAAATTCCCGCCCAGATCGGGAGACCAATTCATGGGATTGGCACAAATGCCAAAATTGTGGGTCTGACACGTCTACTGAACCTGACCCAGATGCCACCAAAATATATGACGCAAATTATCCTAAAATTCGTTTAACTACGTTGGCCCAAACGTCGGATTTATTAAATACTCCTTTAGAAAACATTCGATCCGCAGTTGAATGGTCAATAACCGAATATACTACTAATGTTGATTATATAAATTCTGTTAGAGATTCTTTGCCAGACAATACAGTATTAGAAATTGGCAGTTGTGAAGGATCTGGAATAATAGCATTTGAACGCCAAGATTATGAAGCACATGGCTGGGATTTAATGCCCCCCAACATATGTGATAAATCTAAAGTTACAATTGGAAAATGTTTTTCAGCTGACCAAATGGGGAAACAATTTTCCATTGTGATATTGCGAGAAGTTATTGAACATGTGGCAGATTGGGAATCATTGTTAAAAGAAATACACGCTGTTTTATTGCCCGAAGGAGTATTGCAGGTCCAAACTCCTTTGCCATGTTCTAGACGTGACGCAACTCCATATCAACAAGATCATATTATAATATTTTCGGCCAATGAATTGCAAAGGCAACTGATCAAGCATAAATTTATCATACTTTCTTCCCTTTATTGGGAATGTGGCCAAATGGTAATGGTCAAAAAAATTTAGCCGTCTGACCGCGTTGGCAATAATTTGGGGTTAGCAATTGGAAAATACCACCCTTTTTGCTTATATTGTTTGGCATCCGGCATATCACCACGATGATTAACGCCCGAATAATGTAATATAACTGCCTCACGCCATAGATCAGCATTTTTAGGCTCTGATCCTCGATGTAACAATCGCGCATGCCAAAATAGAACGTCTCCTTTTTTAGGCACGAATTTTTCTATATTTAATTCAGCTTTATCGATAAGACCATTTAAAAGTGGAGTTAAAAGCTCTTCTGATTTTTTAGGCCAAGCGGCGTCGTTTTTATCTAACTCAAATTCTGTTATTATTTTGTTTTGCTCAATAGGCGGCAATATATGAGATCCTCTAATAAATTCAAATGGTCCGGAATCTTCGTGTATATCGTTTAAAGCAATCCAAACAGCAACATACCAATCTTTAACATGGCTCGGATTTAAATAACTATCTTGATGCCAATTGCGTTCCGTTGATTTCCAGCCGGTGAGAGCCAAATGCACTCCCATTGGCTCTCCTATTAAACTTTTCAGCATGTTTTGAATTGGGTCGCAAGTTGCTAATTCTAAAAGAGAAGGAATCTGCATGTAGGGGCATGGGCTTTGATAACCATCGGGATTATCGCTATTTTGCCTATTGTCGCGGACCCATTCTTTTTTATAATTGTCTATAACACCATTTGGCAATAAATTACTTTTTACAATTAAACCGTTATCTTTCCAATATTTCTGGTCATCGGTCAATGTGTCATTTACATTTGTTTTATCGAGCCAAGGCAATTCTGGGTCAGTAATATTTCCTAGTATATTTTGCAGTGGTTTTAATAATTCTTGTTTGTCATCCAAAAGGCATTTGATTTTTTGCGTTTCTGGTTCGATCGCTATTTTAATTGGGCTATGGCCGTATAATTCGCCTATCGCAAAATATATTTCTTTTTCTTCAAACATAGCAGTGGTTGTTGCGATGCGCGGGAATTTTTCTTTCCAATGCTCGTAAAATTTTTTGCTTTGCTCAACGTAATGTTTATATCCGCCATCTTTAAGATTATCACTCCCATTAGAGCAATGTTTAAATGATAGTTTAGCCACATAGTTCTTTAATTTTTTACTTTTTGCTGTTAAACATATATCAGCGCCATAAAAATGAAAATGATCTAAATATTCGCCAAATTTTAATTCATTGTCTCTGTCTGCAATCATCAAAAATTCATCTAGTGTTTGAACCTCCATTAAATTAAAGGGATATTTTCCTATTGAAAAGTCTGCGCCAGTTCTTTTGTTTTTACAATCTTTTAGCCAATAAAAATCAAAAACAATGGGCTTCATGCCCGCTATTCCAATTAACCCGAATTTTTTAATCGGCGAAATATTTTGCTCAAATTCCAATAAAAAATCGCTGGATTCAGATACTACGTCTTGATGTGAATAAAAAATATACTTCCCTGTTGTAGCGTCTGTTAATTTATTTAAAGATTCTGAAGATGGCATATTAAAAACATTATTATTTAAATATACAAAATTAAACCTTTTTTTTGATTTAAGAGTATATTGCAATTTTTGCAGTCTATCAAGCTTGGTTGCACATACAACATATGAATAATTAAAAGGGCCATTGGGCGAAATTAATTTTGGTTTTATATGTAAGTCTAAATTGCTTATGTCTTTTATGGATTTTGATATTGTGTTATTCTTTTCCACATTTTTACGATATAAAAATTTGTTACGTGCATATAACAAAGATCTATTGCGTATGCATAAGTTCGTATAGCCCAATTTATTGATTTTTAGGCCAAATTCAAAATCAATTTTGTTAATCTTATCTGCTAATTTTTTGCGAATTAATAAACACGATACGGTTATTTCATCGATTTTAGTATTTTGAGCATTATTAATTTGTTTATTATCATACCAAATTAAACGGTGGCTTACGCACCCGATGTTAGATATACAAGCATATTTTGTCATTTCCGTTATAGCATCATAAGTAAACAAAACATTGTCATCTAAGAATAATATAAAATCTCCATCGCAATTGCCGCGTTCATACTTTTCATAAACATGAATTTTTTTAATGAATTCTTTATTGGTTTTATCTGCTAATTCTGTTAAATCGCCGCCATGCGATTTTGCGATAACATGCACATTATAATTGGGATATTTAACATGGTTAAATATGCTTTCTAAACAATTGTTAAGAAATCCATCTTTGTCTTTTGATATTATGCAAACATTAATTTTCACATTGCCGTTAAGTGTCATTACGTCCCAATCGACAAAAGGATATTTGGGCCGTTTTTTAATCAAAAACATGTATTTAATCCTAAAAGACTAAACATGAACAATATAATCATTAGATATGTTACGCCAGAAGCGATAATATTTGAATTAGAAAAACCCCATGATATTTACTTGCTATGCGAAATCAATGGAGTTTTTAAAATTTACGATGATAAATTAAATAAAATAATTACCCCAAATGCAAACGAATGGGTTAAATCTCATTCTAACAGCTCATTAGAATTACTTTTAAATTTAGCAAGAACATTTCGAGATGGAATGCAGTGTTCTTATAATGGTGGCGATATTTTAGAATATCTAGTGTTATTTAGCATATTAATTAAAAACTCTATATTCCATAGCGAATTGGCAAGTAAATATGCAAGCGTTTATTTTATAGAAATATGCGACCCAGATGATGTGCCAGAAGTAATTGATGGAATCAGAAATAATTGGGATGAATTGCTAGATAAATTTGGCGAAAAAGAACTGTTAAACAATCTTCATAGATGGGTACGATTTTGCAATTATAACTGCCCGGACAATACTATAATTTTTGAAAAATTCGTGAATAGATTGGGCGAAGGTGTTTCGCCGCCGTCTTATCCAAACACAGCTGAACACGATGAAAAATTGGCAAGTGATGTTTTAAAAAGTGTTGGCAAAGATTTAAAAGAATATAAAAATGTTCCCAATGAAATACTAGAATTAGCGCATGAATTTAAAGCCAAAAGATTACAAAGGACCACTTGAGTTCTGTCATCTTCACAATCACACCCTTTTTTCAGTTCTTGATGGGGTTGCTTCGCCCGAGCAATATGCTGAGCAATGTTATAAACGTGGCTATCCGGCAATGAGCGCCACAGAACATGGGCATATGGCATCTGTTCCAGATATGTATTTGGCATTCCAGAAATATGGGGTTAAGTACATTCCGGGGTGTGAAATTTATTTTAATGATTATGAATATGGCACTAATTTTGAAAATGTAGAAAATCGTCAAAATTTTATTAAAAATGATGGTAAAATTAGACAGCTTAGAATAGATAACCCCTATTTATACGAACGATATGCACGAAACCGCCATTTAACAATATTAGCAAAAAATCAAATTGGATTTGAAAATTTATTAAAACTGACAACTCAAGCACACAATGATCAATACGGCGCGGGGCGAACAAAATTTCCAAGAATTGGCTTTGAAAGACTTTGCAAATTCAAAGAAGGATTAATAATATTATCAGGATGTTTAAACGGGCCAGTGGCTCATGAACTTAGACTAAAGCAAATTAAATCATTCGGAAAAGACGAAGAAGGAAATAGAACATCCGAAATAGTGTGGGACAGCGATGAAGATCATTGGGGCGAAGTTGGTAGATTTAAAGCCGCTGCTAAATGGGTAAAAGCATTCCACGACGAATTTGGCGAGGATTATTTCATAGAACTGCAAATGCCTGGGCTTCCAGAATTGCATGATGACGAAGTATTTCAAAAACTCATAGCGTTGGCCGATCATTATAAAATAAAGACAATTTTGGCGAATGATTGCCATTATTTAAACAGAGAAGATTTTATTTTACAAAAAATTATGATGGCTGTAGTTCAAGACACCACCATAGATGACCCAAATTTGTTTCATGTGAACAGCGACGAACAATTCATGAAAACAAGAGCTGAATTGTGGGCGATGTTTAAAAACAATGGTTACAGCAAAGGCATGGGCGACAGTGTGTTTGAAAACATGTGTGATAATACTCTATTAATAGCTGACAAATGCGAAGCATTTTCTATTGACACATCCCCTAAAATTCCAGAAGTTGATGATGCTGTTGTAAAACTAAAAAGCATAGTGGCTAAAAAACTCTATAAATTGGGACTGCATAAATCCACTGAAAAGTTTTTTATCGACGGCAAGGAAGTCACTTACGTTGAACAAGCGTCTATTGAATTAAAAAGATTCATTGACAAAGGATTTGCAAGTTACTTTTTGATTACAAGAGAACTGGTGCAATATGGAAAAAAGAGAGGCTGGCCGTTTAGTCCAAGAGGAAGCGCCGGTGGATCGTTAGTTTGTTATTTATTAGATATACATGTTATTGATCCGATGAAGTGGGGGCTGTCTTTTGATAGATTTTTATCGCCATCTCGCGGTGGATATATGCTAGATATTTCTATGCCAGCTTAATATTCATCCTCTTCTAAATCTTCTAAATCTTCTAAATCATCTAAATCTTCCATAGTAATACCGTATGATTCAAATAATTCTTTATTCGTATAATAATCATCTGTAAATATTGTGTCATAACTTATTTCCATGGCCACATGCTTACTACATCCGGCACATATTTCACTAGATTTCATGCCAACATCGTCTACTGGTTTTTCATAAAACATTGATGATTCGCAAATACAACATGGCCCCGATATTAATGCTAAACCATTGTTAATCGCTATTATTGTTTCTGACATTTTTATCCTCTATTATACGGATCTTCTAATCGTACGATGTCGTCCTCGCTACAACCTCCAAATTGCATTTCCATAATATGCAATATAGAATCGGTTGCGCGCACTTGATGTTTATCCTGAGGGTTAATAAGGAATGATTGGCCTGGGAAAACCGGTTCCCAAGCAGCATCGTTAAGCTTTATTTCACCTTTGCCATCTTTTATAAACCATAATTCTGATCTATTAAGATGATATTGATATGATATTGCGTGCCCAGGATTTATAGAAATACACTTAAACACAGTATTGTCGTCTCTATAATAGTCTATATATTGCCCCCATGGCTTTTTAACAATTGTCTGATTTAATGCTTTTATTTTGTTCATAAAACTTTCATAAAACTTTTATCTTAAGTACTAAATGTCATACCTTATTTTCACGGTAAATAATGCGTAAGAAATAATATAAGGAAAACCATAGTGGATTTACTAAATAAAAAAATTATTGTGACTGGCGGCGCTGGATTTCTTGGCTCTCATGTTGTCGAGAATCTTGAAAATAATGGATGCCACATTATCCCGCGTAGGTCATCATTGGTTGACGGTAAACCCGGAGTGTTTATTGTAAGATCACATAATTTTAATTTGATATGTGAAGACGATGTTAAAAGATTATACCAACAATGCAAGCCAGATATTGTGATTCATTTGGCAGCAACAGTTGGCGGAATAGGCATTAATCGTGAGAAGCCAGGAACTTTTTACTATAATAATCTTATGATGGGCACAATGCTCATAGAGCAAGCACGGCAATTTGGCGTTGACAAATTTGTGACAGTCGGCACAATATGTGCTTATCCCAAACACACTCCCGTACCATTTAAAGAAGAAAATTTGTGGGATGGTTATCCTGAAGAAACAAATGCCCCATATGGGATAGCCAAAAAAGCGTTATTAGTGCAAACACAAGCATATGCCGCCGAATTCGGATTTAATGGAATATATTTATTGCCGGTTAATTTATACGGCCCGCATGACAATTTTAACCCAAAATCATCGCATGTAATACCCGCATTAATTAAAAAATGCATTGATGCTAGGGAAAATAAAGACGATCATATTACCGTATGGGGATCAGGCGCTGCCACAAGAGAATTTTTATATGCAAAAGATGCTGCTAGAGCCATAGTGTTAGCGACTCAAAAGTATGAAAGCCCAGACCCAATTAATGTTGGAAACGGCAGAGAAATATCGATTAAAAATTTAGTGGAAATGATTGTTAAATTTACTAATTTTAAAGGTAGTGTTAATTGGGACGACAATTATCCAGATGGACAACCTAGGCGAGCGTTAGATTGCAGCAAAGCCAAAGCGGAATTTGGCTTTAAAGCTGAAGTTGATTTAGAAGAAGGACTTCAATCAACTATTGATTGGTATGAAGGGGTTCGCGATGCTAATTAAAGCACCAATATCTGTTGGCGAACTCATTGATAAAATAACCATACTTGAGATAAAACAAGAAAAGATTAACAATAAACAAAAACTAGAAAACATTAATAAAGAATTAGACTTATTAATGATAGAATTTGAAAAAATTAACACGTCCAAATCACTATTAGTTAATACTGAGATTGTAAAATTTAACACGCTAAAATGTGACTTAAAACTTGTGAATAAAAATTTGTGGGATATTGAGGACGCTATAAGAGACTGCGAAAGGTGTAAAGAATTTAGTGAAAAATTTATAGATTTTGCAAGATCAGTGTATTATTACAATGATGAAAGATCAGAAATTAAAAAATCTATCAATGGCCTATTAGGGTCGCATATTACAGAAGAAAAATCATATACAAAGTACAGTAATGGTTAAAATAAAAAAATACAAATTAACCGTTATGGTGTCTATTTATGAAAGCGGGGATTGGATAGAAAACAGAATAAACAATTTGTTAAATTCAACAATAATAGATGATATTGAGATATATTGCGTAAATGCTAATAGCCCAGATAAAAGAGACCACAAAATACCTAAAAAATTTGGAAATAAAATTAGATATGAAAAACTTAATAAAAGAATACCAGTATATGCCACGTGGAATTATATAATTAAAAATTCTAACAGCGATTATATCACAAACGCAAACACTGATGACATCATAGCCCCAGAGTGTTATGAAAAATTAACAACGCTGCTGGATAAACATTCTAATCTTGATTTCGTATATCCAAGTTGGATAGTTACCAAAATCGCGAATCAGAAATGGCCGCCGAAAAAGAAAATGACTAAAGACGGCCTTCCCGGTAATTACAATGGAGACATAACTCAAGCTGGTGTTGGGCATTTTCCAATGTGGCGCAGAAAATTACACAATGAATTGGGGTATTTTGACGAAGAGTTTGAAGCACTATCTGATGCGGAATGGTGGGCACGTTGTTATTATTTAGCCGGATCTAAGTTTCAATGGGTAAGCAAGTTTTATGCGGGTTATTTATGGAGGAACGGCCAAAATTTATGGACCCAAAAAATATCAAAAGCTGAATGGAAATTATATTTTGAAAAAGTTCGACAACATAAAAAAACTAAAGATAAAAAAGACGGAAAACTCCCTAAAGGATTAATACTGCCAAGAATAGTAAAATGAAAAAAGTAACAATATTAATATCATTGTATAAAGCCAGCGAATTTTTATCTGCTAAATTAGAAAATTTATTGAAACAGACATATTTTAACAAATGCTGTGTAGTTTTATTAAATTGCCAAAATTTAGAAAATGAGTCATTGATATATGCAGAATATACTAAAAAATATAAAAACATAATATCAAAAGATTATACAAAATTTATTAAATTATATTCTAGTTGGAATGACGGCATAAAAATGACAAAATCGAAATATATCATGAACTCTAATGTAGACGACATGCTCCATCCGGATTACGTGAAAACGTGCTGTGAATATTTAGATAACAATCCGGAAACCGGCTGTGTTACAACGCAAGTAGCAACGACTTATAGATCGTGCCAGAAGTATTTTGGGGCAGTTGCTCCTACTACCAATAAAAAAAGCAAATTTGCAGCTCTGTGGGATATCAATTCAAGGCTGCGCATTCAATATCCAAAAGGCACAATGGGTCCATGCCCAATGTGGCGAAGATCTTTGCATGATAAACATGGATATTTCGGAGATTATTTGGCAATTGGCGATGCCGTTATGTGGGAAACATGGCATAATAACAATGTAAAATTCGGTGTAATAAATAAAAATATGGTTCTTTATTATAATAACCGGCTATCATTAGAAAGAAGATTTGATAAAAATAAAACACCGTATATTCAACTTGATTTAAAATCTAAAGAATATAAAAAGCATAAGAAACAAATTAAATCTCGTATGGATATGAGAAATGAAAACGGAAAATGCGCAAAATGAATATCGCAAAGAAAGAGCATGTCTTAAATGCGGCAAGCCGTTTATATCTAATGGTGCTGGTAATAGGTTATGCGGCGGATGCAATTCCAACAATCTTAAATTGAGTAAACAACAAAGCAATTTTGGTGCTAAACCAGTGCCTGGTCATCGTGGATATACAGAATAATGAAATCACAAAAAATAGCAAAATCTAAACAGCCCAAAATTATTAAAATAAATGCTATGGGTCAAGAGTCATTGTCTGATAAATTAATATTAACAGAAATCATACATGTTAATCAAGAAGAAAATCACATAGTTGAAAAATTCGGCATATCTTACAAACCATCGGAAAAACAAAGAATAGCAATTATTCAAACTGGATCATGGGGCGATTGTGTCAACAGTACATTAATGTTTAAACCAATCAAAGAAAAATTTGACGTCCCTACCATTGATATTTATACATCAACATTTTATAGCAGTGCTTTTTATAATAACCCACATGTCAGTAATGTTATAAAATTCGACGCTCATAAAAAAGAAGCAGCATTGCATCTTATGGATCTTATTCCTAATAAAATAATGAAGTATGGATATGATATGATTTTAAACCCACATCCGGTAATCAATCCCGGAAGATGGTCAAGTGAAAAATATCCTCAATTAGGTGAAAATCTGATATGTTCATGGGTTCGTGCTTTAGAAGACCAAAATATTGAATTTAGTTTGCCACTTGAAACAACTATGGAATTAACTGAAGACGAAATTAAAAAAGTAGATGAATTTTGTTCATCAATTAATATGGATTGTAGAAATATTATAATGGAAGTTCATGGTGAATCCGGGCAAACTTTTTGGGATCATCATTGGACACAAAGAGTAGGCGAGCATTTATTAGACCATAACACTAATTTGTTTATAAGTCGTAAGCATACTGGCGATGACATAGACAATCTTAAAGAAATTGCCAGAAACAGAATAATATTCGTTGGTGATTTGTCAATACGTGAATGCGCAGAATTATTTAACAGATGCGACATATTTTTTAGTATATCAAGCGGTTTATCTAATGCGTGTAACACAAATTGGTGTAAAAAAGATATTATATGGATAGAAACTGTTAATAGTTTAGCATGCAGTAGTAGCCCAATAAGATCAAAAGGTAAAATCTTTTGGCATGAAAAGGATATTGATAAATTTATAGACATGCTTAAAAGGAATAATATATGAAAAAAATAATTCACGTAGTCGGTGTTGGAACCATTGGCGAACCGTTAATAGGTTTACTGTGCGATTTTAAAGATCAACTTGGCATAGACGACATAACATTTCACAAAAATACGCCATTGACTAGAGATAGGGCGAAAGTAATAAGTTTGATAGATCGCGGTGCACGTTTAACAACGCATAAAGATAAAATAAAAGATTTTGCCGACATTGGGCTAGATGTTAAATATGACATTGATAGCGCGATCAACAGAGCATCGGTAGTTATAGACTGCACGCCTAAAGGAAAGGGACACGCAAATAAAAAAGAATATTACGAAAAATATTCACATAATACTTTGGGGTTTATAGCACAGGGAAGTGAATTCGGATTTGGCAAAATGTATGCTAGAGGCATAAACGATTCAGCGCTAAAACCGGAGGAAGACCAATTTATTCAAGTAGTTTCATGTAATACGCATAATATCGCAGTCATGGTTAAAACATTGGGCATGATCAATGACTGGGAATATGATAGTAACGGCGCGCGGTTGCCATCTAATGTAATTGTTGAATCTAACCTACAAGAAGGAAGGTTTATTTTAATCAGACGCGCAAATGATATTAGCCAAAATGCCGGATTTATTCCTGCCCCGTCTGTAGACACTCATAAAGATGAAATTTACGGCACGCATCATGCAAAGGATGCGTCATTACTATTTGATACTATTGACATAAATTTAAACTTGTTTTCCTCATCTATGAAAATAAATTCACAATATATGCACGTGTTGCATTTTTATATGAAATTAAAGACGCCAACAACATTCGACAAGATAAAAGAATCTTTATTCGAAAATGATAAAATAGCAGTTACAGATAAAATTGATGTAAATGAAGTATTTTCATTTGGAAGAGATCATGGACATTACGGCAGAATATTAAATCAAACAGTGGTATCAATGCCATCGTTAAACTTATTAAACGGGACAGATATCACTGGATTTTGCTTTACACCGCAAGATGGGAATTCACTGTTAAGTTCAGTGTCAGCGGCAATGTGGTTTATAAACCCAAAAAATTATGAAAAAAAGATACAATGCCTGGATAAGTGTTTTTACGATGAAGTATGATCTTACATTTGTGTTGGTCTTGGTTTAGGATCTTCCGAATTTATTAATGCTGTTATCATTTTATATCTAATATCACTAAGCACATTGGAATATGTAGGATTATTAGATAAATTATGGTTTTCACTCGGATCTTTGTTTAAATCATATAAAAATTCTTCTTGCCCTTTAATCCAGTATTTCCAATGATTAATTCTAATCATTCTTAACTTATCTTGTTCGTATCCTATCATGCTCATGGCATAATCATTGGCCGATGTATTATTCTTAAAATGTTTCGTTAAATCAGACCCTTGTATAAAATCGTATTCTACCCCTGTTATTCTTAACAAAGTTGGCATTATATCAATAGACTGCACAAGATGTTCATATATATATGGTTCATAATTTGGAATTTTAAATAGCAAAGGAACACGCGTATTACCTTCATATGCATAAAGACCTTTGCTAAATAAGCCGTGATCTCCTAATATATCACCATGATCTGCTGTAAAAACAATTATTGTGTTGTCGTCTATCACTTTTAATATTTTTCCAATATTATCGTCGATCCAAGATATCGAACCATAATACTGTGATTTTAATTCTTTCCAATTGTCAGCAGTTATATTATAATCATCTAAAATTGGTAATAGCTTATCGGGCGGAACCATGTTAGTCGCATTATACATTAAATTATATGGTGGGGGAGACGCATACGGCGGATGTGGTCCATAATATCCAACCATTATAAAATATGGTTGTTTTGCATTTTTTATAAAATCGATCGCTTTTTTTGTTATTACATCTTCGTGATGGTGTTGTCTGTCTTGGAATATTCCGGTCCACTGCTGGCCATTCATTGTATCGTGAAATTCGTCAAGTGCTTTTTGTCCTTCATTAGTCAATTTAGCATTTTCTGCCCATTCCCAAAATATAAAATGATCTTGAAATCCAAAATGGCTTAACAACGCGTCCCAGCCATCATTTTCAATATCTGTCAAGTGTATTTTGCCAAAATAGCCTGTTGCATAGCCAGCTTCTTTTAAATAATTTGCTATGGTTTTTTCAGATTTAGGTAATGGTGTCTGATTCCACCATACCCTATGAGCAGTTGGATATCTGCCGGTTAATATAGAAGCCCTGCTGGGCTGGCATTGTGGGCTTTGAACGTAAGAATTAGCACAAATAATGCTTTGTTTAGAAAGAGAATCAATATTTGGCGTGGAAATTATTTTATTAACATAACCAACAGCGTCATATCTTTGCTGATCGGTTATTAAAAATATGATGTTCTTTTTATTGCTTTTACCATGAACTAACATCAAAGATATTTTTCAACGAATGCCGTAGTTTTTTCGGCCAATATTTCTATGCAGTTTGGGTTTAAAAGATCAACATTATAAACTTTTTCAACATAACCCGGCTCTGCAGTACAAGATGCAGTTATAACATTTGCATTATACATGATATTTACAATTACCATGTCAGAAGCACGCATAGCTGTTTTAATCTTTTGTTTTCTTAACACTTCAATATAAGGAAGTGCATCAGAATATTGATTCGAATGTTTTGTTATAATAATGATATTAAATTTATCGCCAAGACATTTTATAAATTCTTCATAGAACCCATAAATTAAGCCTTGCGCGATATTATCATTTAAACAAGGATAATGTTGTCCAGTGCCATTTATAATCATTTCTTCTTGTACGCTAATGCTCATATTGCTCCTCTATAAATATGTTAACTAAGGCGACAATATGATGTGACATTTGTGAATATTTTTGTTAATTATTTTATTTTTAATTATACCCCCTATTCGGTTTATGTTGTTAAATTATAAAAATCATAAAATTCTATTATTAATTATTATAAAAAGATTTATTAGCAAAGCATTATGTAATATTAATACGATACTACTTATGGTAGTTTTTTGTCTGCAGCCGAATCCTTCTAAATTAGGGAGTTTGTAATGAAAAAGGCGAAAGTGAAAAAAGTGAAAGTGAAAAAGGAATCTGTTGAGCGATCTAAACCTAAAAGAACCTTGCTCGTCACCGGAGTTGCCGGTATTCTTAAAGAATGGGCAAATGAAAAACCTATTCTATTCTTAGGGTTAGTTGGCTCCGCTGCTTATTTTATTGGAGTATGGCAAGGTTGGTGGCCAAACATTTTAATGAACATTTTTAACTAATTATTATATTATTATACAAAAATGCCCCCCGATCTATTAAGAACGGGGGGCATTTTATTTATGTGTATCTAGTGGTATTAAATTACGGCATACAACATGTGCAAATGTCGGCTAGCCATGGACATAACTCCATTATTCTGCAATGAAGCAGAACACCGGCAACAAAGCCAAGGCCAATCTGCACAACACGATGGCCGAGTACTCTTCGAACCATATGAACCATTTATAAGATCCCTTCAAAAAATACTAAAATATCCTTTATAAATTTGTTATATAGTATTTTATTAATAATCTTTTAACATATAATTAACAACGTTTTTTCTAATGTCACAAAATATTTGAAACTATATTTCAAAAATTCAAGGAGGAAAAGTATGAAATTTTATTTCATAAATGACAAGAATAACATGTATTGTAAAATTTCTGGTCCTGCTGGACTCCAAATGTTGGAGATAGCCAACAAAATGACAGAACTTGGTTATCGGCCAACAAATAGAATAAAATATTTAGGATTTACATTTAAAAAGAAATCAAAAGTAGAACAACAAGACCAAACAGAATCGCAAGTTCTGATGGAAGAATATGTTGATGAACAATAGGCAACTTGGGATTTCAAACTAACACTATAATGTTTAATTTAATACGATAAGTAAGTAAAATCGTCAACATTGGGTATTCTGTTTAAGGAGAGAAGATGAATTACAAAGTCACAACCATCATACTGGCGGTCACGCTATTGACAGTGGTGAATTACGCAATTTGGCAAAATGCTGAAAATAGTAATTTAGAATTGTTAATTGAAGCATCGGACACGCGTAACAACATTAATTTAGATGAAAATCGCGAATTACATAAAATTCTTCTACACAATATAAGCACAAAAAATGATGAAATCATTAAAAATCAAGGCCGAATTGAAGGTATTGTTGATTTTATTAATAAGCCAGACGATTATTTTGAATTTTGGCATCAAGGATATCAACAAGGTTTAGATCAAAATAAAGATATGGAAGAGATTGAAAACAAGATTAAAAATGAAATTGAAAAGACACCGCAAGATATAAAACCTAAAAATACTGAAGGGGCATCTTAATAAGATAGCCCCCATAGCTCAGCTGGATAGAGCAACGGACTTCTAATCCGTAGGTCGCACGTTCGAATCGTGCTGGGGGTATTCTCAAATATACACTATGACTATTGATCCCAAACAAATAGCTAAGATGATAACGGAAGACCCAGATGAGATCAATCCGCTAGACAATATTAAAGATACGTATGGCTATCAATGCGATGTTTGCGAGAAAAAGAGAGATTTTCAAGAATCCTTGCCATGTGATATCTGTCAGGACGTTTATGGCCTTATAGGACCAGAGGTTTCAAGAATTTGTAGTAGGTGTAACGACATCAAATACGAAAACGGCGTAGGAGAAGATAGCATGATGTTTTGGGATTCGGAGATCAACGGATCCGACTGGTATGTGAACTTCAATGTGGGGGAGAGTTACCCCGGCAGAGGGCCAAATGTTGTTTGTCCTGGCTGTTTATCTAAAAGAAAAGTATGGCAGAATCCTCAAGCAAATCGTGCCGATCGCCGCTACAATCTATATGATCTTGACGGTAATTTAATATAATGACTAATATACCAGACCCAATCTTTAAAGTTGCCAACCCCAAACTATATGAAGGTATTGGGAATCCGCTGAACCATATTGAAGATAAATTCGAAAATATACACAATAATCTAGAAAACGGTTGGTATTTTTGGGACGAGGCATGGAGTGATCACCATGGCCCATATAATACAGAAGATATAGCTCGCGAACATCTAAACAAATATTGCAAAAAGTTAAATATTATTTAGGCGAGCCATTGCTAAAATCGGCGTCTAATGATTCAAGGCAGTCTTCGGCATTCGCTAGAATCTCAGTCCACTTTGTGATTTCTTCTAACAAATCCGAATGTTCGCCGATGCCCACAGTTTTATTAAAATAAATATCAAGTGTAGCAATTGCCTCTAATTTTTTGGCTTTAAAGTGGGCTATTGCCGCGTCATATAAAAGATTCATTTTTACTCCCACTTAATCAATAATTTGTACGTTTTCAGCACGTGGTCCCTTTGGACCCATGCCTTCTTCATACGTAACTCGCTGGCCTTCTTGTAATTCCTCATACTGCACGCCATTCAATGCTGTAAGATGGAAGAACATGTCTTTACCAGTACCGTTGTCAATAAATCCAAAACCCTTGTCAGTCAGTCTCTTAATTGTGCCTTCAGCCATTAATCTTGCTACCTGTAAAAATTGTCGTAATTTAAAACCCACAATGGTTTTAATGTATTTACTAAAATACATTATTATAAACGCACATATTATATAAAATAAAAGGCTCTTCCAAAAATTATTGGAAGAGCCTTTATTCGCGGCGTCCCGCGTAATCTAAGTTACTATCTAAGTTACTAATGCGTTCCCTCTGTTCTGGGAGTAGGAACTGCCGAAAAACTCCCGAAACCACACTTACTCAGTGGTTTCTTCCGTAGCTTCAGCCGATTCCTCTGTAGCTTCAGCCGATTCCTCTGTAGCTTCAGCCGATTCCGTCGTAGCGGTTTCTTCTGTAGTAGTCTCAGAGCATGCTTCAGTTGATTCTGCAGTGGCAGAACCACAAGCTTCAGTAGACTCTGTGGTGGCGGTTTCGGAACATGCTGACTCCGTAGTGGAAGACTCTGCTGCGACATCTTCTTCTGTAGCTGCAGTGGTTTCCGGTGTTTGGTCGTTCATTCGATGTTACTCCGTCTTAAAAATGTGAAATGGAAGACAACATGTCTCCTCTTTAAATTAAATACATTTTGAAATATTTTTTGCAATAATATCATAATCAATCTTTATTATCAATAATATATGCAAAATATAAAAACCAACATACACAAACAAGCACACCAAACAAAGGAAAAACGAATAATGACAAAGTAATCACGATATTATCTAAAATATTGTCTTTATCTGCTGGTTTCATAAAATTTCATCTTTTATACTCACCCGTACTTTTCCGTTGCGGATTGCTTGTTCACCAGCGGCGGTCTTCCTTTTTCCCAATATAATCCCGCCTGGTGACCGCGATTGTCGATCCGTGAAAAGACCAGCGGCCGAATTTGTCTATAAGAGGTTAAATCTTCATTATACCATGCGAATTGTCCTTCAAATTCGCCGAATCCTTCTATCACTGCTGCGAACATAGCTTGATCT